TCCCAGGGGCACGTAACCCCCACACCCCTCTCCATAGATCCACACCCCTCTATCGTGGAGATGTATACAACTTCTATAGAGAGGGGTGTGGCGTATGTCTATTCCTATGGAGAGGGGTGTGTTTGTGGAGCACACGGAACGTCTCCACATGCCTACGCCGTTTTTATTTTCATGATGTAATCATGGCAGCCTTCCGAAATGATACGGATTTCATAGCCTAACGACATGATTTCTTTAAACACATTGGTTTGTGCGACTTCATCCAGTTGATAGGTTTCAATAAGAATGGTAGGCTTACAGCGCCGAATTAAATCAATGCATCCTTCTAATACTTGAATTTCCATGTGTTCTACATCGATTTTGATCAAACTTACATTTTCAAAATGAAAATGATCCACTGGAACAATCGGGACGCTAACGCTCGTATCGCTATGATCTAATGAACGTATGATAGAAACTCCTCCAAAATTGATATGGTCCGTTAAATGGACGGGCTTCATTTGTAGCGTCTCTATTTTATTTCCCACACCATAGGGGTATACCGTGACACGATCTATTAGATGATTGTCAACTATGTTTTTAAACAAGATATCGCTATAGATCGGTTCAAACGTATATACCTTACAATCTTTTGACAATACTTCACTCATCAACAAGGTTGTTGTCCCTATGTTACCGCCCAAATCGATGATGTTGGTATGTGGTACATAAAAGTGTTTAATATAGTGAAACATCCATTCTTCCCAGTAATGACCATTTTTTAGAAATCGTCCAATGCATTCATCACTTTTAATGTAATGGATGATTTTATTTCGTAAATGAACATTCTCTAATAGATGTTCATCACATCCATTGCCAATCTGTGTTTTTGGTAAAAACTCAGACATTATATCTCAATATGCATCACATTCTTTAGGTCACACTGTGGGGACACACGGTCGCCTTCGGCTCGGTGTGTCTCCACAGGGTTTAAAAACCCCCTTCTGATACCGTGTAACGGACATGAGTGATAGCGCATTTTTTAAGGTGAAAAATTCAAAGCGTAGCAACCCTGAAGCACGAACCACCTTAGATGCCATCCATCATCAGCGTATTCAGCAGATGGCAGAACAAAAAGACAACATCGGTGAATTCAAAGAAGAGCTCGCACAACTTAATGAGAAGATTTCTCGCGCCACCACCGATATGGAATTGTGGAAACTAGAGCGAGACAAAGAGCGACTTGAAAAACGAATCAAAACCATTGAAGACGGAACAGATGTCATGGATTATTACCTGAGAACGGGCGACATCCTATATAATTACTATGACATCCAGGACCAAATTCAACAAGGCACCCAAACCTATTCTGCGAACAAGGCCAAACCAGGATCCATTTTGGCGATTCTAGAAGAGGTGGCGTTGGAAGAGGGGAAGTCAACCGTCGTGGCGGATTCAGGAAAGAAGGGTTTCCAACGGAATCAGTTGCTCAACGATTATCTACAATTGGAGGATCCCTCCATGGCCCGTATGACAGTGGAAGAATACGATGATCCATGGACACAATGTGAGCACTGTGGAAGTGAGATGATCATGTGCCTCAATGAAGCAAACCTGACGTGCTCTACCTGTGGAAAGCAGGAATTTATCCTCGTAGACAGTGATAAGCCCTCTTATAAGGATCCACCTCGTGAGGTTTGTTATTATGCCTATAAGAAGATCAATCACTTTAATGAATGGTTGGCGCAATTTCAGGCCAAGGAGAGCACGGAGATTCCCTCGGACGTCTATGATGCCATTTTGGTTCAATTGAAGAAAGAGCGAATGACGAATATGGGGACCTTGAAACCCACTAAACTTCGAGAGATTCTGCGAAAGATGAAATGCTCCAAATATTATGAGCACATCCCCCATATTATTAATCGCCTGAATGGCCAACATGCCCCCTTTATGTCACGGGAAGACGAGGAGAAACTGCGTCATATGTTTCGTGAGATTCAGCCGTCGTTTAAAAAGCACTGTCCAAAGGGTCGGCGCAATTTCCTGTCCTATGGGTATGTGCTCTATAAATTCTGCGAGCTCTTGGAGATGGATGAATATCTGGCATGCTTTCCACTGCTGAAAAACAGAGATAAATTGTATTTGCAGGATAAGACGTGGCAGCTTATATGTGGAGATCAGGGTTGGCAGTATTTGCGCACGACTTAAGCCAATTTTATATAATTTTCCCGTTAATTACAATTAAAAATTTAATAAATAAAAATTGACGGGTAAAAAAGAGAGATTACAAATAATAAGGACATAAAGGCCAGTGAAGTGAGATAGGTAGGAACCATGGCGGAACAAATTGCACGCATCTATCGTCTTCTGTGTGAAGATGGTCACTATTACATCGGAGCAACAATACAATCATTGTCATTGCGCATGAATACTCATAAGCATCTTTCCAAGACCACCCTAAACAAAATCTACACCCATTTGAATAAAGTGGGATGGGATCAGATCACCATCGAATTGGTAGAGGAATGTCTTTCTACTGAAAAAAAGGAACGCTTACAGCACCACATTGATTCTCACGAGGACGACCCTCTTTGTTTGAATTACCTGATGTTGAATATCTATCAGCGCGGTAAGATCTACTCGATGTCAGGTGACGATGGTCACTATTATATTGGATCTACCACACAAACCCTCATTATTCGCTTTAATCATCACAAAGAGCTTTCAAAAACACATGACACGCGTGTTTACGAATATTGCAAACGAGTAGGATGGAAGAACATCACCATAGAATTGCTGGAGGACTATCCATGCAATTCCTCAGAAGAACTCCATGAGCGAGAGGAATATCATCTTGCGCCCGTTCGAGATGACCCCTTATGCCTCAATACCAACCGAGCGCATCTTACTGCAGAAGAACGGAAGATGATAGGCAAACAATACTATGAAGAAAATAGAGAGCAAATCACGTGTTATCAAGCCTGGTATTCCGAAGAGCATCCCGATCGGATTGCTGCCTACCAGGCCGCCTACAAAGCCTCTCACCGCAAAGAGCTCGCTGAAAAACAACGCGTGTATGCAAAGGCACATCAAGAGGAACTTCGCGTGAAGAAAAAAGAATACAATGATAACCACAAAGAAGAACTGAAGGAATATTTCAAGACCTATGCCGAGAAGAACAAAGAGGCCGTTGCCGCTAGAAAAAAAGAATGGACCCAGCGAAAGAAAGAGGAGACAAAGGACGAGAGAGCGGAACAGAGTCGCATCAAACGTGAAGCACGAGAGCAAAAGACCCAACAACGGCTTGCTCATGATCAAGCCATTGTCAGCTGCGAGTGTGGAGGAACGTATCAGAATTATCGCAAAAAACGGCACGATTCCTCTGCTCTCCACGTGCGATTTATGGAGACACACCCTCGCTTTCCGCTCGGTGTCCCCATACCCTCTCATGGAGACACAGCTCCCATCCCGTGATATGATAGCACTATTCCAAGCCCAAAAAGGCGCGTCCAATTTTGCTTGTTGCGAATATTCCACATCCTGAAAGTATCTGTGCATAAAAGACATGACTCTTTTTTGTGCAGCATAGCAAATATCCAGAGAGAATGATGAACATTGCAGAGAAGATCCAGAATAGGGTTGTATACATATACAAGAGAGTACTATTTTAAAACGCGTAGATAGATGGCATCCCTTCCCGCCCAAGTGATCTACCAATTTATCATCAATCATATGGCACCCCTTCTGGCCTCCAGTGTAGCGGGACTGTCTTCCTCTTATTTTTCAAGACGCCAGGACCCTACGCTCGTCCGCCACGATGTGGATGAAGAGAGAGAATTAGACATGCTCCATATGGATCGGCTTCTTCCATGGATGCGTATTATGTTTGATGAACCTGTCAAAGAAACGGACACAATGGAAGCCCGACAGGCCTATAAAAAAGAACTGTATAGCGTCTACATGACCATTCGCTCCGATTATACCCAGTATCAGCAATGGAAACAGCACAATGATCGTATATGGGTCTTTTCCTCGTATCGCAAGAAAAACACGGCGGCGCTGGCAAAGAAAATTCTAGCGGACATCCGACTGTTTCATGAAGGATTAAAACTATTTTCTATGAGAATGAACTAGATTCCCCAGTCCTCTATGTGATTCCCAGCAATAATCGTAGGGCGTTGATTCCTAATGAACAACTCGTGTTTTCGCATGAGTTCCAGTTGTTGTCGGTCAGTCCACCATAGAGGTGCCGTGCTAGAATAATCAAAGTTGATCATGCGTTCTTTCGGATACAAAAAGGTCTGTGTCTGCGCGCTACAAAAGGCATTCATGTTCAATAGTCGTTCTTCCAATGCGTCGATCGATCCCGCATCCCACCCATACAGAGTGGGCATCAACTCACTCGCAAAAATGCATGGGTGCGAGAGTGTTCCATCGGCACAATAAAATAAAACCTTCCCCTTTGTTGTATTTTCTAGAAGGGGGATGGTAGCATCAAAGGCGTCCTTTTGGATACAGAGGGACGAGGACAAGATCTCCTGAACAATCGGTTCGATATCAACTTGATTGGCCCGATCATTAAAGTCTACACGAAGATGGATCATAAGAAAAGGGGAATCAGGATGTTGTGCCATGTAGTGTGCGATCTCTTCCATGATCGATGTCAGGGTATGTTCCATGAGATAGGTATGGGATAGATAGACATCCCCCTTGTAAAAAGAGAGGCGAAAATCAAGCCATCGTATGCCTTTTTCCAATTGTTCTGTGATGGTGAGGGATTGATTTCGGACCCATGGGAGAACAACACATGAACAACTGTTCAACAGGGATCCGTAGGTGCAACTGTTATGGGTTCCGTAGAGGGGCATGTTACTATAGGGGGAGGACAGAATGTATCCATGATGTGGAGAGAATGTGATGAGAATAAGCTTTATTAGCGTTCTACTCTCTATAACAATGCCACCCAGACCAAATAAAATTGATTCATCTTGTTGCCATCAAACACATACTAGAAATGAGTTGCTCTGAGACCCGAAAAGTCCTCTGCGGACAAGAGACATGTTCCACATGTCTGGAGAGATCCTTTGCAAAGCATCATCGTGCTCCCTGTTGGAGTCAAAAGAATGACAAGAAGCCACATGAAGTGCTCCGTTGTAGCAATAAGAAGTTCTGGTTTGATTGTGGAGATTGTGGGCACGAGCTGTTTACAGCTCCTAGTAGCTTGAGTGTTGCGAATCGATGTGTGTATTGTCATGGTGGAAAGCTATGCACAGATCCCTCTTGTGATAAGTGCCATCAAAAGTCATTTGCGTCTCATCCGATGGCAATTTATTGGTCTCTTCAAAATGACAAAATGCCTCGAGACATCTGTAAACGATCTGATCAGAAGTGCTTGTTTGATTGTGGAGATTGTGGACACTCATTTCAGGCGGCGCTCTACAGCGTTCAGAATGACAAACATTGTCCCTTCTGTTCCAATCAACGTCTGTGTTCTGAAGAGGACTGTCATATGTGCTTAGATAAATCGTGTGCCTCCCATGAACGCATGAAAGCATCATGGGCTCCTGAGAACCCACTTACCGCGAGAGACGTCTTTCTACAGTCCAACAAAAAGTTCATCTTTAATTGCACTGTATGCAGTCATACCTATACAACGACCCCCAATCATTGCACACGCAATGATAAAGGATGTTCTTATTGTGCCAATCAACGCCTTTGTGAGAAAGAGGAGTGTATCACTTGTTTTCAGAAATCGTTTGCCTCGCATCCCAAAGTTCTCTGTTGGAGTCCAACCAACCCCGTGATGCCGCGAAGTGTGTTCAAAGGGTCCGAACAAACGGCCCGATTTGATTGTGAGATCTGCCATTCAGCATTTGACTCCAAACTATACAATGTGCTAACGGGTTATTGGTGCCCTTATTGTAAGAAGAAAACAGAGGCGATCCTCAATGCCTTCTTAGAAGAAGAGTATTCCATCAAGAAACAGGCCCGTTTTGACTGGTGTCGCTTTTCAGAGACAGGCAACATCATGCCCTTTGACGTTATGCGAAAGGATCATCCGATCCTGATTGAACTAGACGGAGAGCAGCATTTTACTCAAGTGTCTAATTGGGGAACACCTGAACAGGTTCAAAAGAAAGACGTGGAGAAGATTCAATACAGCATCCAGAACGGGTATTCTATCATCCACCTTCTTCAACAAGATGTCTGGAAGAATCATTATGATTGGAAGGGTGCTCTTCGTGAGGTGATGACGTCATTGGAAAGTGCAGACCCGATATGCGCATTCCTCTGTTTGGACGCATCCGCATATCAGATCCATATCCATCGTCTTCAAGAAAGTGTCCCGTATCGTATGGTTATTCAAGATCGTGTGAAGCCATAAATGGATTCATAGGGTCTCTACAAAGTCCCAAAACCGGCAAAATCTGCCAAAAATAGAAAGTGAGTCAGGAGGGGGGTCATGACGTATTTTTAGTGAATACACTTTACGACACCCACCCCTATGATTTCTCTCGCTTATTACATCATACGCGGGAAGCCGACGAGACCTGCGCCCAATCCGAATGATGACCCCTGTCTTGCAGTAACACCCATTGACGGTGAAACAGCATCGAGCATCGCAAAAACGACGGCCGCGAGGACGGCCAGGGTAGCAACCTCGTCCATCGGCAGAGTGCGCTTCGGGATAAAGATGGCCGCCGCAGCGATCACAAGACCCTCAATCAAATACTTGATAATGCGGTTGATAATCTCAGCAAATCCGTAGCCCATCATGTTCTATATTCCATCCATAGAAAAAAAGACGCGCGTCGGAGAGATCCACCCTATACGCACGGTATACGCAACGAGTTTAAAGCATCCCCCTCTTCCTCTTCTAGACATGAGCACACCCGACATCGTGGAAGACTTTTTGGAGGAGGACACTGAGATCCCTGGCCAGCGCTACGTTCTTCTGAGCTTCATCAGCCCGGAGAAAGTTCTGGAGAAGAAGGATGTCTTCTTTTTTGAGTCCTTCCTAAAGACCTATGAAGTAGATTGGAAGCTGAAGAATCTGGAGGGATTCCTCGTGGACACCGTGAAGCATATCAATGCGGAGCTGGATGAGAAGTCCAAGGAGTTGGAGAAGAAGGACCTGCAGGAGGCCGCTGAGATCTGCCGTAAGAATCGTCTTCGTATTGATGACGTGATGAGCCAGTATAGCACCTATGTTCAGAAGAATCAGGAGAAGGTGACCTCTTCTGCGCTTGTCACGGCATATGATGACTTCATGTTTGCGAAGAAGACTGCGTTGGAGGAGGAGTTCTATGCGAAGAATGAGTTCCGCACGAGCGTTCGTGGCGTGAAGATCCGAGGTGTCTTTGCGACCCAGAAGGAGGCGGAGATTAAGGCGAAGAAGCTCCAGGGCAAGGACAAGTATCACAACATCTTTATGGGTGATGTGGGCAAGTGGACGCCGTGGGACCCATCTCCGCATGAGGTGAAGGACCAGGAGTATAACAATGATCAGCTCAACACGCTGATGAAGAAATACAAGGAGAACGAGGATTCGCGTGAGAAGGCGTTTGAGGAGCGCAGCAAGAGCTCCAAGCAGGTCTTTGGATCGTCCACGAAGGCCTCGGATGCGATGGATGGCATGTTTGGAGGTTCAGACCTGGCACTTCAGCGAAAGATGGAGAAACCGGTGGTGACTATCGAGCGTGTGGATGATTCGAAGGAAGAGACCTCAGAAACGGCTAAAAATGTCACGATCACGCCGTAATCCTGTATCAAAAGACAACCGATCATAGACATTGAGATACCAAATACTTTTTTATGAAAAAAAGCGTTTCCTATCTTTTTATGATCTAGGTATTACGCGTAATATCCATCGGATGGGACATTGCCACCCACATAGTTTGAGACACATGATTTGGAGTGATTGTCACAGAAGCTCCCTTCAGGGCAGGCCTTGCGGCAAAACGGATCGGCGTGTCCTGTGGCAAGACTCTGGCCGCGTGCTGCGGCAGGGACATCAATAAAGGCCTGATCATGGTCTACAAACGCACTCTCTTGGTGTTCCTGTTGCTCTTGTGCCTGGTGCTGCGCTTGGTGCTGCGCTTGCGCCTTCTCTTCTACCATGTCCTCAAAGCCAGACACAATATACTGCACTTCCACCTGACCAATGTAACGGATCAGAGCAGGCAAAAAGGCTACAACAAGAGCAAGGAGCACAAGCATTGCAACGATACCCATCGGTTTCGTGTTCGCCATCTTCTAGCCGTAGGAGAGTTTTTTTACTGTGCAAGGTGTTGTGAAGCAAAGCGTTGCAATGCCCTTACCATTTCTTCTGAACATTGATGGCCGGTCCTCGGAGTTTCATATTGGCCCTCGGATCAAAATCATTCACCTGTTCCTCCTCTTTGATGCGAGCGAGCATTTCGGATTGCCGCCACAATTCAGGCGCACCCATCTTGAATTCTCCGTGAACTTCGGCCTTATACCAAAAGATCGTATCCTCCAGTTTATTACTCTGTGTATTGTTATTAATGACCAAACACTCATAATTCTGAGTGCACTGGTCCATCATTTGGCAGAAGAATTCAAAGGAGGGAAAGGCAGAACCGTAGTTTTGATAGAGGCGCTGTCGGTTATTCATATAGGGCTCTCGCAAAATGAAGACATAATCTACGTTGGTTCGAAGGGCGGGCTGAATGCCAAGGGGGAACTGCATGGTAATGATGAAGAAGACTTTGAGCCATCGACCGTTCATAAACAGATAGCGAATGTTCTTGTCGTGGGTCCATGAATCGTCATACATACAGTCATCTAGAATGAGAAAGGCACGAGGGTCGATGGCGGCTTTAATGCCCTTCTCTTCGTTTTGTTGAATCTTCTGCATGACCAGTTTCTGGCGCTTGACAAAGTTGGCCAAAATGACCGCATTGTATTCACCATGAATGAACATGGGGGGCACGATCTTTTTAAAGAAACCGTTTGACTCTTCCGTTCCTGAAATGACGCATCCCATGGGAAGATCTTGGTGATGGAACAATAAATCGCGAACAAGAGTGGACTTACCGGTACGGCGGCGACCAATGAACACGGCAACCGCATCTTGTGGAATAGATTTCATGACAAACTTCCGGAGACTGACATTGACTCCTCCTTGTGCCGCCATCCTGATTTCTAGACTATCGCCTGTTTTAAGGTGCGCCATAGAAACACATTCAGAAGTCTTTGACGGAAGGAGATGAAGGCCGTCCGCAAGACGCTCCTCCAACAGCCCTGCCGAAGTCGTCCCTTGACCGATCATGATCGTGTCACTTTTTCAGACTATTCCCATCTTCAACGATACTTTCCCGCGATGGATTACTTTTCTGTCCCTGAAATGAATGCAAAAGACGCCGAACTCCCTAGTCAGTATTGGATTGAAGAATGGGAGAAAGAGGATCGTCCGAAATTCTGGAAGGCTCGTCGCCGATCGGCCACTACGGAATTGGAATCGTGCGAGGTCTTTACCAAAATCGTCCATCTGTTGAATCCGATTGACCTGATCAAAGAGAAATATGTGTGCCCTGAACATCCGCTTCTTCCCCAAAGTGAAAAGGCATGGAAACAGACCCTTCACGCCCTTCATCGGCATAACAATCAGGCCTATGTGGATGCGGTGGCGAATTTCGTGCTGAGTCGGTTTCGTGAAACAAACATGACGCCGCACTGCGTGCTGTCCTATGGAGCCATGACAGGAATCAGTAACAAGTATCAATACAATATCACACCCGAATACGATTCGTATCGCCAATGCCGATGGTTTTGGAAGGGAATGGAGTCGTATCGTGCCTGTCTGACGGTGCTCAAGGGGGATTGTTCGCACCCCGATCTAGAGGAGATTTGTCGTGAACTCGTGACGTGTCCGTTTGATGACGAGGAGATGGTGACGATCTCTCCTTTAGATGGCGTGGAAGACAATACCGATGTGGAGTCCGTTCATTCGTTTACGTTTGATACGATCGAGGAAGATACGGACAATGCCGATACGATTTATGAACTTCATCAAAAGGTGACGGGGCTGACGATTGGTTCTCGCTCTTCCTCCACCCCTTCCTCCCACTCGTCGCATTCGTCTCGGTCTCGATCGTCTGGTTCGTCCCGATCATCTGAATCCGATTCAGGATCGTCTGGATCATCTGGTTCGGAGGAAGTCGATTTGGACATTTGCCTAACGATTCCCAATATGCCTGTGATCTTTATTAATCAAGAGGCGCAAGAAGGTGTGATGGATGACCTCCTGAATGAAGAATCATTGGATGGCCACGCACGTGGTTCGCCAGAATGGGAATCACAGTGGTCGGCATGGTTGTTCCAAGTGGTTGCGGTATTGACCTTTTTACAGAAGGCCATTTGTTTCACCCACAATGATCTTCACTCCAATAATATCGTATGGAGACGAACCGATCAACCCTATCTGTATTACAAAGAGCGCGACGGGACGGTGTGGAAAGTGCCGACGTTTGGAAAGATCTTTAGTATCATTGATTTCGGCCGTTCCATTTTCCGTCTGGGACGCCGTCTATGGGTCTCGGATGATCACTGGCCCGATCAGGATGCGGGGGATCAATACAATTTTGGACCGTTCTTTGATCACAAGAAGGCAAAACACCCACCGAACCCCTCGTTTGATTTGTGCCGATTGGCGGTGAGTTTGATGGATGGTATGTTTGATGAGATCCCTCCGAAAAAGAAGGGAAAGGGGGTTTCCGTGATGAGCCAGGAGGGATCGTGGAAGGTGTATGAAACCAAGTCGCCCCTTTACAATCTGTTATGGAGCTGGATGGTGGATGATAAGGGTCGCACTATTTATGAGGATGAAGAGGGAAATGAGAAATATGAGGGATTTGATCTGTATATTCGGATTGCGCAGGATGTTCATGGAGCGATTCCGAAGGAGCAGCTTCACCGTCCGATCTTTCAGTCCTTTATCACACGTGATCCAGTGGATGCAGAGACGGTATATTCTTTGGGTATCTAAGCGGGGGACACTGCCCGCCAGAGGCGGGCGTTTCACTGGTAGAAAATCTGCGATTTTCTTTCACCCCCGTGCCCCCTCTCCCTAGAAGTGGATGGTGTCTTCACCCGATCATAGGAGCGGACGTGTGTTCCCTTATTTCTATACATATTATGTGCTCACACCCATCTCCAGTAGAGATAGGTGTGAATACGTTTCACAATAGAGATACACTTCGATCAGGTAGATACACGTCCTCTCCTAGGGAGAGGGGGCACGGGGGAAACGCCCGCCTGTGGCGGGCAGTGTCCCCCGCTTATTGGCAGGAGTCAGCAACAGGCTGGCACGGGCATCCATTCATCACCGTGGTCACACCATTCGCCTTTCGAAAGAACGGCATGTTTCCAATCTTTACATCCGTGATGATGGACTGATCATAGATGCCAAGGGCAGGCGCATAGCCCGTTTGAGGCTGGGACGGGTTCTGAATTCGATTCAAAAAAGAGCCCGCCTTCGCATTATCACGACGACGCTGTGTCAGAAGCGAACTGTCAAAGATGGTGGTCGGCATGTCTATCCGTAGAGAAGAAATACTCTTAGCGCCTCATCAGCCGAGGAGGTCCCACCTGAACCATTTCCATTTCATCAAACGCATCCTGTGTCGGGAGAGACAGCATGGAAAGTGCAGGAAATGCAGGGAACACATCAGGAATGAGAACTCCCGTAAAGGCAATCAAAATAGAGCCGCTGATAAAGTCCTGTAGAAATTGGATGGATCGGTATTCCTTTTCTTTGTATTTAGCCCCAATGAAGCTGAGAACAATAAAGAGGATCCCTCCTACAAACATCCACGGGAACCATACGGGTGTCATTATGTAGAAGGTGCGAGAAAAACGCACGTCGCTTTCCCGCGTATCCGCGTGTCTCGCGTCTTAGAGCTCCTCATAGTCATCTACGCTTTCTGGAGCAGCAGTAAGATCAAAAGAATCTAGATCATCTGCATCTAACGACATACCTGTTCCTTGGTCCGGAACATCAGATACATCTCCCTCATCGTATACTAGTTCGGATTGCTCCCCGTCTTGAGAATCAAACATGGCATGAAACTGTCCAAACCGGACATTGGGTTTATCATTCACAACGATCGTAGGGGGATCGGTGGACTCGGTAGGCTCTTCAAATGGATCGGAGGGTTCTGCAAGAGTGATAGGCTCTAGAGCACTCGGTTCCTTTTGTGACTCCACCTTCGGCTCTTGTGGTTCCTCCCTTTGTAGTTGGGGCTCTGCCTTTGGAGCCTGTGGCTCTGCCTTCGGCTCTTGTGGCTCCTTTTGTGACTCCACCTTCGGCTCCTGTGGCTCCTCTTTTGGTGCCTCCACCTTTGGATCCTGAGGTTCCTCTTCCTCTTCATCCTCTTGGCCCTGGTGAACAAAGTCCTTCAGAATGGATTTCACAGGAACCAGACTGCGCACCGCCTGTAGCATTCCCTCATGAAGAAGTTGTTCAATCTGACGATAATTCTGTTGCTTTTCCATTCCCGAAATATTATCGCGAAACAGATACGTAGAACTCCACAAGAGTTTGGAAGTCTCACACAAGACCTTAAAGAGAAAGTGGTCAATCTTGGGAATATGAATCTCCACTTTCTTTTGATTCGTAGAGAGACGAATGGCCGTTAGAACCTTCGTATGGGCAATAAAGACAGCCGTCAAGAGGTCCTCTAGATAGTCGCATCCACAGTGGCTCTGAATGGTCTGAATCTCGTGCCGAACCTTCTCCATGTTCCAATCATGGATCTCATTCAGATAGGTTTGGAACTGCCAGAGGGCTCGTTTAGGCTCGGCGGCCATGGTTTGACGGGAGGTTTCCAACAGATCCACGTAGAATTGGAAGTAGGCGGGGACAAGAAACACACTGAGCTGTTTGGTGTATTCTGTGCGTGCATCGGAATAGACGGACAAGACGGAGTCAGCTCGGCTCATTCTTCTTCCCTCCCCGTTGTTGTCCGAAGCAGATAGAACGCATATCCCAAAAATGCCCATAGGGATCCCGATGCCTCGGTGCAGGCCCCGTAGTCTGTAAGAAGGCGATCATGGGGCATCAAGGACCGAATGAGCCGTTCAGGGTGATATCCCTCTTTCACGTAGGTCATGAGATGCTCTTCTAACCGCTCTTCCTGTAGGCCTTGAATCGTATCTTGTTCTTTCTTACGATGAATGAGAAGGCTGCGCCATGTATCGGAATGAAGGAGTTGGAGGGTGGCGCATTGGATGGCCCGACGATAGGAATATTCAGAGGACAACAGATAGTCTTGGATTTCCTGGGGACGAGAAGTGGGAAAGGAGTGTAAAAGGAAGGCCTCTAGATCAGACCATGTCGGAGAGAGCATTTTCTTGACACGGCATCGGGAGCGAATGGGCTCTTGGAGACGACCAGGATCGCGGCATTCCAGAACAAATAGAACGTCGGAGGCGTGTGTTTCCAGAATACGTCGGAGAAAGGCTTGGGCTTCAGGGGTGAGATCATCAGCGCCCTCGAGCCAGAGGATGGCGGGTTCGGTTCGACGGGCCCAGACGTGGAGTTTCTGACGACCGTCTCGTAGCGTGCGATCTTTGCGGCATGGACAGACAAAGAGTTGTTTTTGTGTTTGTTCTGCATACTTCTGAATCCAGTAACTTTTACCGCATCCAGGAGGACCTGTGAGAATAAGAGGGTCCATTACATACAATGGGTTTCATGGGTTTAGATCACTTCTATTTAAGCACGGGCAACAGACACACGAAAACGGGGGCGAGTCAAGTCAGAGGCATTGTTCTCCACAACAACGTATCCCACCACACCCGTTCCCTGTAGAGCGGGTTCAAATGGAAGAGCGACTTGACGAAAGACGAGCATACGCGGATTGGATGGGATTCCAATGCTGATCTCTTTTCCCATGTCCATCAACGTGCGCTTATTGTAACTTTGGAGAAAGCTGTCGCCAAGCACATGTCCAAGAACATTAGAGCCATTAATCGTGTCAATAAAATTGGCCGCAGAGCTTACAACATACACGCTTCCTACCTGTGTGACCGCAGTAGCATTGGCCGCATACCACGCATCAAAATCCTGTTGGAGATATACGTTTGCCCCCCATCCAGAGGTATCTACATCAACAACAAAGTTCTTCTTGGGAGCAACTTGAGCATATCCACGACCAACCGACATTATATTATGGGGGATAGATTTTAAGTGTGAGGAATGTCAAGGGCTCAAACAGACGCACCGTATGCTATTTAGAGATGTGTTGTGCGCCTTCGGTGGGTCCGATTTTGATGCTTTCGATGGGTTCGTTGCTTGCGATGGGTGCGGCGCCCGCCCTTCTTCGATTTCGGTTTCGGCAATGGTATTTTTAGAGGGAGTGTAGCAACGTTTACTCCTGCTGCTGTAGCAGCATCCAGAGCATTTTTCCATTCTATCCGCGCCTTACTAATACTAGCTTGTGCTGAAACAAAATTTTTTCCAGATTTTGATACTGCTTTTATATGCTCGGTTGCTTTACTGAATGCTTCATTCGCTTTTGTTAATTTACTAGTAAGCATTTCTTTGTTAGACACAGCACTCACCGCAGTAGCCCCACTCGCAGAAGTGCTATTAGACGCACTCGCATTCGGAAGAGTAGTCCCAGCCGCGTTAGAAAATTCATCGGTTGATCGTTTAAAATCTTCAATTGTTTGAGAAAGTTTATCTGAACCCATTCTTATGGTAATCCAAAATAAATTTGCACGGTCCATCATATCGTTTGCATGAGTCATCATATCTGTATTTGTATTATTCATAGCTGCTACTTCGATCGCCGTTTCAGCGGCATCCTGTAGGGCGTTCACTGTTTTAATTAGACGTTCTTGTAGAGGTGTATTGTCATGCAGCGTTTGTGGGACATAACCAATAATCGCTTCATTTGCTTCCTTTATTGCGGCATACGCCATCCGCACAGCATCTGCTGCTTTTTTAGAATCAGATGAATTTGCTTTCTTAGGAATAGCTGTCCTACTATTCACTGTTGTAATTGACCTTTCAAACCCATCTACTGCTTTTGAAAACTCCTCTCTTGCTTTTGAAAACGTATCTTTCACATTACTATCTCTTATAATTTTTGATTGTTGGACCATTTTCGTTACATACTCCTGCATACCACCTTTTTCATTACCGTCTGGTACTAATCCTAATGCTCTCAACATTACAATAGCAGTTATACCTTTACTTGCGGCCTTATATGCTAAATTTTTTGATTGTAGTAAAGTTTCCTTATTTTCTGAATCAGGTAATATCATAAATTTATCTGTGATTTCCACAGCATGAACCGCATCTCGTGCGTATAGCACTGCCTCTTTTGCCATTGCTATCGCCTGTGCCTTACGTGCACCCACATTATCCGTAGACGCACTCTTACTAGATGCTGAACTAGAACTCATTTTCTTGGTTGTAGTTCCACTTGGATCCTCGGATGAACTCGCATCACCAAATGTAACCGTAAAGAAATTATCTGATTCGCGCTTTACCGTAGCGTGAACCATCTATTCTACTCATTGAAAACTCTCACGCCTTGCTATTTGGTTTGGCTGCGCTTCGTGCGTTTGGTGCGCTTCGTGCGCTTACTGCGCTTACTGCGCTTACTGCGTTTGCCTTTGGAGTGGGTGCGGCGATTCTTACGCAGAGAACGGGTGCGACGACCGCCTGATTTTGGTGTTCCTTTAAGTGTATTTGTCGCTTCAGAAAAGGCATTCGTTGCCTCTCTAAATTTAGTAGTTGCATTACCAAATGTTGATTTGATTGCGGATTTCATTACGTTTGCATACTTATTCATTGAGGCTGCATGTGTAATCATATTAGCGGATGGATCTGTTGAAAGAGATGATGAAAGCGTTTTAGCATTATCTGCAGCAGCCATTGCAGAAGTTGCTGCCTTCATTGCCGCATCAGAAGCCTTAGTCCTAGTAGGTGCTGCGACGTTACTATTATGATTTGGTTCACTATTCGCTTGACTAATCGCTTGATCTGCAATTTTCAGGGCCTCTTTAGCGGCAGCCACAGAGGCCTCTGCAGCAGCCACCACATCCTCCTTAGATGACGCACTTACACTAACAGAAGGAAGCGGTGGTGCTTGTGCACTTGGCATAGCAGGAATTTCAGAAAGAGACTGTGAACTAGTAGCACTGGCCAACTGGGTGTTTGCCTTCTCTAACGCCCTTTTTGCAGCAGCCAATGTAACACTTTTTGTTCCCCTCACGTCATTCGTATTTGCATTCATTCCATTCAAAATAGCATTCTCTGCATCATACACTTCTTTTGCTGCAGCAAGCACTGTTGCATGTGCAGCTTTCACTTCTTGCGACGCCGTCGACTGTGCCAAATTGTGCGCCTGTTGTGCACTATTCATCACTTTCTTTGCAGCAGCTACTGCCTGATCAGCTGCATTCTTCTTCGCGGTTTTTGCTGCAGCAGCTGCACTAGTCGCATTCGCACTAGGTGCACTAGTCCCACCAGTCCCAGTATTCCCAGCCTTCGCACCAGCAGCATTCGCAGACTTCTTCTTATTACAATCTACCTCATATTCGGCTTTGCTGCTGCTGTTTGTCGAGGCTTTTTTCGACACACCGCATATAGTAGCCATCTATTCTACCCTTTGAAAAAACATCACGCCGTATTGCGTATCAACCGACTCACCCGTTGCGTCACCAACACCGTCAGTCCACCCACCACGACACCACACCAAAAGGAAGACGGATACCAAGGGCGCCATGAGCGCATCCACGTCGTCACCTGCGTCGGGCTGACAAGGTCTGTATCCTCAGACAATTCGGACAAGAGGGAAAGATCGAGCGGCGGGACAGTAGACATGATATCCCAACTGCGCGTCATGTCTTTACATGCGCGCCGCGTATCAAGCGTGCCCCGCCAAAAACTGCTGGTATTCCCGAATCGCCGCCTCATCCGCATTCGCATTCTTCCGCAGACTCTGCATCAGCGGATTGTTGTCCGTCGCCGACACCGAATCATACGTATTACGCTCACGACTGACATCCAGATTGAGGGGAACACGGTATTCCACGCGACCAATGTCGCCCACACCAGGCGTAATGTCCAGAGAGCGATTCACCGCAAGGGCACGATCATTCATAATGTCCACATCCAGTTTCTTGGAGAGCTGCCGACCGGGATCACCATTAAACGTCGCCGTGCCACCCGAACCCGCAATCGGCTTACGTCCCTTCGCAATCTGCTCCTTGTTCGGATTGGTCCGCATGTTATACGCAAACGAGTTGTCCATCGCATCGCTCCACGCACCATTACCACCTGGACCCGTCCATGACAGACCCGATGACAACTGCGCCTTCTGTGTGGATCGCGCGACATCCTCAGGATCATACACCTTCAATCGGTTCGGCATGGACGATCCATCACCACCCGCAATACCAGGACGATCCAGATAAATCGTTGTCTCCTTCACCGTCGTGCGCGCAATGTCCTTCGGATCCCACACCGTAATCGCAGGGGCCATGTCGCCATAATTCGCCATACCCGCAATCCGAATGTTCCCCACGGTTTCGCTACGACGGGTCGGACGCGCATCATCGGTATAGTGTGCCGACACGAGGCGATTGTCTGCAGGGGCCGCATTCAGCGCCATGACGCGCTCGGACGTCTCATTGCGCTCGTTGGGACGAATCTCAATCGAGGATTTGCCATAATCGGACTCGTCTCCCACATCCTTCGTGTAATAGCTCGTCATGTCCGCATTGCGGTATCCCGCGCCGCCGTATTGATGACCCTGGGGCATGCGATACGAACCCGCCACGTAGCTCTCTCCAAAATCCTGCGATGCCGCCGATCCGCTGTATTCCACAGAGGTCTCAGGGCGTGTGGTATGATTCAAGATCTGCGTGGAGCGCACGGTCTCTTTTACGAGGTCACCCGTGGTCACAAAAAACCGTTCACCCGTGTGATCAATGTAGAAGGTATCGGGCTTATACTTACGAACTTCACCCAGATCCGTCGTATCCGCGCTGGTTCCCACATAATGCGCACCAGGCACAACGGGCTGATCAAAGGTGACTTTCGGTTTGGAGAGCACACGGAGATCGTTCGTATCCTTCGGACGCATGATTTCGTTGATTTCCAATTGCTGAAATCCGCCCTTTCCCGTGACGCCATAGCGTTCTCCGATACCGGATCCCACCTTCGTCGGCTCAAAGGGGCGCTCGCCGTTTCGCACGATAGGGGCCTGAGATTCAATGCGAGACTGAAAGAACTCCGTATTGTCCTCCATTCCATTGGGGTTTCCATAGGGGGCACGGGAGCTCTCGAACATGTTTTCCACCTCTTTCTTCCTCATTTGAGTGGATCCGTTGCCAGTATACATGTCGAGCACGCTGGTATTGGCCTGGGGGGCCATGTTTTGCTTGATGCGGCCTCCAAAGAAGGGCTGCATGTTGCTGTGTTTGTATTCGGCGGAGGGGATGCGTTGACCCGAGAGGGGGCTGATCACATAGTCGCTGTCCACGTATTGAGGGGAGGCTTCGGTATGATCGGATCGGAATTCTACCATGGGAATATTGGAATCCATGGGAGAGGGGGCGGGCCGTGTGCCCGGGACCCGACCAGGCGCATAGGGTGGTTGATTGGAAGCGTAGCCAAGCGCTGTTCCGTAGGGGCCATTGCTGGGCTCGGAGGGATAGGTGCGTCCATTAGACGTCTGATACATCATGTCCAACTCGGGACCAAATCCCGTAGCGGATGCGCCTTTTGGTGCCATCGTAAGGGGATCCGAATTGGGGCCTCGTGCAGCGGGAACAAATCCTTCGCGGACCTGACGATCAGATGGAGGGAGAGTCTGAGAGGAAACCTGTTGTCCTTGTTGGGCCTGTTGACCCTGTTGGCCCTGTTTGGCTTTTTCTGGACCACTGGCTCGTGAGATGGCATAGCCTAATCCAAGAAGACTTGCTAGAGCCGCGATCTCCATACTACAGGTTTCCTCCTTTAATTTTTTGAAAACATTCGCCATCACTAGATGAAGCATATCATCGTGGGGAATCGTGTCCCCTATGAATACTTTGTGACCAGCGGAACAGGAGAATCCGATGCGGGATGCGATGGATTACCGTATGAAACGGGATCCTATGATCAGGCCCTTACCAATGCAGGAATTGAGAACGCCAACATTGTAGAATATACGAGTGTCATCCCCACGATTGCCCATGAAATCACAAAAGAGGAGGGGCTCAAGCGTATTCAATGGGGAGAGGTGATTGAGTGTATTAAAGCACAATCCAATGGTCCCAAGGGATCTTTTGTTAGTGCGGCCGTGATTACAACGTCGGTCTATGATCCATCAGGCACCTATCTAGGGGGATTCGCATGTGAATATGCGGGAAAAGAGAACAAACAGGATGCGGAGAAAAGTCTAGCAGCCTCCATCACGGGTATCATTGAACGCCGAGGACTTGGCACCGTCCCCCTCTTACGACTCTATCAGGATAATACCACAGATAGGGGCTATCGGATTCACCCAGGGACCCATTTTGTCTATGAATCCCTGAAAATAAAGGCGCATCATGGAACTGCCCTCGCATGTATTTGTTTTGTGTCCTATCAGACACCACTGTTATCGGGTCGTATCCATCAAACGCCCCATCCGTCTTATCCAAATACGCGTCGACGTCAGCAACAACACCAACACAAAAACCAACACCAACACAAAAACAAGCGTCGATCTAAAGGTCCTCATACGTTAAAACGTATTCATTGAGCATGTCACGTCTTATCAATAGTGTGGATCTTTCTCCTTATAAGGACACGACGATCCTCACGACCATTACGAATTATGGGTATCTCTTGTATACGCTCAATATGCTCAAGAGTCTCGCCCCGTTTGGTCTGGATCGTCGAGTGTTGATTTTGACCATGGATCAAAAGAGCGAACACATCCTGCGACGTCGCGGGTATCAGGTTGTTCCTATGAAAGGGGATTCATTGGAACGTTTCTGTCCATGGAATACGAAAGGATATGATCGCATTTGCTATATTAAGCTAGAATGGATTCATTGTTTGTTGTCCCATGGTAAAAACGTTCTGTTGATTGATGGGGACATTGTGTTTCGCAAAAATCCAGCAGAGGATCTTCAGCGATGGGAAGCCGATTCACTCACCGATATCTGGATTCAAAATGACGGTCATTCTGATAGTGAGCATGGGAACATGTGCACGGGATACATGTATCTTCGTTCTTCTCCCACAACGATTTCTCTCTATGATTGTGTTTCTGCGGAGGGTCAGGAGAAATACAAACAGTGTGCCTTTGTAAATAATGATCAGACGTATTTTAATCAGTTTGTCAAACCGTATTGTCAAATGAAGGCACTCCCATTGATTCAATATCCAAATGGGGCTATCTTTTATCATTTGACTACGAAATTGTCTCCTGTTCTTGTTCATTTTAATTGGGTGGTGGGCCATATGAAAATGGCAAAAATGAAAGAGCATCAGATGTGGCTCTTGGAGCCTGAGGAGGAGGACGTGTAGTGGAGACGTGCGCCCCCACCTAGGCATTCTGCGCCGCAAGTTCCACCATCGATTGATGAATATCTGTAAGCTGTTTGATGCTATCATTCAGATAAGAAGAATCGGGCAACATACCTGTGGCGCCCCGTGGACCCATCGGGCCCATCGGACCCACCACGCCCATCGGGCCTATCGGTCCCATAGGACCCACTGCACCTCGGTCTCCCTTGTCTCCTTTCGCGCCTGTGACTCCTCCAGGGCCCATTGGGCCTGCAGGTCCAGCGGATCCCGCCGCGCCCGCGACACCCTTTGCTCCGTCAACCCCTTTCGGTCCCATCGGTCCTACTGGTCCAATAGGGCCTTGTGCTCCTTGAGGTCCTCGTTCTCCTTGAGCACCTCGTGGCCCTGACACCTCGTTCACACTGCAGCACTTGTAATTATAGCGAGACCACCCACCACCCAAGTGCTGAAGGCGAAACTGAGAGAGGAGCTCATTGTCTCCACAACGAACATCAAGACGATCTAAATAGATGGTATGTCCATTTCCATGAATTTGTCCAGGCGTGCTAACATCTCGGCAGCTAAGACTTGCCGCAAAGCCCTCGCGAACATGATAGACGCACACAAGAAGGAATAAAATGCCTATCCCAATGATCACATAGGGGCGATTCATCTACTCAGGGTCCACAAATCAGCGCATGTGCTGTTCATGGTTCAGTTCACGGATCGCAGGCTGTTGAAACGGCACATAGCACGACGACTCCTTATGCGTATTGTATTTCTCCTTGTCCACATCACGAGACGGAATAAAGAAGTCAAAGGGGGTCTCAAAGGTCTCCTGGGGGTTGTGAAAGAGCGTATCCCATCGATTCCAGCCGGTCGCACGTAGGGTGCACGGAGGATTAGCCAGACGCGCAAAGGTCTGAGGCACATTCTCATCCGCCGCATGAGCGAGAGTAGGCTTGCTGTCGGAGTACTCAGGACTGCATCGGATCTTAGATCCCAAACGGGAAATGCCTTTGAGGTCCGATTCCACATCCGTCTTCCATTGACCCTCTACCCATGACGCGCCGCTTTTCTGAATACGTGTCGTGGCGTTCACGGGAAAGGTGGTCGGACAATTCATGGCAGGGGGATTCAAATAGTATCGGGCGGAATAGGAGGTGATGCGCATGTCATCCACTTGATGAAATGGATCATGGCGCAACCGTGTCATGGATTGCTGAGTGGTATGACACGACATTCTATCTAGTAGGAGGATGAGAATGATAGAGGGAACTCGCGTCCTCTCTAGGTCACCTGGAGAGGATCAGGATAAATACGATTCATATCAAAACGATTAGAGAGAATATAGAGAGTGGAAATGGAAAATAATACGAGATCGGAGGATCCCCTTACCAATAATGGTGTGTCTGACATCATACGACTATAGGTAATCCATAAGGAAGAAGATACCATATTCATGATTGAAAACACCGCGTAGTATATAATAAATACATAAAAATGAATCGTGCGGAGATGGAAATCCCCGTTGCAGAATAGGCGATGATTTCACTGGACATAGAGAATCTCTAAGGTTTACCTGCTCTCGGATGTTTTAAACTCACGGTCTTAATATTTTTCGGGTTTCATACAGACTTCGCTGACCATCGGAAGAGGAGCAATGACCGCAGGATAGGCGATCATCTGATACGACGGCAAATGCGCCTTTTCGATATTAATCTGAACCGACCCTTTCACGTTGTCTCGCACAATCTCATTCTGCTGTTGGGGAGGCTGATATTGTCTCCACGGCGCAAAGGTATGCGGGATGTTGATGCCTCTCAAGTCCGATTCCAAATCCACGAGATTGCCCTTGATGGGGCTGACATCATTTCCTCCCACGAGACCGAGGATATGGCGGTGGGGATTCGGGCTCGCCCATGGCAACGGGAGATCGTTGTAATGTTGGGGGTTCTCTTTTTTCTCCCAATGGCTTGTCACTAGCGGACCGTAGGCTTCTGAGAGATTACTTAGATAGACTGCCATGAACTACCTATCTCCTTTTTAAAAAATTGACACGAACGACCCTCTGAAAAAGGCTATAGTCTTCCACTTCTCTTCATGTCCACTTCCACTGCTCCGAACGTCATCATCCTCTCGCTGGACGGCAACATCGGATCAGGAAAAACGACGCTCCTCCATCACATCCGCAATGAATTCCATGATCTCCATGTGGTGGACGAACCCGTAGGACAATGGACGACGATGTTTGACAAGGACGGAAAGAGCCTGCTGGAGTTATTCTATGAGGACAAGAAGCGGTGGTCCTATACCTTTCAGACGTGTGCGCTTCGGATGCGTCTCCGTAACATTCAGGAGGCCGTCGCCGCATTGGACCCCACCGTGAAGGGACCTCATGTGATCCTGACGGAGCGCTCCATGCTCACGGACAAGAACGTCTTTGCGGAAATGCTCTATGATGCAGGAGACATGAACCAGATTGAATGGGATCTCTATCAAGAATGGTTCAACACGTTTGGACGGTCCTATCCCATTCATGGAATCATCTATCTGTCGACCAGTTCGACCACTTCCAAAGAGCGCATTGGAATCCGGAATCGTCAGGGAGAAGATCGGATCGGTCTGGCGTATTTGGATGCACTGGATGCGCAACACAAGAAATGGATTCAAGGGACGAATCTTCCTGTCTTGACGCTTTCTACGGAACCGGATCAATCTGTGAAGGATCTTCTTTCACAGATTCACTCGTTTATCCAAGAGCGTCGCGCTGCCTACTAGAGGATACTAGTTACACTTAGATCGCCCAGTCATTCATCGTCTTGACATACGGGTTCTTTTTTTGTAGTCGGCGTCGGGTGGCCGTGTTCAATTGAAACCGCTTGAGCATGGCTTTGCGGCGCTCCTCTCCCTCATTGGGAAGGTCGGCAATCCATGCCTGTGTGGGCGCAGGCGGTTGCCCCTGGAGCGCGTTGCGCTTGGCACGTCGGGCCGCAGCGGCCTTGGCTCGCGCCTCTTGACGCTTTTGCTCCTTCTCTGCCTCAGACATCGCATTGATCTTGGCTTTGCGGGTGGCAGCGGCCTTGGCCCGTGCCTCATTCAGCTTCCGTCGCCGTTCGTTATCGGACATGGCATTCAGACGGGCCTTGCGAGTAGCCGCTGCTTTGGCACGTGCCTCTTGACGTTTTTGTTCCTGCACATTCTCAGGAAGGGCATGTAGTTTGGCCTTGCGGGCAGCTCGTGCTCTCTCTCGGGCCTCTTCCAGCTTTCGTTGTTTCTCATTCTCAGACATCGCATTGAGGCGGGCCTTGCGGGACGCACGTGCTTTCTCTCGGGCCTCCTCCAGCTTCTGCTGTTTCTCATGTTCGGGCAGCGCATTGAGTTTGGCCTTGCGAGCAGCCCGTGACTTCTCTCGGGCTTCCTCCAGCTTTCGTCGTTTGGTGCTCTCGGACATGGTATTCAGGCGAGCCTTGCGGGCGGCCCGTGCTTTCTCTCGAGACGCCTCCAACTTCCGCAGTTTGAAGCTTGCGGTCTCTGAATTGGCCTTGGCCTTGCGAGTGGCCGCTGCCTTCTCTCGAGCCTCCTCCCGCTTTCGCACCTTGAGACTCTCAGACATGGCATTCAGACGGGCCTTGCGAGTGGCCGCTGCCTTCTCTCGAGCCGCCTCCAACTTCCGCAGTTTGAAGCTCGCGGTCTCGGTGTTGGCCTTGGCTTTACGCGTGGCCGCGCGTCTCTCTCGAGCCTCGTCCAGCTTCCGCCGTTTGGTGCTCTCAGACATAGCATTCATGCGGGCCTTGCGCTTCTCTCGGGCCTCTTCTTTCTTCCGCGCCTTCAAGCTCTCTGATGGGCCTTTTACCTCTTCTATCTGTGGGACATTCTCTGCCAATGGCTCATTCTGTAGCGACACACGCGCTTTCTCACTGCTCATCTTCTATTTCTGTCTGTGAAAAAAGGAAGAGGGGCTACTTAGCAATTGACATCACGGAGATAGGATCGGGAAGGGATTCCACCATGAATCCATCCAGGGGCGGCGACTTCCGAGATGATGTTCTTCGGGTTCTGAATGTTATCCTTCAGGATCGGGATCATCGGAGTGTATTGTTGAGAGAAGAACTGTTCTGAGACCGTTCCGCATTCCTTCCCCATACGCACTTGCTCGGAGTGAAGAAGCAGGCTCTCCACATCACGTGAAGGGCTGCCACCTGCCATGAAGGGGACCGTCAGAAACGGGCGGGACTGAGGACGGATCTGGCAACGGTGGTTGGTGAATCCCATCTGATTGCGAAGCACAGAGTCGGCATCAATAGCGGCATTGTTGAATCCGAAGCCTTCGCGAGGGTACATGAGAAGTTGATCGGACGCAATAGGATTCACGCCGGTAGCCTTGGGGTTTAGATTGGTTGTGGTGTAGCGACCCGGTCCGACGGATTGAGAATAGTAGGATTGAATGCCACATAGGTCATCGCGTGAATGGGTAAGACGATTGATCTCCATGATCTCTAATAAGACATAAAAAATATCACGTGGGGACACTTCGCGCATGCTTCACAAACACACCCCTATGGGGGCAAACCCATACCCCTCTCCATAAAAATATCACGAACCGAAAGAATGCCACGTGGGGACACTTCGTTTCCCCACACCCCTCTCCATAAAAATATCACGAACCGAAAGAATGCCACGGGTCAAAAAGTCTAAAAGTCTCGCCGCCAAACTATGTCGGTGTATCAAACGGGTGCGTCCAACGCAGGCGGGAACCAAGAAAGCGAAGGAGAAAGCAGCCATTGGAATCTGTATCACCTCCGTTCTTCAATCCAGAGGGAAAACAGTACAACGGTTTCATTGCCGACCCTCGCCGTATCTCCGAACACTTAAAAAGACAACACCTATAACAAATACGCCATGAAATACAATATCATCATTCCATATCGCAAACGAAAAGAGCATCTGAATGAGTTTATCGCACGATTTACAGGATTCATACAAGAGCATCAATTGGATATGCAAATCTATGTCGTGGAACAACTCGGAGCGGACCCATTTAATCGTGGTGCGCTGTTGAACATTGGGTTTTTAGAAGCATGTGTCACACGTCCAGAGGGTCTCATGATCTTTCACGATGTTGATCTCTATCCCACTTATTGGGGATCCATTCGGTATGAACCTCGCCCACATGAAGTTCGTCATCCGATTGGAACTCCTCTAGAAAATGTGGGAGGGATCTGTTCTTGTTGGAAGAAAGAATATGAACTCGTGAATGGACATCCTTCGTATGCGGGGTGGGGGAAAGAGGATACTACGTTTCGCAGCCGTTTGGAGCGTCATGGCATTCCCATTGATGAAACCGATATTGTGCCCCTTTATGATACCAAGCGATGTTACGCTCCTTCGCATTCGCGAAATGTCTCTATGGAGGGCGAATCATGCCGTAGGAATACAGAAGCCTATCATCAAGAAATGGCAACCGGCCTCTCAACCAACGGATTATCATCACTGTCTTACAAGGTGTATGGCAGATATGATAGTAACGACTATGTTCATCACATCATCGTAGAGATTATGAAGAATGACTAAGCCATGGGAGAAGTCCTCCATCTGAGCCTGATTGGCATGCGGCTCGACCCCCCTCTTTACACGTCTTTCCAGGGATTTTATAGAGCCAATCTGCAAACGACCCTTGATCATTCGGCACGGTGGTAGACGGCTGCGTGATAAATTGCCGTTGGCCCTGATTCTTTCCAAAGACATCGGTGGGATCCGAAAACCACTGAATGCGAAAATAGTCATCCATCGTTTGCGCCACATCAGGGTGATCCACAGGGGACGCTGCAGGGCGTTGAGGGTGATACTTGATGTCGTCTAGGAGAATGTTCATGAATGGATTCCGTGACGTGGGTGGGGTATGGTCGGGAAGGGCGCATCCTGAATAAGGGAAGGCATCAATGGCGGCTAGACCGATTGGCGAAGCTGTTGGCTGAACACTACGAGGATCTGCTCCGCCATTCACAAAATGCTCTGTGACCTGTTGTTGCGGTGCTTGCGCCTGCTGTGCCATTTGCTTCTCATGGTGAGGGTGCACTTTGACATGGGTTGCAGGATTAACTACTGCCTGAAAGGGAAGAGTATGCCAGTTGTCTTCTGATCCACGTGGCTCATTGCGCTCACTACGTTGTGCATTACGCTCACTACGTTGTGCATTACGCTTGTCGCGTTTCTCATCGTTCATCGGTGTCGTCATGATGATCACCATGGCCGTAAGAAGACCAAAGACGAGTCCCACCATCAGAAGGGAGAGCCCTCCCCATAGACTTCCAATGATCCCCACAAAAAGAGAGAGAAGAACGAGCCGTGCCGTAAAATTAAAAGGAGAATGAGAGCATGTAGGGCGATATTCAAGAGTAAAGTGACGAAAGAGAATCATGGGATCCCTCCAAAACGGTTGTTCACAATGATCCTCTATTTGATTCTGCATGTGATCCTATCCTAACTGTCTTTTATTTCTTACTTTTGCCTTTTGCGCCTGCGCTTGCGCCTACCTGGGCCTGAGCTTGCGCCTCTTTCTTCTTTTCCAATTTTTTGCGTAACCGGTCACGTGCCAGCGACAACCGAGCACTTCCCTCATTTCCCGTCTTTCGAGCAATGTCCATGTCCTCCATGCCAAACGCCCGTTTGATGTTCTCCATCATGTCCACAAAGCTGGAATTCTCCGAGAACTCCTTCATCATCTCCTCGGCCTCTCTCGCAATCTCTTGGGGACGAATGGAACCCGATGCCACTTTTTGCTGAAGACGCTTTCCAATCTTCGTCACCACTTTCTGAATGACATCAGGGCGTTCCGTAAAGGTAGAAAAGAGGATATGAATGGCCCGGGACGGGTCTTTCTCACATTCCTTCAGCTGTTCCGCAGTGATCCCCAAATCCGCAGGGGTAATATCTTTCACAATCTCTTGTGCCAATCGGGCCAGGTGACCTTTCATGAATTTCTCGGGCAGCGAAGGGAAGCCATTCTCAAAGAGACCTTTCTTGGGCGTTTGGGCATCTTTCGAGTCGTCTTTGGTATCTGTGTCATCCGTATCATCTGACCCTTTCATAGACTGAAAATACGTCATAAATGTCTTGAGCACACCCTCGAGATCGGTGCTTTTCATTTTATCCTGAACATCCTTCATCGCCTGACTAAAAGCATCCTCCACCCACTTGGGCTGCGTGTCTTGACTGAAGCCCGCCTCCATCAAACAGCAAATGGACAAGACACGGGTATGCTCCCAAATGGCCTTCTGTGTATTCTTTGAAAGTCTCGTCCAGATGGCATCCGTCAGTTCCACTCCTGGAAGGATGCGTCGTGGGTTGATATCATGCACTTCTTTGTGCTGGTGCTCATGAAACATATTGGCGGTTTTCACCTCTTGCTGAAAGCGTGTCAAACGGTCCTCTGCGCTCAGCACGAGTGCGGCCGACAGAGCATCCTCGTATTCAGGGAGGGTACCCCGCAGATCATCCACGAATTCATTATACTTCTGTTGAAACATAGAGACGTCTGGTGATGCGGCTGCCATTTCTTCTTAGGGAATATGAAATCACATTCCGTAAGGGACGCACGGCGATGGGACCCGCGATCCGCCGTATGCGTGGATACTTGTATGTCATTGGAGGTTCCTGTTTCTGCCCATTGTGGGTGGGGAGGGAATCTCGCATATCCTTTACAAATTCACGATAGGTCGGATCTGACATTTCTTTTGACAGAGGATGAAATCATATAGAAAGAGCGCAATGCTACGATGGGCCCTACGATGGGCCCTACGATGAGCGAGCCTTTTCAGAAAGGATAGATAGCACTTTCAGATATTGCCAAATCACCTCCTGATTTTGTGTTCCCATGGTGTCCCAATGCTTATCAAACATGGACAGGGCAGATAGCATCTCATTAAACTGATTGGCAATCTTTGCTTGCGCAATGGAGCGAAAAAGATGCGCATCACGATTCGCAATGGCCACGGAACAATCATTGTAGACATGGGTGATAAACAAGTCTAGCACAAGTCGGGGGTTGATCTTTTTCGCGCCTTTAATGGCCTCCGTTGCCATGTGGAGTTCTTTCTCTTCCGGAAAGGTGGCACACAATTCATCAAAGAAGGCCACCAAATGTGCTGTAAAGGCGCTCAATGCAGACATCCTTACTCTGTTCTGTTATGCGGAGATGTCTTTAGATTGCGTGCCATATAGCACAAGATGTGGAGAAGAATCATTGCCGAACTACATCCTGTAGCAAGGCACTACTGCCGAACTACATCCTGTAGCAAGGCACTACTGCCGAGCCACAGACGAGGCACTACTGTCGAGCCACGCGTTTAGGGACTCCATCATCGCGTGATTTCATATACATTTCCATTTGCTGATCCAGCATCTCCTCTTTTTTATTCCGCTTCTGATTGCTATTGGTGGTTTGAAAGGAAGAGGCCTCTCTTGTGCCAACAGAGTCATTCCCTTGAAGAGAAGTAAAGTTATGCATCATGGACATTCCGCCATTGCCTTGTGCAGACGTATCCACCCCTAAAAAGGAATAGCTGTCTCCGAATCCTCCTCCCATCTCCGTATCCAAATAGGGCTCAGGTTCCCCTATCGCACTAGCAGGGGATGCGCCTGTGCTCGAGGAGGCAGTCGCCTTGGCACGAGACCCGTCTTTCATTTTCGTTTCATAGAGCCAGTTCATGACCTCGCTATTCGTCCGTGGTTCCGGTTCTCCTGAAATAACAAGTGTCGGAGTCTGCTTCAGCCAGGAGGGAAGAGCGGGGCGGTTGGGACCAGGATCCACACAGATAAAACGAAAGTCACGGGCATAGGGTGTGGTAGAGATTTCTTCTACGAAGGCTTTGGACCAGTCGCATCGGTTGGAATAAAAGCAAATATGAATGGGAGCAGGTCGGCTCATCCTTTTCTATCCAAGGAACGAATCCAAAATACTCTAAACGCGTCCTCATAAAATTTGATTCGTTTGTTCATTCGGAAGATAAGATAGGACCCATGATGAAGATTAGCAAGCCCATTATCAGCGAGGATGAGCGGACGTATCAGTTTACTCTCGCTCCCATCCAGGTCAGTTATGCCAACACTCTACGTCGTCTCATTCTGACGGGAGTGGAAACGATCGCCTTTCGGTCGGACATGACCCCCACGGGCTCCACGACGGATGTGAAAGTAGAACAAAATGACACCCCCATGACCAATGAGATGCTGGCAGACCGTATTGGTCTTCTTCCTCTCTGTATCCCCGACCCCCTTCAATGGAAAGAGGATCAATACCTCTTCGTTCTGAATGCAACGGGAAACAAGGACCAGATGACCCATGTGACTGCCAGTGATTTCACTGTCAAACAGTTCGTTTCTTCCGATGATTCCAAAGAGGCTGAAAAGCAAGAGCTTGCCGTGCAGAGTGCCCCATTCTTTCCACCGAATCCTCGGACAGGGCAGACGTGCCTTATTGCGACCCTCCCTCGTGTGGTGGGGTCGGCCCCCCAAGGAATTCATATTGTGGCCAAGGCAACCAAGGGAACCGGGCGGGAGCATGCCCGTTTCAGCCCCGTCTCGCAATGCTCCTATGAGTATACGTTGGACACCACTCCCTCGCGCCAAGAGAAAATGTTTACGGAATGGCTGGTCTCTGCGAAAAAGATTACTGCGCTGGAGAAGGACTCAGAGCGCTACAAGGAACTGAGGCGTGAATTCAATACCATGCAGATCAAGCGCTGTTTCAAGATCAATGACAAGGGAGAACCCTACAGTTTCGACTTTACGATCGAAACGGTGGGATGTCTGACCGTTCCCTACATTGTGAAACGGGCCTGTGAAGTGGGAGAGAACATGTGCAGCCGTTATGTCAACCTTCAGCAGGGAGATGTCCCCCCTGAGATCACGATTTCCTCTTCGGATTCGCGCATCATCGGATACGATTTCCTCGTTCGCGGACACGATCACACGCTGGGCAATCTCCTTCAAACCTGGCTCGTGGAGAATCACATTGAGGGAACCGCGGAGCCGAAGATCACCTATGCGGGCTATTGTGTTCCCCACCCGCTCCGCGATGAGATGGTTCTTCGGATTGGCGTGGAAGACGGTGAGATCACGACGGCGCGAAAGGCGTTTGCGGAAGCGGCCAAGGGATGCGTTCAGCTCTTTCAGAATCTTCGTCACGCCTGGCGCACCGCCATTCTGGGATCTGCAGAGGATGTCAAGCAGGTGGTTGTCTCTGCACCCCTTGCGAAAGCGGCCCCTGCTCTGAAGAGCGCCATGAAGAAGCCGTAATCAGGTCTCTCTTCTATTTTTTTCTATTTTTGCTATTTTTTATCATTGGGTGGCGTATTGCTGAGCACATGTTCACACGGGGATGGATTCGTATACAAAATACACACTAACGATTCCATCATAAACATACAGAAATAGCATATCGACGCGATCATGTGAAGACACCGTTGAAAGATATCACATAGGACGTGATAGAATTCTTCATAGATGTATTGGAGAATGGCATGGAGATGAACGGCGATCGTCACGAGCACTTTAGATAAAATGGGAATGGAATTCATGAGTGCCGTCAGATCTTGACGCACAAAGGTATCTTTAGTGGACGCTGTGGTAGATAATGCTCCATTAGCATACAATAGTTTCTCTACAAACGCCTCGCAGTTATTGATTTCCATATGATAACTGAAGAACTCGTCGCCATATCGCTCCATTCCTTTTTCTAGAAAGGCGGACAGGGTCGGACTTTCCAAGGGCTTCCACGGAATGGGAATCCGCTCTGATCCATGAGGAAGAGACACATCATATTTGATGATCGGAATGGCCGTTTTTTCCAGTAGATACTTTTCATTAATAATAATGAAATAATGAAACATCACATGAAACCCATGGGTCTTTTTGATGCTTTCCCATTGTCCAAAGAGAAGTATATTGAATACACGATGGGTCAGATCTGCGATCGGGCACCGATACACTGTGAGAGAGGTAATGGTTTCCTGTCCGTGAAGTTTGATAAATTCTTGAAAGGAAGGAGACAACCGTTTCCCTGATCGGTGGAGCAAGGAACTCATTAGTCAGAGAGGCGTAAAAAAATTCTCCGCCCCGTCACACATTCACACACAGAGAATGCGCCCATCCTCTCCAAAACAACATTCCACACCTAGCGTCTGGATCTCTTGAATCCGAGGGAGACTGCGACGGACATAGGTGGCAAAGGCCACTTCTGCGGAGGCACGGATCATAGAAAGGGGAAACCATGAGAGATACATCGCCCGCATCGCATAACATCCCATAATACAGTCATAGGGGTCCCATCGGAGATGATATGCTCCATAGAATTTCATCCATACATCGTGAGCATCGGCCTCTTGAATGACCTGTGTAAAGAAAGATGCGTCCATGACACGATAGCGGCCTGTCACTTTCATGACAATGTCGGTGCCTTGGATCCCTATGACACGGATCACTTCCTTGATGTCAATGAATTCATTCACACCCTTGTTATCAGAAGGGTTACGATTCGTATCAGTATAGACGACAGGAACTCTCTTTCCATCATGGACATAGTGATCCAGCATAGTCGGTCGCTTGCCATTATTCTCTACCAGCACGGGAATGATGGATGTGGGAAGATGAGACAGGGTTTCGGTCAGAGCCATGTGATAGCGTGCTTCTCTCTCCTCATTGGGTCCAAACCGATTGAGTAGAGAGGCAGTTAGAATCAAATAGATCATGATGAAAAGAGGGTGCGACGGTTTTAGATGCGCGCCACAATCTTTTTAAATTCATAGCATGCATACCGATTACACAGGATCGCAGTAGGTAGATGCTGATAGAGCTCCTCTTTCGTAGAGAAGATACAGCGACATGTTCTACACTGATAGGTGTCATGGTTCACAATGGCTTTCTCTAGACATCCCTGAATCAAAAGAGGAAGAGAGCCTTGAAGGGTGCGACATTGATCATGGGGTGCAAAAGAGAGCCATCGTTGACAGAGGGGAGATTGCGCCACGTGGTCGGCAAGAGATTCGCGATCCACAAAGGGTGCAAGGCATGCCTCACATTCTTCTCCCATTTCTTTCTTCAGAGCTTCCCACAAGTCGCGTTTGGAAATGTGACGCGACTCGGCCATGCGAAGGATATCGTGAACCATATGTTGGGCGGATGTGCTCTCTTGAAGAGGGTCTTCTAACACGACGGTTTTCCCTACAGCCTGTTTCTTTTTTCTCTTTCGGAAGTCATGGGACTCTTGCGATGCTTGCGATGCTTGCGATGCTTGCGATGCTTGTGATAATGCCTGTTGTGGTGCCTGTTGTGCACTGAGTGCCTGAGGCGGTGCCTGTTGTGCACTGGGTGCCTGAGGCGGTGCCTGTTGTGCACTGAGTGCCTGAGCCTGTAGATGGAGATGAACAGAAGGATGTCTTTTTCGTGTCATGGAAGACCCTTTCATGACATGTTTTAGTTCTTCGGAGGAGACAGGCTTTCCCTTTTGGGCCAAAGACGTAAGCACATGATACAGCTGATCAAACTCCGCCTTTTCCTTTTCTGTGTTCTGCATCCCACTGCCCCCCCTTCTTATGTGTATCTTCGTCTGCCGTGTTTAGATCTTAATCAACATCCTCCGCACCAGGTGCCCCCGCATCCTGATACAGTTTGGCCATAATGGGACGGATCTTCTCTTCCACTTCCTTCTGTTTCGCCTGAAACGCCTCCTTCTCCTCTTCCGCATGCTCTTCTAGCCACTGGATGCCCTCTTGAACCCATTCCTCAATCCTCTTTGCATCTCCACCAAGAGTCGTCTTCACCTTCTCCTCTTGAAGAGCATTACGCGTATTATAGAGATATGCCTCCAGACTATTCTTCGCCTCTACGCGCTCCATGCGAATCTTGTCCTCTGCAGCATGCTTTTCGGCCTCCGCGATCATTCGCTCAATGTCATCACGGCTCAGACGACCCTTATCGTTCGTGATGGTAATTTTCTGCGACTTCCCCGTGGACTTCTCTGAAGCACTCACATTCAAAATGCCATTGGAATCCATATCAAACGACACCTCAATCTGTGGAACGCCGCGGGGCATCGGCGGGAGACCGTCCAGTTTAAACGTGCCGAGCGAGTTACAATCCCGCGTAAATTGGCGCTCTCCTTCATACACCTGGATCAGCACGCCTGGCTGGTTATCCGCATACGTGGAGAAGGTCTGCCCTTTTTTACACGGGATGGTCGTGTTTCGCTTAATCAGCGGTGTCATCACCCCGCCTGCCGTCTCTAGACCAATGGACAGCGGGGTCACATCCAATAAGATGATGTCGGCTGTGCGATCGTTTCCGCTCTTCCCCGCTGTCAGAATGTGCGCCTGAATGGCCGCGCCATAGGCCACGGCCTCGTCAGGATGAACGGAATCGTTCAACTTCTTTCCATGAAAAAACTGGCTGACCATTTCACGTATTTTCGGAATGCGGGTGGAGCCGCCGACCATGACCACTTCATGGATATCCGTTTTGGACATATTCGCATCACGCAGGACCTGCTCCAACGGCGCGATGGTGCGACGAAAAGTCGCATCACACAGCGACTCAAACTTGGCACGCGTGATGAGCAGATTCATGTCCAGCCCTTGGACAAGGGAATCAATCTCAATGTTTGCCTGCGTCATGGTGCTCAGACTGCGCTTGGCTTTCTCACAGGCCGTTCGCAGACGCGAGAGGGCGCGCTGATTCTCCTGGATGGCCACGCCCTTGTGTTTCTTTTCAAATTCTTGGATACACCACGTAACAAGCGTGGTGTCGAAGTCAGAGCCCCCTAAGTGTACATCGCCACCCGTGGCTTTGACTTCAAAAATACCATCGTCAATGGTGATCAAACTGACGTCATGCGTTCCCAGTTATTGTTATCGTATAGGTGTTTATCCTATACTTCTCATCATTTATGATGAGCTCAGACTATATCTTATAGAGATGTTAAAATGGAATCTTTTATTTTTTGTAACGTCTTTGGAAAGACAACGTGATATGTATACTGATGACGAGCGCACCATTCTTGAGCTGCTCTCTCCTTTTCTCCAAACTTTCCCGTCTGTACCTGTTTTATATGCCAACAGTGATTGTCTTTGATCTCAATCAGGCACTTATATGTAGGAAGTTCAAAATCAACCATATACTTGTGTGTGATATCATGAAACACATATTCAATAGTAGGACCATTCGTCACTAGAATATCATGTTCTTCACACCACTCGATAAATCTTCTCTCAGGAACACTTTGCCACATGATTGTGCTACCATTGCGAAGGGTAAACTGTCTACGCCGAAAGACACGATTCGTCAAGGTACACGTTTGACACAAGATTCGGTGCTTGTTCTTCACGCTTTCAAGATCACGATGAACAAATTCGCTATCGCAATTTTCGCATCTGAACTTTACATAGAGGGGCTTCTCTGAACACGTATGACCAGTATGAATCAGCATAGGAGTAAACTGTGACTGATTATAGACACGATAGGTAGGAAAATAGGTCCATTCCTTGATGTCCACCAATTTATCATGGCTCACACTGATGATCTTGTCACGAATTCTTTCAAATTCCTCTACAGTTAAATGGCGTAAAAAATAAGCCTCTTTGAATTCATGATGATCACATGCATCCCAATCGGTATGTGATTTCTCAATATGTTGTTCAAATGTCAATGACTTGACTTTCACAAATGGCAATGGTTTGATATACGTTCCCGCAATGATTGTAGACATGTGTTCTTTCATGAAAGTGCTCTGTGCAACACATTTCTCCTCACTCTTATTTTTACATACATCACATCTGGTAAGTCCCTTGTTAACCTTGCGCATATACAAGTTCAACGTGATTTCACTTTGGGAATCACATGTATGACATTCATAGCAGACAGTGTATGTATTATTTCGAGAGATTGGTAGATCATCAACAATCAATTTGAAGATAGGTGTTTTGGTATTGGAAGAGGGAGATGTCACTTTTTGAATAGAACATCGCGTCTTCTCAATGAAAAGTTGGGTTTTTTTATCACGTATGTGTTGTATGTTTGTAAAATATTCAGATTCCATTTTATCCTATCATAGGTACATCATTTGGTTGTTTAAGTGCCGGCAGGCGGAACCTATGATGTCTTCTCTATCCATGTACTCGTGGGTATTCCTACCTAGTCGTTGAACCTTTCCTTGCGGACTCGGCTGCTGATTGCCCAATTTCATTATTTTTCAAACCTTCACGCTCACATCCACGAGGGACATCACGTTGTGGTATAATGAACTCTAAGGGGTTTCCAGCAGTTCACATGGCTGTTTTATGTGGAGGCAGATTACGCAGCATGAGCGTCTTGTTTACCACCACAGTCAAAAATCACAACATTCTGCTCCCCCGCCTTCTTCTTGTCCAGACCATAGGCCAAGGCCGCCGCAGTAGGCTCATTAATGATGCGCAACACATTGAGACCCGCGATCAACCCCGCATCTTTCGTAGCCTGTCGCTGGGAATCATTAAAATACGCAGGAACCGTGATGACCGCATCGGTTACCGTCTCGCCCAGATAGGCCTCCGCGGTCTGCTTCATTTTCGTCAGCACCATCGCGGAAATCTCCTCAGGCAGATACGTTTTCGTCTCCCCCTTACACTCCGCGACAATCTGGGTCTTTCCATTGGCGCTCTCGGTCACCTGAAACGGCCAATGGGCGCGATCCTCCGTCACGGCCGCATCCGAAAAGGCACGACCAATGAGGCGCTTGGCATCAAACACGGTGTTCTTGGGATTGGCAGACACCTGATTCTTGGCGGCGTCACCAATCAGGCGCTCGGTATCCGTGAAGGCAACAAAGGATGGTGTGGTGCGGTTACCGTGTTCGTTCGCGATGATCTCTACACGGTCATTCTGCCACACACCCACACAGCTCGTTGTCGTTCCCAAATCAATTCCGATGGCGGGCATGTTCTATGTGGTGAATGCTCACTGTATCTTAAGTCCCTTTACTGACTATTCCACAGAGGATGCTGACGAAGCAGGAAGGAAATCCGCTGCCACGGAAGGGAATACAGATACTTCTGTAGGGTCACACTGTTCATTCGCCCGTCCATCGGGCGAAGCTGGGTCCGATAGATGTGATGAAGGTGATAGAGATGAGGGTGATACAGGGTGAGAACCTTGTCGCGAGTGGTATTCCGATAGACATGGACATCCATATAGGCCTGAAAGATCTCCTTGCTGATGCGTTGGAGAAGCGCACGAAAGAAAGAGAAAGGAACGGAATCTTCAAAGAAATACTGTAGATACATTTGTGTCAGATTCTGTGTGTAGAGTTGCGCATAGCGATCCACGGCCGACGCATGGTTTCCGCGAAGGGAACGAACGAGCTCATAGGCAGGAGAGCGATAGCGCCATCGGCGCCCCGTCCGATCCTTCCAGACGATTCCCTGATGCTCCCACGACAAAGCGTCTACATAGGTTGCATTCCATGAAGCGAAAGGAGTGGTAGGATCCACACATATCTGTGGCACCCCCATCATGGATGGGGGATCTTCTACCATCGTGACCTGACCCGTCGCATGAACGACACCCTTGTGAATGAGACATGCGCGATTGTCTTTGATTGCAGCCACCATGCGGTGATCCTTGTGCTGAACAAGAAAACTATAGAACACCGCGGTTTCCCCTTTTTCCACACAGGGGCTCTCAAAGAATGGGTCGGCCTGAAGGGCCTCTTCCGTGCCAGTGGTGCTAGTGGTGCCAAGATAGGATTCCAAGAAGAGTTCACGAAAGGAACGAGGGGAATAGAAGGTTCCGGTGGCATGAAGGTGAGAACGAGAGGCAAGGTAGAGGGTGGGATCTCCTGCACGGCGAAACGCCTGGATCATCCATCCGTCTAGCATCTCTTGGCATACTGCGCCCGCCTCCGTGGCATCCCCCATTGTAGCATACGGAATCGCCTCACTGCAGGCCTTAGGAGGTGCAATGGACACGGGAAGATGAGTGGTCCGATCCCACAGAATGGAGCGACACCATGGAGCATGAGGAAGCGCCATAGAGGAGACCCCTTTCTCGTAGCGAAGGAGACAAAGACCTGAGGGGTGCTCTTCTACGATACGAAACCCTCCTCCTTCTTTCGATTCCATATAGGCACGAAAGGCATCCCATGTGGGATAGGTCTCACGCAACGCAGAAAAAACGGAAAGATCATAGGAGAATGCCATGGAGTTCTAAAAAGGAGAGATGGATTCTCTTTATATGATTCATGTGATTTTCATCATAATAGATTCTCTAGAAGAGGATAGGGAGTATGGAGAGCTCTTCTGAACAGATTCCAGAAGAAATACAAGAGGATCCTGTGATGGAGGTGATCGATACGGATGAGATAGAACCCAACGACCTAGTGGAGATAGAAGACATTTCTCCCCCGCCAGTGAATGAGGAAAACGGTGTAGACGGTGCAGACGGTGCAGACAGTGCAGACAGTGCAGAGAGCTCGCTCTCCGTGGAACAGATGGATGGCGCAATGTCCTTTGATCCCATGCTGTTTGTTCAGTTGGGCGATGAGGTTGTCGTCGAGTCCACGACCTATGGACGAATCATTGGAACCGTTTATTATCGAAGTGAAGATCGCATTTCGGTCAAGCCAGTGGGTGTCTCCAATACGCTTTATACCTTCGATACTCACGAGGAGGACGGAAGAGAGGCGTATGACAAGAAAGACGGTGTCCGTGCCATCTATATTGTGAAGAAGCGCGTCGTGGAATCGTTTGTAGAACAACAGGACTTTCGTAAAGATCATCAGATTGATACCTTTGACGCACAGGGAGATGCCTATCATTCCTATGACATTGTCGACGTCAAAAAAGAGGAAGATGCGATCGTCATTCGGCAGATCGGTGAAACAGAGACGTATCTTTTAACATTTAACTATATTGGTATTTCATCGGATGAACCCTTTGCGGTCATTAGCCATCGCCCTTTGGAAAAGAAGGAAGAGGACGATGAACAAGACCAAGAACAAGAGCAGTCGCAAGAACAAGAGCAGTCGCAAGAACAAGAGCAAGAAGAAGAGGATGAGATTCAGGTAATAGGAGAAATTGAAATCATGCGCCCCACGATCTACGTGAAGGCTGAATCCTATGAGCAAAGTATTCCTGACGCCATCCAAAAAACGGACGCGCTCAATGATCATCTCTACAGTTTGACTGAAGCGGAGCGGAAAGATCCCCGCAACCTTCGGGCCGCGCGCATGTTGGTAGAGCTTCTCTTCGAGTTGAAACAGGCCACCGTCGCCTATGGAACCGATGGATCGGTCCAAGGAGTCAAAGAGGTATCTGCCGCAACCCTTTCCGAATTATTGGATCGCACCTCTATCCCACTAGGTCGGCCTGTTCTTCATGTCACGAAGACCCTCTATTCTCCTGAGGAGGATCATGAAGAAGCAGAGTATAACACGGATCAGATTCATATGATCGATTTTGAGGAGGAACTGACGCGTATGATTGCGCCCTCTAAGAAAGCCGTGAGCTCGTCTGGGGCAGGGGCAGTGCAAGGAATCAGTGCGGAATGGTATGATCAGCAACAATTTATGACACAATTTATGTCTCCATGGACACCCCATGAAAAAGGAGAGCCCCTCTGGAGAGCCAAGGATGATTCTGAATTTTTTAGAAATACGCCTCCTGTCTGTCGCCCTGGAACACCCTGTCGTCTTGCCGATACGATTTCAGGATATCGTCATTCACAGAATAAAAAGGACCCCCACCCCATTCTGGATGAGATCCCCTTTGGAATGGAACGAGCCCTTGGAATCACCTATCGTAAGGGACGAGATCGCAGGAAACAGCTCCATTTGTCCGAAGAGAGCGCCACTCTCCAATCCTATCTCCTGTTTCCCATGAATGCCGTGGCAGAGATGGGCGCCACTCGCACCCACCATCTTGCTACCGATAGTGGACGTAGTCACCTCCCCCGACGCATCATGACCCAACTGTTGGAAACCTTCGGCGATCCAAAAGAGGTAGGCACCACTCGCGATATTTTGCTGTTTGACGTGACAGGGGACACTCTTGGAAACATCCCTCTTGCAGACTATGTAGAGGGTCTTACCATCCCCTCGCTGGGAGTGGGAGATACCTTCTCGGTTCTTCAACACATTGGAATGGATCAAATGGAACTTCATGCCGATACCCTTCATGCGCTGGATATGCATGTGTCATCCTATCAATCTACCTTGGTCTCTACGTTGTCCACCCTTCGCACCATGCTGTCTGAGATTCCCGTCACCCATCCTGAAGTATATCCCTTGATAGAAAATCCCGCGGTGTTTGATATCCTTCGCAGCGAGCTCCTCTTGGTGAATGCCATGGAAGAATATGAACGGACGAACCCTTCTTTGGCGGAATCCGACATCGGTAAAATGGCCTATTTGTTAAAGCATCATTCCAATTATGTTCAAGTGGTGGCGGGGAAAAATAACAAGGAAATTGTAAAGGCCGTTCGGAATGCGAACCATGAGACCTATCTGAGAGATCGTCAGACGAACGCCATTCTTCAAGAGAATGAGGACCGCGCGGTTCGTCCCATCCGAAACACATGTTCGCACGTATCGGATCTGGTGCGAATCCGACGAGAGAAAGAGGACATGGATCGTTTCGCGCTTCTGATGAAATTTGTAAAACGATACCAAGGCACGCACGATGAGCAGTGGGTGAATTGTGTGGTCTGTAAAGAGCACCTGATTTGTGTCCATGAGCGTCTTCAACTCCAGGCCTATCTTCATACGACTGAGAAGCATGTGATTGAAAAAGAGATTCTGCTCACGTGTTCAGGCGGACAATTTCAAGGGAAATACATTTGTCGCATTTGTGGCCAGACGATTCGTGAGTTGGATGTGGATACGAGTATGAAGTTTGACGGGGATGGAAAGCCCGTTACGGGACGAGCCGTTCTTGTCGATGACGATGCCGAATTGGACAATCTCTTAGATATCCTCACCACTGCTCCTGTGGAGGCCGCCCCTGTGATTCATCTTTCGCCTGAAGAATTGCCGTGCTATCATATTCTCCGTGATATGGTGGAATACATTGGAATCCCTGTCACAGAGGATGCCTACATGAAAATGATATGGGCCGTGATGGACTATCTTCATGTGTATGAGGTAGAAGAGAAGGCCACACGCACTCCTGTGACTGATGCGCGTCATTTGATTATGTCTGCTGCAGTCATCCTCCTCATTGAGATTCAAACTCATGTGCCCTCCTATGTGATCCGAACCGTCCTGCCCGATTGCCCTGCGCCAGAGAAGGGGTCACCCTTTCACGGCTATCCTCTGGTAGAAGACAAATCTCAGCGACAAGGCCTGGAATACATGGCGTGTGCGATCTCCTCTATGAAAAACAATACCACCGTCTGGAGCCGCACGGGATTTCTTACGATGGACATGAAGAAGAGACGAAAGGGCACGCTCGTCTTTATGGAGCAGATTCTTGAAAAGATCCTTCCTGATGTGGTCATTCAAGCACGACTCTATGACAAGCGACAGGAGAAGGTGGAACTCCACACCCATGATCAGATTCCATCTACCTTTTTGCCCGAACAACTCATTCTATCTCCCGCGGATGCGGCGCAGGATGCGATCACACCCGAAGTGGCGAGCATGACAGGGAATGCGGGAAAGCGCGCCCTCGTGACCCTGTGGATTCGTCAGGCCCACCATCATGCGAGAGAGACCGCACTCTTGATTCGTGGATCCGTCTTTTCAGAAACGTCTTGTTGCACGGCACCCCTTATTCAACCAGGAGAGGGATGGAAATCGGGAGCCTTTCATGGAGACCTCCCTGTGCGCACCCTTCAACCCCTTCAACAGGGTCAGATGCTATTAACGCATTTTATCCCTCGCCCATTGGACAATGATGTGGTGAACCCTGATGCCGATCTGTATTATCGGTTGTTCTTGAAATACTGTTTTCAGGGACCTAAGATGGGGCACGCCCATGAACCGAATCTTCTCCATGTATGCACGTGGTGCGGATTTGAGTTTCCTAAACACCCCTCCATTATGGATACTGATACAGAGGGAAAAGCCGCATTGTCCTCCAAGAATGTAGTGACGGGCCCCGCAGAATTTACGATGTTATTGGATACGATCCATCGTGTGAATCATGTGACGCCCCCCTCTTATTCCATGGGATGGAAGACCATTTTGTTACACATGGCAAACAAGATGAGCACCCTCGAGGTTCAGGCCTCGCGAGACGAGATCATCAAGGCGATGACGGCGCATCTGGAACGAAGCGACATGCCCTCACCTTTCCCCAACCACCAGGGTAGCGACTGGAAGGGGATCCTAGCAGATGCCATGAATCAAATCACATCACAGGATCTTCGCGTGTCGCGATCGGACATCATTTCCGTCGTAGAAACCATTCTGATCATGAATCAATTTGGCGCCGTCCAGCCCCCACCCTTGATGGAATGGCAGAGTGTGTTGTCCGAAACGACCACGCGGATGCTGCGACTCCCCCCTGATGCCGCGCGAGATGACATTGTGGTAGCAATGGGCCCTCTTTCCGATCTATCCATTGCCTCTGAGATGCTTGTTACGAAACAGTTCCAGGCCTTTCGCCTTCAGCAGGCTCTTCCTCTTCTCAAGACGATCGCCGCGCTTCCATGGGTCTCCTTCTTTCAGGTGATTCAGTCCTATGTGATTGTGCCCCTTCAACGCATGCTTTCAGGATTTACAAATGATGCCCTCTTTTTCTCGTATGAGCTTCGTAAAGAGTTGTCCGTGATTCATGTCACAGAGGACCTGGAACCCATTTTGGAACGCGAGCGGAAACTTCAAGTTCAATTACGAGACGAATTGCCTGAGGTGACCGTTGATAAGATTCAGTATCTTGTTCACCAATTGCGTGCCATGCTATCCTATTCCTCTACGATTCGTCCCATGAGTGTTCCAGGACGAGAACAGACCCTCGCCTATCTTCAGCGCGCCATCTTGTATGGACCGTTGGCGATGCTGTTGTCCTCCTCTCTTAAGGATGCAATTCAGTCCGCTACGGATTCGTCTTCGGAACATCTCGCGCGCATCATCGCCTACTTGTTGGCAAAATACAATAAGGAGCGCATCAGCTACAGCGATCAAGAACTTAAAAACAAGATTGCCATTCGTGAAGAAAAGGAGCGTGTCAACATCGTTGCGGAATTCAATGCCCTCAGTGATGAAGAACGTGCGATGGAGCTGATGAATAAGCGGAAAGGCTTAGGAAAATGGTCAGTCGGTGGAACCAAGCTCATTTATGCATATGACAAGGAGTATCATGATCAGGAGAGAGAGAAACGTGTTCGTGCAGGCATTATGGATGATATGGATGACATGGGTGACATGGACGACATGGGAGACATGGGAGACAGGTCGGAGGAAGAAGAGGGGTATGACAATAACCAGCACGACGATGATGACTATGAATAAAATGAACGACGTCACGAGTCTATGGTCTCCGTTTTTTCTATAAAGAACAAGAAGAACACGAAGGAATGTCCCTTCTCATCTATGCGGGATTGTTGTATTTACTTGGCATCTCCATCGTCTTGATGATCAAGCCTGCACTCATGTTTTCAGAAAAGGGGATCTGGAAAGAATTTGGTATGGGTCGCCCGTCTTCTACCTATACGTGGCTACCCTTCTGGCTCTTCTCCATGATCTGGGCGATTCTTTCCTATCTCATTGTCCTACTGATTGCCAGTCATACCGGTCTGGCGGGAGTACATACCCCTACGGATCTACCCGTTACGACCGAAACACTGGATCCTGAATATGTGTCTAGAACGTCTCGTTCAAGTCACTCCGTTTCGGGTCACTCCGTTTCGGGTCACTCCGCTTCGAAAAAGAAAATGGCCCCGTCGGATATGAAAGAGGGATACTATATGTTGGACATGAACGAAACGGGCAAACGAGGCGTTCCAAAATACATCTATGTGGGGCCTGAGGCACCTCATATGATTTATCATCAGATGGACGCATCCGATTAGCATGCCGACGAAATGCCTGAACCAATTACCACTCCAAACATCATTGCGAAAAAGGTGTAAAAACCATACGACGCCGCCATGATGCTTGGATATGCCCTTTCTACCTCTTTCAAAGAAAGAGAGGGCGCACAACAGGCGGTTGCAGGCGGTTTTGCCACCCACGGTGCCACCACAGATGCAATAGGTATACGGCAGAAAGGGATCGAGGCGATTCCCATACCCACTAGGGTTGTCACCACAGTAGGCAATCCACCATATAAAATGGTCTCCCCGTGAAGGGAAGGACACATCATAAGCTGCGATTGGGTATGAATCAGTGCAGAAAGCAGAAATCCAACAATAGGGACGATCGTAAAGAGAGCGATATACAAAGAGGTTCCTGTGAAATAGAAAAAGATTCCTCCAATGATCACGACCAACAGGATTCCTCCTAGGATACCAAGGCCAATAGAAAAGGAGCTTGTCGTATCCGGACGCGACATCTCTCTCTTTCCTCTCTATAGGAAAAAGGGGACACAGTGTGTCCGCGTAAACCGTCAAATTCATTGGATGTAGTAGGAATGTCAGGCGACGTAGCACGCTTTTATAAAGATCGTGCTAAGACCTTTAAAACGGATGAGAAACGGTTTGATTATGATGAGGATGGGCATATGGTAGAGCGCACTAAAAACGACGATGGACAGTATGTTGTTTCTAAAACCATTGCACTCCCTTCGTATCGCCCTTTACACTATGAAGAGCGTGATACCATGGAACGGGATCGTCAAACGGCGATTGCGGAAGCCACCCGTGTCTTTGAAACTGCTCGCCGCGCACTCTATGATGCCTCTCGTGCAAGTGATACTGATGATACGTTGATTAAAAAACTGAATAGCGCTGTGGAAGATGCAGAGTATGCACTACATCAAACTCGCTTTCCGCTGTATGGTGCACGTAGAGAATGGGGTGTTCAAATTCGGAAACTGGATCCGTCCAAAAGTGATCAGCGGATGGTTCCTTATCCCGTCTTGGTCGCAACGGCATTCCCCTTTCCTCTACAGGACTATTATGTGCGTGAGGGAGAGGCAGTTGCCCCGCTTCAAAGCGTTGCCGAGATAAAGCAACAGCAACAGCAGCAGCAACCCGTTATTCTATTTTCTACTCCTGATGCCAATGAGAACGGGTATTTATCTCTGGAGTGGGCGGTGGATCTAGAGATCAATGGAACGATGTATCATTCGGCGACACAAGCGGTCTATGCGGAAATGGCGAAGGTGCTGGGAGATAAGGAGGGTTTGCGCAAGATCATGCTAACGGAGTCCCCTTTGTCCATTCACTATGAGGCGACGGGATCAGAGGCCGTATGGAAAGAGAACATCACACGGTTGCTTTATGAAGTCAATCTCCATAAATTCACTCGTTATCCTGACTTACAGGCGATGTTACGTAAAACAGGCACAGCGGTGCTGGGAGCCTATTTTCCAAATGATGTGCTACTGGGCATCGGTCTCTCTTTGGATCGTGAGGAGTCCAAACAGACACGTCATTGGACGGGTGAGAATCTTCTTGGAAAGGCGTTGATGGAGGTTCGTCGGGTGCTTCAAGAACAACCGAAGGTCTCTTTGCAACGCTCACGAGCAAAGCCCTCTGTTTCTGTGGCATCTGAGGCAGAACCTGTGGCCGCTGTGGCAGAACCTGTGGCCGCTCGTCGTGTGATCTCGCGTCCAAAACGTGTTGTGAATGCGATCCCTTCTGCCCCAGCAGAGGCCATAGCATCCCCATCTGTCCCAGCAGAGGCCATAGCAGTCCCAGCAGAAGCCATCGCCGCTCCTATAGCCGCTCCATCTGCCACAGCCGCAGCGTCATCAGCAAGACGCACCATTCGTCGCCCTGGACCGATTGCTGCTGTGCCTAGTGCCGCTGTGCCTAGTGCCGCTGTGCCTAGTGCCGCGCCTAGTGGCTCAGAGGGAACTCTTTGAGCCGAGACTCATTTTGATCACAGTCCACAGCAGAGACATCGTATTGGTAACAGACATCATTTTTATCCTTATAAATGATCTTTTTTGCCGTATCGGGAGTGGGGTAGGTATAGACAACCTTCTGCTCGGGCTTGATGCAAAAAATGGCAATGGCACCAATGGCAAGGCCGCACAATAAAGGGACCAACTTGATATGCTGGATCATCTTATGAAGAGGATAGAAAATATAAGAGGGCTAATCAGAATGGGAATTTTACACTTCCTACAAGATAAACGGTTTGACGTCTTTTTTAGTGTCATTCTTGGCATTGGCATCATCTGTATGATTCGCCCTGTATGCGAAGGGAAAGATTGCACCCTGCGAAAAGCGCCTCAAGAAAAGGACTTTGATAAGTTTGTCTACCGAATGGGGGCAAAATGCTATCAATTTAAAACAAAAATCGTCTCTTGTCCTGCATCAGGTGCAGTAGAGGCGTTTCAGCAGCCGCTGCCGCAACATGATATCGCACCCCCGAAAGAGGAGAGGCCCGATGCGTTTTCCCGTCGTCCCACCCCCATTGTGTGAATAGTTGACAAGAAAGGATTTCTTTTCGTGATAGAGAAATGGCATCCGCAGGGACCCTATTAAGTGATCTGGATGGAAAGGCTCCGGTCTTGAATCACAAGGATGACGATCTTGTCAACAAAATTCTAGCCGACATGAATCTCCCCAGTTCTTCCAATCCGGTCATGAATGCACCGTCCGGTCGCATGATTCAGGATCCGAACCCCAATACGACCTATCCCGTTTCCATGGATCCGGCCACTGCGACGGCTCATATGATTGGAAAGGACTATCCGTCCCCTGCGGATTTTGCGAACATGATGCACTCTCCGAGTTACCGTCCAGGGGATTCTTCCTATGCCCCTATCATGTCACAACAGGCACCTCCCACCCTCGTAGAACCAGCCAAGAACAATATGTATGCGGAGATCCTCACGCAGATCAAACAGCCCCTTATCGTCTCTATCATTGTCTTTCTTCTGAGTCTTCCTATTGTCCATGTGCTGATTGGACATTATGTCCCGTCTCTCTTGCGCATTGGAGGCGATCTTACTACGGCGGGTCTTGTGGTGAAATCCCTTCTAGGCGGATTTCTCTTTTGGTTTATTCAAAAAGTGCTCGTCCCTCTCATGGTGGTCTCGTAAAAGTTTCTCCCACCGCAAATAGAGGAAATGAGGTTCAATCAAATGACCTATCACATTTCATTGGCCCTTCTCGGTCTTACCGCAGTGTATCTCATGATGTATTCGGGAATGACTGGTATTCTGCTGGTGGCAGCGGCAACGATGATCTCTGCCGCATTTTTGGAGAGCGTAGAGATGGTGACAGCCGTCTGTGTCATTGTCGCGCTGCTGTATGTTCTCGTCTTTAAACGGTATATTAAGCACCTGGAGCCGTTTCAGGATTCTCCCTCTTCTATCAAGAGCCGCATTGGTTCCATTCAACAGAAGTATTCGCAGAAGGGAGCCCCTGCACAACAACAGCCTCAGGGTGTCTATCATAAGAGCGTAGAGGGATTTGCGGATGTGAGCTCCGAAAAGAAAGAGGGTGCTCCCTCGGACAGCTCCTCGGCCACCCAGATTACGCCCCAGGTGGATCCTGAAGAGGTCAAGCGCGTAACGGCCGCTGTGGATCATGAAGAGAAGGAGAAGGACGCACACAACAAAATCGCGAAGGAAGATTTTCAATCCGCGACCAATGGTCTCTTTAAATTGGGTCAAATGCCCTCTGAGAACACGGGGGGTCCTCATTTGGATGCAGGAAGCACCATTATGAAGGCAATGGCGTCGTTTGACAAGAACACAGTAAGCGCGATGACGGCAGATACCAAGAAGCTGCTGGAAACTCAGAAGGGCCTCATGAGCATGCTGAATGAGATGCGTCCCGTGCTGAAGGATGGAAAGGAGCTTCTAGAGACCTTCTCGGGCATGTTTGGTGGAAATTCAGGTGCTGCGAATATGTTGTTTAGTATGTAATAACTCCCTATCATGGGACCCATAATATCCTACAAGAATAGAGCCGACATGCGCTATCCTCGTAGTTGTCCACCAGGTGTGTTTTGTTTATCTACGGATCTCATGCTGACACTCGGCGTTGTGATTCTTCTGATCGGTGCGGGCCTTCTGTATGTTCAGATCCTGTTGCGACCTTCTGCGCCCTCTCCTTCGGGACCCATGCCTTCTCCTACTGTGGTGGCACTGGCGTCCTCTATGCCTCCGCCATCAGGAGATTCCCGATATGATCGTGCACCCCAGCCTCTTCGGGACTGGAGGTCCGCCCCCGAATTTCCCCCACGAGGAGCTACCGCCCTTCCTTTTAATATTCCGACGCAGGGTCTCCCTGAATCGTTTCAGTCGGTCGGCGTCATTAATGTAAACGATCAAATGCTTCCACTGTATGGTCGTCGCACGACGGGAGGAAGCGACCGATGGAATTATTATACGCGCACGGATACCTACAATCCGGTCCCACTTCCTGTGACGTTTCAAAAGCGAAACTGTATGGATGGGGTCGGTTGTTCCGAAATGATGTCAGGAGAATCCGTTGTCGTTGACGGGCTTCAGAAAGAGGGTAAGGCACAACTGTATCGCATGGATGGCCCCACCTATCTTCCAGGAATAGTGTAGAGATGCAATCGGCCCTCCGTCCACGATCGATGATCATACTATCTGTTATTGTGGCGATCAGCATGGTCGCCTATACTCTGTATGGATCCCCTCACCTTCACCCTAGCCTCCGCGTGGCCCCGCAAGAGGCCCGTGCCCGACGATACGGGCGCATTTTTGATGTGCGATCCCCCGTGGAGCGCGACCGCCTTGGATATTTTCCTCATTCCCTCCCGCTGTCGATGGAGAACCTAGAGAAGGGTATCCCCCTCGATCTCCCAACCAACACCCATATTCTGGTGTATTCCAATGATGATGATCGGGCCCAGCGCGCGGCCGAACAGATCTCACGCATGGGTTATCCGAATGTTCGTTATCTTCAAGAGACGTATCAGGCTCTGATGCCAGGTGCGTAGAGCGGTAGCCCCACAGAATAATTACACCCCAATGGGATAGAAGAGTCATGCTCTGCGACATCAATAATCCATCAGGATTGATTGTCTTAACAGGGGGGATCACTACACTCCAACTCAATAGTGTCACTCCTGGTGCAAATGCTCTTCCCATGGAGTCATTGAGCCTTCCTGAACGACGCACCCCACCGACACGGCGTGGAACATTCATCGATGAAGTGAATACAGACAAAAACATCTGCACAGTCGGTGGAAACAAAGGGGAACTTGTTGGAATTCAGATCTGCAAAAAAACGCACACGGGCTATCAATTACCTGGAAACACACGACAGCCACTCGCAGAGCTTATCTTATCGTTTCATGTCAGGACCCCGTCTGCAGGGGCGGTCTATCACGGAATTCTTCTATGTCTACCGATTTATGAGGCCATTCCCTCTCAGCAACATCATCATGAATACTTGACGGCGGTGATGACAGGGTCCATGACGGCAGATGCTATGAATCTTCCTTCCCTGTCTTCCTTGTTTTATACGTCTTCAAGAGACACCTCTCAGGTATCTCTGTCTTATAAGACGTGTGTGGAGGTGAAGGACACTGCACAAGCATCGCAAGCCCAAGCCCAAGGATTCTCCACACGAAGTCTCGTCGTATTTGTGTTCCCTCATGGCATCCATATCGCATCCAATGTCCTTCAACCCTTCTTGGCCCAACAAACACTACAGAGTTTTCGTCTTCCGTCTTTGATCCGAGAGGGAAAAGCTACGGCATCAAGCTATCGTTTTAACGAAGGTGTCAAAGAAATCACGGACACCTCGACGGAAGGTATCTTGTATACGACCACTATAAACAGTTGTAATGATGAATTCAAGAGCAAGCTTCAATATTTTACACGACCTCCTCCCATTCCGTCAGTGTCTCCTTCTTCTACTATTACAAACACGGCTCTTACCACCTCTCAATACAAGTGTGTCCCCTTTGATAAGCTTCAACATGTCACTTCTGGTGAAATCGTAAATACGAGCCTCAAAGATGTCATTCAGACACAAGAACGGTTTCAAAAAATGCAAGACACCTCACGGGTGACGGGGTTCTCCTCGGAACAAATGGAGGGCATCATTGCAGGAACCATTATTGGTGTAGGGATTGTTGCAGGAGTGATCTATGCGGTTCATTATCGCACATCTACGTAGATGTGGGAAATCGGCGTTCTTCTCGTGTTGATCATTGCACTTTTGATTTTCATTTCTTATACGGGACAGGGCAATATGACACTAGAACCATTTGACGCCTATTTGTCAGAGTGTCCTGCGGGCTTCAAAACTTTTTATGCATCGAGTGGGGACGTTATGTGCTGTCCAGGAGACGTTGTAGGCAATCAATGCCTCTCGGATAAAGTATGCACGCTTGGCGCAGAAACACCTACTATTCCACGATGTATCGATGCTGTCAAGCAGGCACAAGAGAAGAAAATGAAAAGCATATGCCCACCCTCCATGAAGTCCTATTTTGAGGATAAAGTAAAGAAGAGTGGGTGCACGACAGGACCTCTGTTGGACAATATGATGGGTCCGCGACAATCCTCTCAGCCCACATGCTACGTGTATGCGACTCAAAAGGAAAATGATAACGCCGCAAACAGCTGTTCCAATCTCAAAGAGATGGAGGAGTTCCCCTGTTTTGGGACGGATTGTAAAAAGGCATTGCGAGACAATCGCGATTTGCCACAACTGGTGGAGGTTTCTTTTCGAGATCCTGCGGGAGTCCCTCGCACGTCCTATACCCGCGCCTCGATAACACGTGAGATGATCGCGCGCGCGGCACGTAATAATAGACAGATCGGTGATGAGGAAAAAGAAATGCTGAAAAAATCTACGATCGTTTCGGAAGTGGCGAAAGCCTATTTTGTAGATAAAACACTACAAGATTCGGATGTATACATGCGCTAGTTCCTGATGGGTATCGTAACAAACGATATCAATCATGAATATTCAGACCACTTAAAGAGCACCAAGTGTCTCCACGCCCTCTACATGACCCATTCCCAAGTGTTCAAACAGATCCGCTGCACCCGATCCCTTCGCATTATTGGATAGCGGGTAGACCCCCTCAAGCACCTGTTTTTGTTGAATGCTCTCGCCAACTGGTTCAAAGATGGAAATATCCATCTCCTCCTCGGGCAGGAATGCAGACTCGCGACCGTCAGGTCTATCAAACGATGCAACAGGAACTGTCCGTTGTGGCAAGGAGGCCTCTTCCACGGTGGCCTGGGGAGGCTGGTGGACATCCATCGCATCCCACTTCTTCGCCGCGACCTCCACTTTGCGACGGTTGCGTTCCATATAGAGCACTCCTACCACAAGGAGACCCATGATGCCCACCGTAGGTCCCACGTGGATGAGATACAGGAGCAGTAGAATCACGGCCATTCGCATCAATATGTGATCTAGGAGCAAGAGGGCATTCGTGGGAAGAAAGGAGGAGGCCAATAGGGGGATGGTTAGAACAATAAAATAGACGACTTCGCGCCGATCCATCTCTCTGTGTAGGAGTTTTACAAAAAATTTGACAGCGCTCCATTTTTTCCTTTTATTAGACCCTCTTAGATGTCTGTTCAAGATAGTAATCGGGTGCTAACGACGAAAGGATATGCCATCACGAAATCCTGGCTGACCTCCCTTCAAACCAATGAACTTCGCTCAGAACTGACGGTATCTCCCAAGACATCCGACCGATACCAGAAAACGCACTTCCCCATATATTATGAATCCAAAACGCGCTTCTATGTTCCACGACACTGGGGAAAAAAGAAATTCGGCGAACCGGAAGCGAACATAGTTCCTGAGGGACTCACGCTTCCCCCCACTGTCACCTTTCGTGCATCTTTCCCTCCCCACGACTTCCAGGAAGAGATCATTCAAACCTTCTTGACCAAAGGGGGGAATGGACTAATCTGCGTCCCCTGTGGATACGGAAAGACCTACATGGCGCTGAACATTGCGGTGCGTCTTCGTCGTCGCTTCCTCATCATTGTGGACAAGGAGTTCCTCATGAACCAATGGAAATCGGAGATTGAGAATTTCACAGAGGGGATGCGGGTCGGCATTCTTCAGGCCCATACCGTCCAAATGGACGCCGATAAATACGATGTCACCATTTGTATGATTCAAACGATTTGCCGTCGCGAGTTTCCAGACGGCTTCTTTGACCAATATGGGTTGACGATCTTTGATGAATGCCACCACTTGGGGGCGTCCTACTTTTCCCGTGCGCTCCGCACCATTCAAACGGCCTACATGCTGGGTCTCTCGGCCACTCCTGATCGGGAGGATGGCTTGTCCTGTGTCTTTGAGTATCATTTAGGGGAGGCCGTCTACAAAAACACAAAACGCGCACCAGATCAAGAGGCCGTTGTGAAGGCGATCTGGTTTGACTCGGAGGACCCTGCCTATCACGAGGTCCCCGTCAACTGGAAAGGAGAAACGGTGACAGCCACTCTCTTGAATCAAGTGGCGGCCTGTGAGCCGCGAAATCAACGCGTGTTTCAAGTCATGTGTGAATATGCGGCTGATCCAAACCGATTCCTTCTTGTGCTTAGTGATCGTATTGCGCAACTAGAGTGGTTCGAGAAGGCTCTCAAGGCCACCCCGTATGTTCACGGATATTACATTGGAGGCATGAAGCAGTCTCTTCTGGATCAGAATGCGGCAACCTGTCAGATCCTGCTGGCTACGTATCAGATGGCGAGCGAGGCCTTTTCTGTGAAGAAGCTGAACACGGTGTTTCTGGCGACCCCACGAAAGCATGTGGAACAGTCCACGGGACGCATCTTCAGACAACGGGTGGAGGAACGGGCAGTTGCCCCCCACATCATTGATATCATTGACTCCCATGACTGTCACAAGCGCAGATGGTATGTCAGACAGAAATTCTATAAAGAATGCCAGTATACGATTGTCCACATGGATCGCCCCGCACATGGTCATTCGAAACGAGAGGATACACCGATTCAGGAGTTTGCCTTTCGGTTTACGCTAGCAGATACAGGAAATACTGTCCACGCGGGTCTATGTACAAAGAGCACGCAGGAAAAAGAATGACACTGGAATTCTACGGGTATAGTAACATGAACTCTTTTCTTCTCTCCAGCATCTCTCTCTCTCATGGAAAAACGAGTGTCATATTGGAACCCCTCCAGTCCATGATACAACTGGCTCTTCTCAGTCTATGCCCCATTGGCACTAAGTTAACCATTCATGACAATATCGTCTCTCTTCACTATCCGACACTGATTCAGCCATTGGCACGGTGGTATCACTCCGATCGCAAGGATGATCTCTATTTTTTATACGCTGTCCTTCGGCGATTCATAAAATGGTATGACCCCACCACCAATAAGAAAAGCCCTCTTCCCGTGGAGATGTATCAACTGATTCTGTCTATGAGCATGGAGGGATTGACGCAATTACTCAAAACGTATCACTCCTCCGACTGCAATACGGTGATCCAGGTGATTCATATGTATCGCCACATGCTGGAGCATCCCTCTCACACGTTTCAGGAGGAATCCGAGGAACAGGGGATGGAGGCGGTGTTTGAGACGATTCGTAGCCTATATGATTCGACACTCTTACAAGTGATCTATCATACATTATTGTGTGTGCGTAAAGAGCCGCTGGCCATCCATCAGCAAACCATGATGGACGGTTTATTTCTTTTGATGCAAAAAAATCATCAGGATATCAAGGAGTGGATTCACCTTCATCTTTCCGTTTGATGGGGGGACACTTCGTTTCCCCCCTGCCCCCTCTCCCGCGAATACTCTCGAGAGAGTATGGGTTATACCCTCACAATATGGGGCGCGAAGTGCCCCCCCCCCTTTTCTAAGAGAAGAAGCATCCCCTCACTTGCGATGGTTTCGCTTGGACCGCTTGCTACGCTTCGATCGCTTATTGCGCTTGCTACGCTTTCCACCCGTCGTCAAACAGGCGCGGTTCATCGATCCCGCCGCATAAGGGACCTGCGTCATCATTCCTGGAATGGCCCCTCCAGAAGGAAAGGGAACCATTTGGTTAGAATATCCCGCATTCTGAGCCTCATACCGCATCATATCCGCGGCGCCCACCTGGACCGCAGGGAACGCCCCACCGCGCTGGTTCAAAGGATTCATCGTGCTTTGTTCGCAAGGAATGCGGTGGGCCATACCGATACCGCTCATGCCAATGGCACTTCCTGCAACAAGAGGACCCATCGTCATCTCATAACGTCCACCACGCTGAACCTGATTGGCCGTGTGGGCGCCCGCAGGGATTTGAACACCAGGCATACTGATCGTATGATTCGCATACGCAGATGCTTCCGCTGCCGCTCCACCACGTGACTTACGAGATCGCAGACGGCGCGCACTGTGATGACGGGCACTGCGACGAGCGCTGCGACGAGCGCTGCGCTTTCCGCTACGACTGCGACGAGCACTACGCTTTCCGCTGCGCTTTCCGCTGCGCTTTCCACCGGACGCGCGATACGGAAGACCCCCACTCGGAGCACTCTGAAGGAATCCCGCACGAACAGGAGCCCCCGCGCAATCCATTCCAGCCCCCGCATATTTCGTATACTCATAGGAACCAGGGGTGATCATGCTGCCCATGGACCAACCGCCTCCACGAACGCGGGAACGACGACCCCCTTTTTTTCCCCATGAAAAGGGGTTATACCATGACGACCCCTTTGATGCGATTGCCTCTTTAAGAGCAATGATGCGCTGTTCATGGTGTTGAACCACGGGACGCTTCATTTCCGTATTGGAAGAACTGACGGAGCCTACTGCCTCAAGGGCGGCCTCTTCCTTTGCCAACTCCGCCTGGAGATCCTCCACTGATTTTCCTTCAAGACTCATTCTACTAGACCACGTGTTTATGTGCGATGAAAAAAGAAGGAAGCCGTCGTGATCGGCGTGTGTTCCGGGAGAATACGCGTCACCTGATATTTCTGAAAAGCCGGCTTCCACACCACTTCCACAGGAATTCCCTTCGTCACCATCTTCCCACGAAGTTCCAGGGACATCGCCATATTCGGAAGGGATGCCATACCCAATGAGGTCCCTTCTTGGGACACGAGGGAATACGTATCAGGAAGACTCATATTGGCATAAGGGAGACACAGTGCGCACAACACACTGATGATCTCTGCGCTCCGTTTCATCACAGGCGCAATGAATTCCACGGGCTTGTGCTCCACAACTGTCACCACGTCCCTCCAATACCAACGGGGCTGTCGGGCCTGATCCGTTTGAATGATCCAATAGACTGCCGAATGATAATGAAGATGCCATTCGGACAAGGGAATGGGGGTGACCACACGGGGCTGAAAGGCAAGAAGGGGTTGATCGGGCGGAAGAGAGTGCCAAAACTGGCGTAGGGAGGCCCATCGCTCTGAAAACGTCTGATGCGACCAGAGATCCCGTCCTTCATACACAATGATGTCCTCCATTTGGAGAACGGACTCGCCTGCCAACAGATTGGCCAGACAAATCGTCGCGCCCTGTTGCGAAAAGGAGGGAGGGAGAAGCCATCGGAAGGTCATTCCCTCTTGACGCTCGGGATACCAGATACAAGGTGAGAACCCCTCTAGAAAGATCAAATAACCCACGGGACGCTTATCAAACTTGGGCCAGAGCCAGAGGGAACCCGAGGAAAAGGTGGAACGGGCGCGCGAGAAGGGCATATGAATTTCCATGCGTTGGCGAAGAAAGGGGAAGTTGGTGTAAAGGGCTTCAATGGCCGAGATGTGAGCCACATCTAAGCGATGGAATCGCGGGATTTTTGCCTTTTCAAAGCGAGGGGTCGTGTTGTGAATACTCATGGTCTCTAAGAAGATAGGATGCTGAATCTTTAGATGGGTCGCTAGCGGTTGCGTTGAGTGCGCTTCGTCTTCTTAGCACGGGAACGCTTCACACGACGGGAGCGACCTCCCCAACGAAAGAATGAGGAATCTGATTTTTTAGCATCTAGAGCCTGTTTTGCTGCAGCGATGTGTGTGTCCGCAAACTGCGTAGAAGATGCGTTACCAATTTTTTTAATGCCCTCATATTTCTTAATGATGACATCCAGCTGTTCAGGAGTTTTATGAGCATAAGCAGCAGCAAGTGCATCACGTCTCATATTAATAGAATTCGACATCTCTATTTATCATCAACAATATGCAAACGCACTAAAACGGTGAGAAACTGCGATCATCAAATGTGTCGTTGGCGAATACGCCTTCCATAAACTCCCCACCACCCTGAATGATCTCCGTAGAGAAGCCCTGTGCGCCACTCGCTGTCACCTGCTGTGTCGTGCTCGCAATACCAGATGATTGAGCGATCGAAGTGTTGTCATTCAACGGGGGAGGGCGGAAGGATCGTTCAGGGTGACGGAGATTCTCAGGGTGCTCCGAGCTCTCTTGGGGATGGGAGTAGGGATCCGTCGCCTGAGGAGGGGCATAGTGAACGACCTCGTCCTGCGGGGCCTGGCTCGGCGGATTTGGGCCGGAAGGGGCCACCGTGCGCTCGGGATACAATGGCGCCTGACGGATTTCAATGGAAGCAGGGGCCGGTACGGAGGCAAACGCCTGGAAGGAATCGGTCATCACCTCTCCACCAAATAGGCGATCTCGAAGGAACCAATACGCCACAAACCCAACGACGATGATCACACCCAAATAGATTGCAGGGGCCATCGTATCTCTTTTTGGTCTCTTGAAAATCATCGTCCGCACACAACAGCAGCTCATAGGAGACCGGAGGCCATAAAAATTGATCCCTTTTCGCCTCTCATGAAACACCACAATGCCCGTTCCTACGATCCTTCTTACCACCAAGGGAGAGCTCCGAAAGGCGAATCTCCCTCTCGCAGAGGATGGAACGCTCACGATGGAGGGTCTTCAGCACTACATGAAAAAGAAGGATGCTCCTGAAGTCATTCATCAATACGAACAGGGAAAGCAAGTGTGGACCGTGTTGGGTTACAAAAAAGGCAAAAAAGGGACGGAAAACAAAACGGAACTACCTGCGTGTGCCACCGTCCTGTTTGGCGACGCTCTGATGATTCTATCTGTCACTAAGGACTGGTCTCATCCTCTGCCGTGCATCGTGGAACAATGGACGACATTCTGTCAAGAAATCCAAGAAAACCAAGAAGAGGAGGAAGAGGAAGAAGAGGAGGAAGAAGAGGAGAAATCAATCAAGGACCCTTTTGAAGAGAGCGATGACGAAAAGGATCCTCACGTTGACAAAGTGGAGGATGAAGAAGAGGAAGAAGAGGAAGCAGAAGCAGAAGCAGAGGAAGCACCTGTTCCCGCCAAGCGACGGGCACCCATCTATACCAAGGTGGATACGCAGGCCCTGAAAGAGGAAATCCCTATCACATCCGAGCCCGCATCCTCTCCGCTCCGCCTCCGTTGTCTCTCTCATCTTCAATTCTTAACGGCCTTCTTTCCCGAAGAGGAGATCCATTCCCTGGAGAAGGCAATCTTTGAGGCATCGTATCACTATGCACAGGAGCATTACATTGCGCGAAATTGGAAGTCTGACTCCTTCTCCGAAGTCTATCGTCAACGGATGATGTCCATTCTGAGCAATCTTCACCCTCAGAGTCCTGTTCAGAATACACGCCTGTTGCATCGTGTGCAAGAGGGGGAGTTTACCCTTGCGTCGCTCGCCACCATGACGGCGTATGAGATGTATCCTGAGAAGTGGTTCGCGTTGAAAGATAAGCTCCTTCAACGCGAGCAAAAGATCCTGGAAGGAAATAAAAGCCGTGCGACGGATCAGTTCAAGTGCCGTCGCTGTCAAAAAAGAGAGTGCACCTACTATGAACTACAGACGCGCTCGGCGGATGAGCCGATGACGATCTTTATCACGTGCCTCAATTGCGGAAAGGAGTGGCGCCAGGGTGGCTAATGTCGTAGCGAATGTCGTAGCGAATGTCGTAGCAAACACACTTCAGGCTTTTCGCCATCATGGCGCTACAAGAAGAGAGACTCCCAAGTGACGCTGAATATGGATCTGTTGCTCTCCCGAGGGGATCATCAAATGGGACTCTATTTTATTAAAGGTGTGTCGTGGAAAGGAGCAGAGATGATCGGCCTCTTGTTGCGTCAGGCCATGATGCAATCGTGTGCGAATGAGCGCCTGAAGAGATTCAGGGGTGACTCTTTTTTTGGGAAATGGGCTCGCCGCGATCGTAGAGAGTGCCTCTTTGAAAAGAGGGCGTTTTTTGAGTGTGACCAGAGTCCAGTCAGAAAGGGTAGTCATGGGATAAAAAGTCTATCTGGATCAAAGAAAGAGAATCGCATCAATTTTATACAAGAAGGATAGATGCGTGTTGTGGTCCCTCTGGTCTCTAGTCTTCCAAAAAATATTCCTATTTCGTTCTCTTTACTTCATGAACTAGAATATCGCAATCAATGTCGACAAGGAGACAAGCGTGGAAGACAACGGGCATGCAGCGAATACCAGAAGAAGACTACAAGAGAAGTAGGTCGGCCACGCGCCAGTATTCAAATGTGCCGTTCGGCAGTGGACGTTTGATAATAAAGGGCAGACGTTTCTGTTCCAATTCCAGGCGGGCAATGTCGCGCACATCCGTAATGTGTTTCGGGATCGCAACAAACGGCACCGATCCCTTGCTCAACTGATTGGCACGCAGTCCAATAATTTTGGTCCTTTCAAAGACCGTCATAAACGGGTATGTCCGGTGATTGGCATCTGCCTTGTCTCCATGGGGAACCATGACCTGGAGGGGGACCATGGGCATGACTTGTTCCACGTAGTCCAAGAGACATTCGGGGTGCTGTTGATAGAGCTTCTTGAGTTCGGGTTTCATATCCGCCGAGAGATCCTCCACCTCGGGCTCCTCGTATTCTTCCTCCCACTCTTCTTCATACTCTTCTTCGTCTACGGCGGGGTCCATCTTTTCTTCTATCTGTCTCTTCTATGTCTCTTCTTTTATTCTTTTCAGCCTCGTCAAATTTACTCCCTTTTCGTTCCGTGGAGCAGTAGATGAATGCTCTCTATCATCGTGGGATCATCACACCCTTTCCTGATCAAGTGGACTCTTATTTGACATTATATGGCTTTCGCATCACTGAACAATATGATGACATTGTTACGCTACTACGTGATCCTGTCCCCTTGATCCTCTCTCCCATGTCTGGGATGACCTGGAATCTAGATCATTATCCTGCGACGCATGATGGCACTAGACAATTGGAGCGTGATCTCAAGCAATGGGGTGTGTCGGAACATGATCGGATGGTGTTGCTTCTGATGCATCAAGAGAGATATGGGGCGGTGGTGGCCCACTTGTGGAGACACGGACCGCAGGCCCTTCGGGCCTTGCGTGCGTCCCCACACCCCTCTCCCGTGGAGATTGGATAGATTCATAACTCTCTATACCCCTCTCTCGTGGAGATTGGGTAAATGTTGTGTCATCTCCACGGGAGAGGGGGCAGGGGGGACACTTGCGTCCCCCCATGAGAGATTTGGTGGATATCACGTCATCTCCAAGGGAGAGGGGGCAGGGGGGACAACGCCCGCCTTCGGCGGGCAGTGTCCCCCCCCACCATATAAAGATCAACCACGTTATCTCTCAATAGAGGATGACTGCCACCGTGACATCCTATGACACCTTTGACGCCATGGGTCTCCCCGACCCATTGATCCGCGGGATCTATGGCTATGGATTTGAACGCCCCTCCATGATCCAGCAACTTGCCATTGTCCCCATGAGTGGTTCCACCGACATCCTGGCGCAGGCCCAGTCAGGCACAGGAAAAACGGGCGCCTTCAGTATCGGCGCACTGAGTGTGGTAGATACCGCTATCCAGGCGCCTCAAGTGCTCATCTTGTGCCCGACCCGTGAACTGTCGCAGCAGACCGAGCGCGTGATTCGCTCTATTGGCTCTTTTATGAATCTGAAAGTGCTCTCAGCCACAGGAGGAAACAAACTCCATCAGGACATTCGCACTCTTCAAGCGGGCGTTCATGCCGTGGTCGGGACCCCAGGTCGAGTGTTTGATCTGATTCGCCGCGGAGAGCTCCATGTAGAGCAGATGAAATACATCATTTTGGATGAAGCCGATCAGATGCTGGAAGAACTGTTTTCCGAGCAAATCAGGGCCATTCTGGACAGCTCCTTTCCACCTTCCACGAAGCTGGCCCTTTTCAGCGCGACAATGCCCCAGCATGTATTGGACATTGCGGAGACGTATTTGACGAATCCTGTTCGAATTCTGTTGCCTCCCGAGGAAGTCACATTGGACGGGATCAAACAGTATTTTGTGCCATTGGAGCGCGAGGAGTGGAAACTGAGCGTCCTTTTGGACCTCTATCAGAACCTCACCGTCAATCAGGCGCTGATCTATGTGAATAAGCGTCACAAGGCGGAATGGTTGGCGAAACAATTGGCTTCCCAGGGATTTACATTGGAATACATTCATGGAGAGATGGAGGTAGAAGACCGTAAGAAGAAGATGGACGATTTTCGTTCGGGTGCGGTTCGTGTCATGATCAGCACGGATTTGTTGGCACGTGGCATTGATGTTCAGCAGGTATCCCTCGTGATCAATTATGACATGCCGATTCAGCGTGAAAATTATGTTCACCGTATTGGCCGATCGGGCCGATATGGTAAAAAGGGAGTGGCGATCAATCTGATTTGTGGGGACGAGCATCATGCGATCAAGGATCTGGAGACGCACTATTCGACGACGATTGCGGAGCTTCCTGAGGATCTTTCCTTGCTAACCGCGTAAGCAGACGGCATAAGCAGACAACATAAGCAGACAGCATAAAATTACAACATACTGCGACGCATCGACATTGGGAGACCGTGTCCAAACAGAAGCATATACACCAACACGACAGCTCCAATCATCATGCTGCGCGCCTGCGCGATCGCATCGGCCTGGTGGAGACCATAGACCATCACAAGATAGAGAATCACGGCGATCAAGAGAGCATGAACGAGCATCATGAGCGGAGTCTCCATATATTGAACCTACAGAAATTAGGTAAGCCGATGGCGACAGGTCGGGCATGTGGCATGGGTTTGAAACCACACATCAATGCATGTTTGATGAAAGATATGGTGACAGTGAAGAATCGTGCGAAGAGATTGACCCTCTGTCATGTGATCCTGACAAATCGCACACTGGTCCTCTTGAGTCTGCAGAGCAGTCTCCAGATGAGTAGAACGGGTAATGATGTCAGTGGTAAGGCCCACAGCACCAGATGACGCGCTTGATGCACCGATCGGGGCCTCCATGTTCTGAAACACACTTCCAAGACTTCCAAGAAATTGGATCAACTGAGGGTCCATGGAAGAGGGGACATTTGTATCTGAGAAGATATCAAACACCATGTGAGACAGAACGGATGATGTAGATGCCGCAGAAGGAGCCGCAGGAGCAGAAGGAGCAGCAGAAGGAGCAGCAGAAGGAGCAGCAGGAGCCGATGGCATGGTAGGAGCAGGGAACGGCATGAAAGAGGGAGATCGAACAGGTATCTCCTCAAAAGAGCTCATAAACTGCTGGCGCCCCCTCCGATAAGGAGACTGATTCGCCACACGGATCACATACTGAAGCACATCGGAGACACTGCGAAATCGCTCAGGGCGATACAACAAATCGGGAAAGTGGTCATGAAGATCGCGAAGGAGCGGAATGCTATAGAAGGACATGCTCTAGCTTAAGCCTTTCTCACACATCTATTTTATATTGTTTCCGCACCATGGATCCCCCGCTACAGCATGCATCGCACAAGGGCGTCGTAGGCCTTCAAAACATGGGGAATACATGCTACTGCAATTCTACGTTACAGATCCTTCGCGCCTGTTCTGATTGGAACGCCTATTGCCTTACGAAGCCATTTATGGCCCATCTAGAAACCCTCCCCGCCGACAGCACCCACCGAATCATCCTGCTTGCCTATCAAGATCTACTGACCTCTCTATGGTCGGCCCATTATCCCGCCTATGTCCGTCCCTCTGGGTTTCTGTCGGAGGTGAGCAAGGCCGTCCAGGGCACCGTCTACAGCAGCTTTGGCATGCCCGTTCCCAATGACAGCCATGAGTATCTCGTCTACGTGCTGGATCAAATTCACGAAGCGCTTCGAACGTCGATTCCATGGGCCCCTTCCCCTGTGCCAGCCGAGGCCACTCCCACGGAGCGGATGCGTCACTTGGCCCAACAGGGGTGGAACCAATTTGTGTCCACGAACTCCAGCGAAGTCGTTCGCCAGTTTTTTGGGATGATGCGCAATACGGTCACGTGTTCTCACTGTCAGCAGAGCACTTACAAATGGGAGGTCTTCAACACGATTAAGATTCCGTGTGAGGGAGAGACCTTATACGATTGGATTCGGAATGAAGTCAACCATGTGACGGAGATGGAGGGATACAAGTGTGATGGATGTTCAGGACGTCACACGGCCACGCTCACGTCCCATCTCTGGAGGCTCCCACCGAATCTCTTTCTGACCGTGCGTCGGTTCCACGATAATGGATACAAGAACATGACCCCCTGTCCGTATGAAGGAGAGAATCTGTCTTTGTCTCGGTTCTTCGCACCTGAATCGGAACATCAGGATCAGGTGTATGAACTACGAGGGGTATCGGATCATCATGGGACCCATATGGGTGGTCATTACACGGCGCAATTCAAGCACCCGCTCTCTGACGAGTGGTGGTGGTTTGATGATCAAACCGCACATTCGCTCCCTGCTCCTCGGTTTTCATCGTCCAACTATATGTTTGTGTTCAAACGTATCCCACAGCGCGGTTAGGGCTCTAATACAAACTCGCCGCATGCATCATCGCATCTCCATAGAACGGCTCCTCCATCCCCTCGGGATCATGCTGTACCATGTCCACTGTCTGGACACGGCCCATCCACCCTGAGGCACCACATACGCGATAGTGAACATGGGGCTCTAGCTTCCCCTTGAAAGGGACGCGATAGGATTGGGGATCACGCACCTTGAGGATGGCCACACCGTTCTCGTCTGAGGTGGTGACTCCCGCATTCTCGTATCCATCGTATGCCTCTTTCCAAGTGGAGAGGCCCTTCAGGGGCTCCGATGAGGGCTCTGCGGCCCAGTAGAGGAGTTTCGTGTTCGGCGCGACAAGCACTTTCACGTCTTTTGTCGCACCCGGGGGAACACGGTGCTGTAAGACGGAGCAGGGGGCTACCATGGGCCCCAAGAAGGGCAGATAGGTATCACGGTCAACAAGAACGCCCATCGCAGAGACACCGATTAGAACATAGATCAGAGTGGCGATCGCACTGTCTCCGAACAGGGAAGAGACGAGGTTTAAGTCAAAGACGCCTACGAGAAACCAGTTGATTCCTCCTAGGATTAAAAGAATCATTGCCCATTGAAAGAGGAGTTTTTTGATGTAGAGTGGGGACCACACGGACTGATCAGACATTCTAGGAAGAAAAAAGAAAAAGAACCCCTTGATAGAGTCATGGCGTCGATGTATAATACGACGTATGAATGTGATTTGGACGATGGTGATGATAATGAATATGAATATGAAGATGAATATCATGAATGTTCTGAGAAGTTGGCACCACAAATCGGGATGCGGATTATAAAGACAGCCGAGGATGGCAATTGCTTTTTTGATACCCTGGCAACGTATGGATGGGCGTATCACTATCCGCCATTAGCGCGTTCCCATCATGAATTGCGTCAGATCATGGTGGATTATATACTCGATCATCTGGATGACTATAGCCCCTACATTATTGTTAAGAAAGGAAAAACAATGAAAACTACCATTGAATGGCTGCGAAAAGATAAGACATATGCGGATGATATGGGAGATCTCCTCTCTCAAATTGCAGCCGATATATTTAAAGTGAATATCTATATTTATGATGTGGATCCTCCTATTATTCGTCGCCTTCGTGCGAATCAGAAACCCTATCCAGAACCTCGTCCACTTCATATGCTGCGCATCGGTCAGCACTATAAATTATTGTTGCCACAAGAGGCTGCCCCTCATGTCATCGGTTCCTACGCTTCGGTCCATAAGAAAAACACATACAGTTCGTCGAAGGCTGTGTCGAAGGCCGCCAAGTCGAAGACTGCCAAAAAATCGAATAACAATTCCAAGAATTCTGTAAACAATCTATCCCATGCGATTTCTAAAGTTGCAATCTCCAATAAAAAAACTCATAAGAATCATGGAAACAACTCGAATCATGGTATCTACGAGTTCAATGAAAAGATGGACTATAAGAAGATCACCATAAAAGATCTGATCGCATTCCTACTTTCAAATGGTATGACAGATGACACCTATGCAAAAATCGAGTCCTTTCCATCTTTACAGAAAAAAAAAGAGGCATATTATGCTCTGTATGAAGAATTATTCAAGAAAAAGTAGACTCACATATACATAAACGGCGGCGGCCCATCGACTTCCTTCTTCTTCAAAAAGAGTTTCACATGATCCTTCTTCACCAGAAAAGGGAGCGCAAAATCCTTCATGTAAAAAGGGAGATCAGGCGAATTATACATTCGCAGCATATTAATTTTTTGCGTAATTTGTTCAATGCTCCGTTTCAATTCACGCACTCCCTTTTCCTCTTTCGCATAGTCCTCAATGAGCGTCATCAGAATCTCATTGGGAACCTCCACTTTATCCACAAGATTCACCTCTCGAAGCGCCGAGGGAAGCAGATAATGTTCCGCAATGGCCGTCTTCTGTTTCAGATCGTAACCCTTGAGTTCAATGACCGTCATGCGATCCAGAAGGACGCGGTCAATCTTGGACAGGTCATTCGCACTGAAGACAAACATCACCTTGCTCAAATCAATGGGGATGCCTGACAGATATTTGTCCTCAAAGTCGCTGTTTTGAACGGGATCGGTCAAATGAATCATCAGGTTCATCACCTCTTCACCCTTGGGCGTCTGAGAGATCTTGTCCACTTCATCAAACATCAGGACGGTGCTCATGGATTTGGACGCGATGAGCGAGTTCACAATCTTTCCACAGTGCGAGGACTCATAGACCAGCTGATGACCCGTATAGGTGCTCGCATCCGAATCGCCACCGAGCGAAATGAACTGGAAGGGCCACCCTAGCGCCTTTGCGATACCGTTCTTGATGAGGGATGTTTTTCCCACACCAGGGGGACCGACAAGGAGAAGACAGAGACCGCGGCTCTGGGGATTGGCGATCTTCGTGCTGATGAATTGGAGAATCTGGAGTTTGGATTCTTCTTGGCCAAACACTGCGTCATTGAGACACTGACGCGCCGCTGACATGAATGCCCCACAGCGATCGGGACCATCCTCCAGGGACACAGGAATATCCTTATAGGTGCCAAAGGGAATGCTGACGACCTTATCCAGCCACGCACGGAGTTTGAAATATTCATTGCTGGACGTATCGAGGGTTTGAAGGCTGTAATATTTGGCGAGGATCATGGCCTGAATGTCCGCGGGGAGTTTCAGCGTCAAGAGATTGAGCATGAGACCGAGACCGTTATTGTTCGTGGTGGGACGATGCTCCAATGCCTGGATCATCTCGTGCTGTTTGTCCTCCATGAGGGACTTGAATTGAGTGATTTGGGTATCAATCGTGTTTTCTTCTACGGGAGTGGTCAGAAGCGTGACAAACCGCTGAACCATTTCGGGCTCCTTCTTCATATTGTATTTTTTAGGGACCATGGCGTCGGAGGATTTACGAAGGGCCATGATAAACGATTGGATGTCGGTTGCGATTTCTTCAGCCTCTGCCTCTTCGTCTTCCTCTTCGTTCTCGTCTTCTACGTCTTCCTCTTCTGCCTCTTCGTCTTCCTCTTCTTCCTCCGCATCTTCTGCGTCTTCCTCTTCGTCTTCTTCATACTCTTCGGATTCTTCGGATTCCTCGGACTCTTCTGATTCCTCCGATTCTTCTGACTCGGACTCGACTTCTTCCAATTCTTCTGATTCCGATTCTTCTGAATCTCCTGGCTGATACTCATCATCGCTGACCTCGGTCTTATCGGACTTATCAGACTCCTCTGACTCTTTAATGTGCGAATCCATTCCTACTTTTTGTACCTGAGAAGATGGTTCGAGAAGGTCCGTAGAGCCCTTTCGTTTCACCGCAGGATAATGAATGGTGTTGGGCTGATCCATCTGCTGTTGAATCCGCTCACGGGCAAGAAGTGCTGCACGACGAACAGGCCGTGCATCCTCCATGATTTGATAGAAGATAGCACGCGTCGTTTAGATAGGTGGGGGCGCGCAGCGCCCCCAGTGGAGACGCAAGCGTCCCCACACCCCTCTCCCATAGAGTAGACTTGGTATCCCAGCCCTCACCCTGAGAAAGGGATAATACCCCTTATAAGAATGTGTGTAGCATACGCGCCCACTCCACAGGAGAGGGGTGTGGGGAAACGCCCGCCTGTGGCGGGCAGTGTCCCCACTTAGCGAAACACCCCAGACAGTTTACGATCTGCCTTCCTCGCCGTGTTTCGAACCGTTCGTTTCGCCTTCTTAAAAAAAGAGCGACCCCTCTTGGCCGCCGATCGTGATAGCCGACGCATCGCCTTGCGCGTTTGCGGAAGAATTCTCAATAGCATGTTGTGTGCCATCTCTATGGAGAGATCTTATAATTTTTGAATAGCATCATGAATGTCCATAAAGGTGAATCGCGACTTATTGCTGATGCCCTCCATGACCGGATCACGAAGGGTCAGCGGTTGGATCCGAAGAAGGGCCTCTTGTGTCAGCATGGTGCGAATGCGGTCCGTTGTCTCGTCCCCGTTTGCATTCCGAATGGCCTTCACAATCTTCATGAGGCAGTCCGCGAGTTCCTCATTAAGCTTGGTAGCCTCCTTGAGCGGCGCGTTCACCTCCACTTGACGGAGAATGGTCTCCACCACTTTCATAAAGGTCTCCGTCGGGATCACATGGTGGCGCGTCAGTTCCGCCAGAAACTGAGAGTATCCGCGACGGTATTTCTTCTCGACATTTCGCTTACACACCTCGTTGTAGGAGGTCGCACTGGTCTCCACGACCTCCTCGAAGATCTCCATATACTGCGCATAGAGAGTGGCCATTTCGGTCAGAAGAACAGGGTAGCTCGCACTGAGTTCGCTCAGAAGTTTCGCATACAGCGGGCAGAAGATTTCCTCCGCCGCCGCCTTTTCAAAGACGACCTTCATGAAGCAGGTGATCATGTCCGTTTGTCCGCTGGAGATAATGTGGGTGATGAATTCCTTGATTTCGGGATAATTGGATTCACTGAATTTGTTCAGCTTTCCGAGGAGAATCGTGTTGAGAATGGTGTCATCCACATTGTCTGATGCTTTTTTGAATTTGCTGACATATTTGGGGGGAGGGCCACGATGCTCGGGGCGACGAGGTTCAGCAGCCACAGAGGGTATAGCAGTCGCAGCAGCCCCAGAGGGCATAGCAGTCCCAGCAGCCACAGAGGGCATAGCAGCCACAGAGGCCCCAGAGGGCATAGCAGTCATAGCAGCCCCAGCAGCTACAGAGGGCATAGCACCCACAGCAGCCATAGAAGCAACCATCGGTGTAGGAGGGCGCGCCTGGGACTTTCCATATCCCGCGCGGCTCGTATCACGATGATCTCCTCTGTATCCTCCACGGTCTCCACGGTCTCCATGTCCTCCACGGTCTCCATGTCCTCCACGGTCTCCATTGTGGCCTCGCCACTCGACCTTTTTCCATCCGCCTGAATCGCCCACATTCTTCATGGAATGGTGGATTCGTTCCATCACAGATCGAACCGTCGCGGAGAGTTTGGGATCCCGGATGTTCTTTCGGAGAGAAAGAACATTCTGGATATCGTGGACAATAGACATCGTAGGGATAGTAATAGAGGTAGAGAAATGTTTAGGTTCGCGGTGTATGGTAGGACTCCCGCGTCTTCAATTTTTATGCACATCACTACACTGCGTCTCTACGATCTCTCGTGAAACATACTGAAAGAAGAGATGAGTTCCGTAGAATCGGTCATGGATACCGCCTGTGCGGCAGAATGGCTCGGAGTCCACACGGCTGCCTCTAAGAAGTGCCTCGTGGAGCAGCTGTCTCAATGGAAATCGGATCCCCATCAACTCCAGCATCTGTGTGGAAAATACACGGCGATGAAGCAGGCGCTCCAGAAACAGCCTGCGCTCTTTTCAGAATGTGAACAGGTCTTTCAGGAGTTTGCGCACATGGAAACCGAAGTGGAGACACTGCTATCAAACTCTGACCTAGAAAAGGAATCCTATAATGAAATTCTCTTTCTGAAGCCCATGTTCCAACCCCTGAATTTTGTCCCTTTCCTTCTGATGATATGGTCCGTGCTGCGTATTTATCTCTTTCCAGGTCTCGCCCTTCTGGTCCCCTTTCTCACCCTTCTCGCCCCCTATTTTCTCCTCACGTTCGTCTTGGAAGTCCCTATCACGTTTCATCGGTATCGTGTTCTCCTTCAAAGCATGCTCTCGGGAAACACGCAGGCTCTTCTGGATCCTCTTACGCTTGCGGCCTCTCCTGCCTCTTCTGGTACCTCTTCCTTTGTGCAAACCGCCAAACAGTGCGGTATGGCGATCTTTACGATCATACAGGGCATTCTTCAGCCCTATTGGACCCATCAGCACCTCTCCTCCATCGATCAGATGATTCAGACCAAGGGTGCCCTATTGATACGATGCCGTGAGCGCTATGAACGCCTTGCAACGTTGTTAGAGGGTGCGGGATGTGTTCCCTTCCGATGCCCTCTTCCCCTCTTTTCGTCCGAGAGAGAGGCAGTTGCCCATGCCATCCTCTCCCCCTTCTATTTCAAGATGATGCTGAAAGTGGTGGGATCCTTGGAGGTATTGGTGCGTCTCGCCCATCATCCTGATCTCCATCCTGTCCGATGGGTGTCCTCGGCAACCCCTGTATTCCGTGCGACAGACACGTTTGACTTTCGTGTTCCCGTGGATCAACGGAAAACCATTTCGGTCCGCATGGATACGAAGCGTCATGCCCTTCTGACGGGCCCTAATAAGGGTGGAAAATCCACTGTCTTACGCGCCCTTGCCGCTTCTGCTCTCTTCGCTCACACCTATGGATGTGCGATGGGACACGTCACGATGACACCCTTTCGCTCCATGTATGTCTGTCTAACACCTGATGATCTTCCTGGATCCAAATCACGATTTGAACGAGAAATTGAATTTACGGCGCAGACCCTTCGTCACGGAGACCAGCCCCTTCTTGTCTTCATGGATGAGCTGTTTCATTCTACCAATCCCCCTGACGCCCTCCGAAGCTGTGAGATCTATTGCCACAAATTGTGGAACAAGCCGCAGATTGTCAGTATCATTAGCACACATTTGTTCGACTTTGTGGAGCGTGCTGCACCGACGGTTCAGCGCTTGTGTTGCCCTGCGACGATGGAGAAGGGAGAGGTGCGATTCAGTTATGAGTTGGTGGAGGGGATCTGTAAGGTGAGCAGTGTGGATAGCTTGTTGCAGCAGAATGGACTCTAAGTGAAGACATAACATCTCCTATGGAGAGGGGTGTGTTTGTGAAGCATACGCTTGCGTCTCCACGGGAGAGGGGTGTGGGGAAACGCCCGCCTGTGGCGGGCAGTGTCCCCACGCGGGATTTCCTCTCAGGAAAAAACGACGCCCCACGTCAGAATGTCATCCCTGAGTGATACCCTTACGATTGGTGTCGTGCTGGTTCTTCTGTTTGGATCCATTGCGCTCTACCTCTACACTCGTATTCAGCAGGCGGAACAGAAAGTAAACCTCCTCGAGTCCATTCTGCTCGATGTCAAGATGAGCGCAGAGATTAAGTCCTATAGCGATCTACCGGCAGACACAGAGGAACGACCCTCTCCTACTGAGGCCGTTGGACCCATTGGATCCACTGTTTCATCGGACTCTACCGAGTATACCATGCTGGATGATCTGGAGAAAGAGTCCACTCCAGACGTAGAGGAGAGTGTCTATCTCCAAATGGAGGATAACGAGGGACAGACGGAAGTAGAGGAGCTGACAAGCGACAAACTGGTCGCAGAAGAGCTAACAAGCGATACAGCAGATTCCTCCGATCTGTTGCTTCATGCTGCTCCCCTAGTATCCTATGAGAACATGACGCTGAAGGATCTTCAGACCCTCGCTAAATCCCGTCACATTACGGGTGTGAGCACCATGAAGAAGAGTGCCCTAGTGGATGCGCTCAAAGCCTCTCAGGCTGATTCCCTCATAGAGGAGATTGTAGCGTGATTTTATAGGCACCATTAGCAGACCATGGACCTCTCTACGTCTTTTCCAATCGCATGGGGCACCGAATATCGCGCGGCCCAACGGTCCCAGCCCCCCATGAAAGACATGTTTCCCGTGAGAGATGCGAGATACCCCGCCTATGCGGGTGTGATGAGTGATGGCCGTCAAGTGACGGATTATCGCCCCCAGTGCTCCAAGAATGTCGCCCCTCACGCCCAGTTTCATACGAAGCGATGGATGATTCAGCATGCGGATCACTTGATGGAGGAAGCTCGCCGACGCCAAGTGGAGTGGTCAGGCGCCTCCCTTCCGATGGCAAACACCGTCCCTCCTCCTGCACGCGTCGTCCGATCTACCCCGTTCTCTTCTGTTGCAACGGACACGAATCTGAAGCACGGGCACGGAGTGGAGCGCGCGGATGCGCAGGCCCCGCCTCTGTTTGGCACCTTTTCCTATGAGCCGACCATGAGCGAGATTCAGAACAACCGCAAGAACATTCACGGAACCACGATTCAAGAGGGTGGACGGAACTCCAAGCGGGGCACCTAAAGACCCTTTAGGCCCTACGATATCTTTTGATTCACTGTTGTGACTCACAAGATTTCCACATCACTCCTCTCGCAGAGATTCCAGCACCATCGGAGTCGGCGGCTCTGGGGGACAAAGAGGGCCTCTTACTGGCGTTCCCACAGGTGTTCCCCCAGGAGTAATGGCAAGATGAGCCTCAGGAGAATGATTCAAATAATACCGCGTCACAAGAACAGACACGATAAGATCTGCTACAATTTCCGCGAGAAGCATATCGATTTGCGACAATAAAATATTAAGATAAATGAACCAATCCACCCAAAAATAGACCGCGGTGACCATTGTAATTTCATAGGCGAGAGGGGCGATTCCAGGGGGTTTAAAGGCGGTCCGATCCTGAATCCGATGGGTGAGCCATGGGAGAAGGAGATCATGGCAGGCGGTTCGGATCATGCTGTTGATGATACAATAGCTAATTACTCCAATATAGAGGCTCATCCGATCAATGACGAATCCCATGATCATCAGGGTAGAGGAGGGGCCAAACCGATAAAAAGAAACATCTGTGGGATTTGCATACCGATACAATAAAGAAATCGTCGTCCCCACCATAATCATCCACGCTATGATGATGCGACTGACGATGCGCTCAATCATTTAGGGGTTTACATCATGGGCCCTTTAGGACATCTTAAACGTAGAGCGTGATACTCTACTAGAATCATGAAGAGAGTCCTCGCCTTTGATATTGGAATTAAGAATCTCGCATTTGCGGTGGTCGATCGGACTGCGCAACAGGTGCTCGCCCTCCAGCAGATCAATCTTCTCCCGTCTGTCACCGCCGTCACATGTTCGGTGTGCGCCCTCAAGGCCTCCTATCAGGTGACACGCCCCTATTGTAAACGGCACATCCCTAAGACGCATACCGTGCTAAAAGAACTGACAAAGAAACTTCCTACGCTCCCTACTCTGAAGGAGCTCGCACAGACGCATGGGTGTGTCCCTACCGCGCCAGGGAAACAGGGGGTTCTTGATGCGCTGGCAACAAAGTTTGCCTTTCCCTATACGCAGCCCAAGCAGGCCAATGCCTCACATGCCTCTCTGGAGATCATTCATGATGGTTTGCGAGAGATGGTGCGCACCTACTGGGACCTGTTCTCTACCTGCTCCCATGTGTTACTGGAGAATCAACCGGCGTTTACGAATCCGCATATGAAATCGGTTCAAATCCTGCTGTATGCCACGATACGGGAGGCGTATTTACAAGCGCAAGCGACTCCGCAGATCCGTCTCGTTCATGCGAAAAAGAAGATGACCACGGCACCCAAGGGAGACGCAGGCTACGCCGAGCGCAAACGGGGGTCCGAAGAGCGTCTTGTGAATCTCTTTGAATCAGAAGAGATCACAGGCCCCACCTTTTACGAAGCATGGAAACGAGCCCCCAAAAAGGCAGATATGGCCGATGCGCTCTGTATGTGTATGGACCTAGAATAGAATGCCTTCTCTATGGGGCGTGCTATCGGTATCGGTTGTTGGCCTCTATGGAATCACTCTCCTCCTGTTCTTGCGGACATATGATGTCTTTCATCTCATCGCCTTTCTCGGCCTCCTCCTTATCCGAACCCTATCTGAGGGCCTCAAAGCACAATGTAAGGGATCCACATGCCCTCGCCCCCTTGGAGCAAAGGACTGTAACACGTTCTGTTCGGATGGGAATCAAGAGGGGCGCCCTGGTATGCCCTCTACTCATGCGGCATTTGTCACGTTCTTTGTCACATACTATACACCCTTCCTGTCTGCCCCTCTTCGTGCCCTTGCCACTCTCTATGCGGCGGCGGTGATCTATTCACGATATGCGAAGAAATGCCACAGTGTCATCCAGCTGGCGAGCGGATCTGTCCTGGGAGGTGGGATGGGTCTGCTTCTGTTTGCGACCATGCAGGGGGTGCGTCCATGATCGTGCTTAAAAAACCACTGATGTGGAAAGACATATGAGCAGTGTATCCATCTCCGACATGCAAAACTTTGTAGAGAACATGGGTTCCGCGCCTATGAGCTCCAATGTAGGAAACATTATTGAATTGGGTGGAGAGGATCTAGGAGATGACTTGGGTGCGAGCCTTTTTACGAGCACCCGTGTCCCTTCTCGTCCGGCAGGACAAAGCGTAAGTGCCGCCGAACCCATTCAGGACATTGGTATCGGTATTGAACCTCTAGAGTCCATCTCGTTTGATCTTCCCTCCGAATCTCTCCCTGAGATTACCATTCAGAAGTCATCGGATCCGTTTTCGTCTTCGTCTTCCTCTTCCTCTATGTTTTCCAATTCACAGACTGCATCGGGTCCCTCGATCTCATTGGCCGCTCCCACCCGTCTCTCGGTGGAGGAGGAGCGCAAAAAGAAGATGGAGTTGATCAACAAACTGAACCGTCTAGAGTCCAAGGGATACACCATGACGAAGCGCTTTACGATGGACAACACGCTGGAAGAGATTCAGAGCGAGTTTGAGCGCCTGTCGGATGCAAAGAGCCTGGAGGCCTCTCTCCGATTTCAGCGCCAGTGTCTCATGGGTGTAGCCACGGGCGCGGAGTTTCTTAACAGTAAATTCAACCCGTTTGACTGGGAACTGGACGGATGGTCCGAGTCTGTCCACGAGAACATTGAGGACTTTGATGAGGTATTTGAGGAACTGTATGACAAATACAAGGGTCGCGGAAACATGCCGCCTGAAGCCAAGCTCATGATGTCTCTTGTGGGCAGTGGATTCATGTTTCACATGAGCAATTCCTTTTTTAGGTCGAAGATGAGCAACGTAAGCTCAGACGACATATTCCGAAATAACCCTCAACTGGCGAAACAGTTTGCTGCTGCTGCGGCGAATCAGGCGGGCCCTGGCTTTGGAAACTTCATGGGGGCCGCGATGGGTGTTCCGCAGCAGGCACAGCAATACCAGCAATATCCTCAACAGCAGCAACAGCAACAAGGACAGCCAACGGGCCCTTTCTATCAGTCCTCTCAGGCACCGATGCCGCAGGTCCCCCAGCCCATGGCGGCTCAACAGCCGACACCAGTCCGTCGTGAGATGAAGGGTCCGACATCGGTGGACGAGATTCTGAAGACGTTTCAGGAGGTGCGTGCGGCCGACATGGAGGGCCCTACGTTTGCGACCCCGCCGATGTTTCAGTCGCCCGCACGTCAGGCGATGCAAGAGATCAATAGCATTCCTGCGAGCCCACGATCGGATGACATGGAGAGTGTCTATACCACGACGAGCAACCCGCAGAAGCGGGGCCGTCGCAAGCCGAGTGTGCCGGTTGGCAATACGATGACGCTGAACTTGTAAATGGAGGCATTCTGCCCCCATACCCCCGTGGAGACGCAAGCGTATGCTTCACAAACACACCCCTCTCCATTGGAGATGACTAGGTATTCACCCTCTTTACGGGAGATAATTAGGTATTCACCCTCTTCACGGGAGAGGGGTGTAGATATGCGTCATCTCCACGGGAGAGGGGTGTGGGGACGCTTTGCGTCTCCACGGGGGTATGGGGGCGCTCCGCGCCTCCATCTACATATGAAGCAGCGTCATATTCGCCGCATAAATATCCTTTGCCGGCACATGATCCTCCTCGGGATCCTCTTTGACGACATAACGGCTCGCCTTGGAACTCAGGCGATGAAGGATTTCCTTCTCTTCAGGGGTCATCTCCCCCTCTTTCTTTTCACAGCTTGACCCCTTTTTACCATTGGTGCCAAAGAGGCACAGGGCGGAGTTTTCATTAAACAAATAACCGAGAAAGAGGACAACACCCAGCGTCGCCCAGAAGGCAACCCAGATGCTGCGCGTGGCAACGAACAGAACAGTAAAAATCAGAATCCGCCGAACCCATGGGAGTTGAAGGAATTGTTCCTGTTGTTTCGTCACTTCTAAGCCGATAAAGCGCCCTCCCAAATTGAGAATGAGCATCATCAGACCGATGAAATAGGGATTCGTATTGAACAGGTGGAGCACAGTATCCAAAGGACTCATGGCGACCATACTGGATGCCGCCATCTGGCCCATGCTTGCCGCCACCGGAAGACTCATGGTTTGTCTGATATTCATGCATTTATAATTCAGAGAAGGGTGTCAACAGGGTTTCCATGTCATTCAAGTAAAAAAAGAGAAGAAGGGCGACCAAGAGGCCCACGGCAGGAGACCAGACCGCCGCAGAAAGCAGAAGGCCGACGATCAGGATACGCCACATGGGGTATTGATAGAGGTTGGTCAACACGGGGCCATATTCCTGTTCAAATACAGTTCCATAACGAAGAAGGAGACCCGCTGTGAGAAGAATCACGATGGCACAGGCGATGCCATTGGCATTCCGATCTACCGATAGAAACGAAGGCCACATTCTGTTTGTATCCCCTGTTTTTATCTTATGATTGAACGGGCTGTGTGGTCACACGATCGGTGGAGATCGCCGCGGGTGTTTCACCGAGCACCTTTTCGACAAACCAGCGACGACCCGACACTTTCTTTTCGGAGGTTCCTCCATCAAATCCCTCTAGCGAACTCAAAGGGTTACGAACGGCGCCGTGAAGAATCAAGAGAAATGCCATGGCGGTCAGTAGACCGTAGATCCATCCGAGTCCATGAACCACACCATAGACGGCACCAATGGCAAGCAGTCGGCCGAGTAGAGAATCCGCAAACATGCGAATATTCATAGGAACCACATGGGCATAGGTAATGAGAAGAACCATAATGGCGCCATAGAGAAGGGGAAAGGGGGAACTCATCGTTATGTGTTGAAGCATGGCGGACATCCTGATACATGCTTGTTTTCTTTGTGGCCTACGATGCGTAATGAGGCAATCGCGAGATCATAGATTGTCTCTCATGGGTAGTAGGAGAGAGGACATGAACTATTGTTCGTTAGAAGATGCCTTTCAAGAGGGGGCGCCCTCTCCGGGATGCGGTGGCGATCAGGCTACCAAACAGGCACGAAGGGAGGAGCGCCGCAAGGCGCGACGCTGCAAGGGACCCGCGGCGACCTATCTGGACTTGGATCCTGATCGGCAGAATATCCCCCTTCCTGAAGTGAATGCGATGAATCACGTGACGGGGTTGCGCGAGCATGTGCCCGTGACGGCGCAAGAAGAGGGCTTTGCCTCAGAGCTGATCCATGTTCAGCCCGCCTCTGTTCCTGCGGCGTCTTCCAAAAAGAGATTCTTTGGAGCGGATCCGGATGATGGATTTGCCGACTATGAGCCAGATCAGCGGGACAGCCCTACTGATTTTATGGCGGCCTTCCAGCCATCGGGTGTGGTGGGTCCTCTGCCAAGCCCCTCGATGCAACAAGAGTGGAAGCCGTTGACGGCGAGTGGCGCCCAGACGGCATTTATTGAGCATTTGCCGCCGCCAGGGGGTCAGTATGCGCCGAGTGCACCGAGGGTGCCAAGGGCGCTGAGGGGGGGCGAGCTTTCTATGGAGGATATCATGAAGAAGATGGATCGTATCATGGCGCGATTGGATGATGCGCATACGGCGTCTCCTGAGCAGGTGATGTCAGAGATGATGATGTTTATTTCGAGCGGGATTTTTGTGCTGTTTTTGATGGATCTTCTGGTGAAGAAGGGAAGCACATTGCGATTTTAATGCAATTCTAAGGGAATAGGAATGGATCAGAGGAGCATGGTTGCTCATCGGATCGATACCTTTTATTACTTTGCTGTGCGTTGTAGCGCTACGCATTTCTACGCGCTGCGTTTCTTCCGTGTGCGACGGTTGGCTTTCCGACGGACTCTGGTGGACCCTCCCAATGCCACACTTGCAAATCGCGTTGTCGGTGTAATGAGCCCGCTACGTGTCAGTTGATTGACTGGTCCTCGTCGCTCCGTCGTATAGACCGATGGCCCCCCTCTTTGGTCAATCTGTCTCACTTGCCCCTTTGACCGTGCCTGTGGCTGTGCCGTTGCAGATTTCTGTTCAAACTGAGTCACAAGTCTATTGACGGATCGTCCAACTTGCCCCTGAAATTCAGACTCTATCACTCTGTTCATAATGTCAGATGGCTTGCTGCAAGTGATCTGCGTCATACCATATTTCGCCATCGTATCCGTAAATTCAATCGTTCCCATTGTCGTAATTGCATTATGGTTGATCAGTGTCTGAAGGAGCTCTTCTAGATAATAGGCAACATCATGCCCACTTAGAATCTGCCCCCGATATTTCTCAAACTCTTGATCAAGAGGGCTATCTTTCATACCCATCTTTATCATGGTGTCATACACCTCATCTAGTGCATGATTCATATTATCCATACTGTAAGGGGTATCCTGGGATATTCCAGGAAGTAAAGGGCGAAATGCTTCACGAATCGTTAACAAGGGAGTGATGTCTATGTAAGGAGTGGGAGGAGGATTGTTTGCATCTTGTGAGAGATTGACAACAGTAAAGATACAGAACGTATTCTCTGTTTGTGCTGTATGCTTCTGAATCAATTCAATCAGTGGACCCCCATTTCCTTCCTCGCGAACACCCTGCCCAAAGCAGTGAAGTTGATGGGGACTACATTGGAAGGGGGCACACTCATCCATGAAAGGGGGTGTTCGCGTTTGTTCGCCAAGTTTCTTACGAATACTTACACTAATAAAGGACCGAAGCCGCGCAAGACTGTCGTTGATAAAGACTCCTTCTTTGACACGCTGCTTGCACATGGCACCAGTAAGATATCCACTCATCTCGCTCTTTGTCATAATGACAGTGGCCTTAGGATGATATGCGCGCGTCATAAGGGATTGAAACAGTAGTTGAAATCTCACGGGGCTATTGGTATACCATACAAGGATCTTTGTAAGTGCAAAGGTGTTTATATTATGAGGATCATCTGGCACATTAGCGCCACTAGAACGTTCTTGAACATGCACACGATAAAGATAAAATATTCTATCATATGTACCGCTATACTTCGTAAGAGTTGTCATCCCTTCAGTTGCTTTAACTACCGTTCCATAAGAGCGAAATGTGATTGTAGTATAATCAGATATTGCGCTTGGACGCAGACCTTCAGCACTATAAAGACCATTTAGAAGTCTATACATTTCTTTACAATCATGTTCAATCGCATAAAATTCATCCATAACATCTCCAGATAGCAAATAAGATAGAATAGCCCTTTTCCTTCTCTTCTGCTCCTCAGTCTTCTGTGGATTATTCAGGCCAAAGTCACTCAATACGAATGTTTCATCCCTATCACGTGTTAGACCCTTCAACACCCTATATTGATGTTGATAGATATCAAAGCGTGCAATCACATTCGCATCTAACGATGTGAATTTTTCTGACCTTTTTTGTTGTCTTGCAAATGCAATAGACACAAATTTGTCATTCTCATCATTATAAAATGAGTCAAGATATGACCGCATAAGATCATCAGCCTTTTCTTTCATCATCGTCTTCACCCCATCTTCAATGTTCTTTACCTCAGCTTCTATCAACCGCGTATCACCGATGATGCCTTTGACAACAGAATTACTGCACATGAATTCGTTCTCTACTCCCGCAAAATCACAAACGATAAAAACAGCACTGTTGCTTTCTTGGCTACTGCTGGTAGAGCTTATAGCGTTGGCAGAGCTTGCATTGGCGGAGCTTGCATTAGCAGCACCTGCGGCAGCCGCTTCACCTGAAAAGGTCAGAACACAAATGACATGGCTTCGTGAACTCTGTGGATTGTTGGGAGTGGGTGCGGTGTTTCGTTTCGTGTCAATGTATTCTACGATCTCTGTCGCCAATGGTATATTCGTCGAGGAAACCCATCCATTCCGTGTAGGCGTATAGGAAAACTCCTGCGCATTGCTACAATCTGTGTAGCGAATCTCATGGCGTGTTGCCTTTCCATCTTTGTCTAAAACCGTGCGATGTAGTGTGTTGTCTGACGTAGAGGAGAAGGCTCGGCATTGCCCATTGCGAGATTCATCAGATGCACTGGCATCCAATTCATAAATGACCACCTTACAAGAGATAAACCCCTTTCCTCTCTCAGTGCTTCCAATCAATTTATTCGCCACAAGAGCTAGAAGACCAGGTGTGGGTGGATTGGTGTGTTTCGCATAGACCAGTGTCGTTGTTTTGCCACTGCCTGATGCGCCATATCCAATCACGGTAACGGCCTCTCTCTTACGCAACCGATTTTCCACGGCATCCACAAAGACTTGATCTTGGGAGATCGCATGACTGTTCATCTGGGGTGCATAAATCTTTGTAAAAGGTCCATAGCGATAGGTTGCTTGATTTTGTTTCACCATATCATTGATCACCCTTCCACGTGCATCATATAGCGATACAGGAGTAGAGTTATAGGTCATTGTCAGGCTTTGATTAGATGTATCGATTGTATATCCAAATCGTGGATTGCCTACAAAGGGTGTTTTACTAGACAGATACAAAAACGTAAGAAGAGGTGAATCCTTGTTGTGTCTACTGGCGAGTCTATCACTGCAAGGAGTTGCTCGTAGAATCACGAGACTCGTTTCATTCTTTTCAAAATGCTCCTCCGTAAATGACTTGATACTTGCCACGGTCTGATTAATGATATCGATGTAGGGCGATTGATTGCTAAGCCCTTTATGACGTAATCCAGTGATCAGATAATATAGAAAGATATCAATTCGCATGCCTTTCTCACTACCACCGCGAGATGTGCCGCCATTGGCCCCACTGACGTTAGATGCTGCAGTAGCTGACTCAGAAGATGAAGAAGATGCAGTAGCTGACTCACTGACTGCAGCAGTAGCTGACACAGTGGCAGAAGCGGACCCAGTGGCATTAGCGGAAGCACTTGCAGCAGTAGCGGACTCACTAGGGCTGTCCCGTAGATAGCCTGTATATTCCGCATACATCCCCTCTCCGAGAAGCGTCCTCATCATTTCCTCTTCAGGCAATGGTGAAAACAGAGTCACAAAGGGGTTACGTTGAAGACACCCCTGCAGTTCTGGATCATCCTTCAGATCATCGGCACGAATGGCAGCTGGTTCGCGTAGTAGTTCTCTCCATGGTAGAAAATAGGTTTGAGTCAGACGATCACTCAACTCATTCACGGTATCGGTTGTAACAGGTTGAACCGAGAGGATCGGTGCAGGAACTCCACGCAGGTTGATGAGACGGGAGTGTGATGATACCTGTTCTAGTTGTTGTAGTTGTTGCTGTAAGTCTCTATTTTGAGCAGTCAAATCTGTGATCTGACGCTTCGTTTCGGCAAGTTGACTCGTTTTTTCTTGTATCGCTTGTTCTGCTTGCTTTTTTTCATTTTCAGCAACTTTTAGTGCTGCCAGTATAACAGATTCATTCATTGCGATCATCCTTTGAACTTCTTCATTCTTTGTTTGTTTGAATGTAATCATGTCCTCACGATGTTTTTCTTTCAAATATGCAATATCTTCCTTATGTGCCTCAATCTGTGGTCTATAGTTCTCAATTGCAGCTTGTGTTTCCCTTGCAGCTTCTTTTAAACGCGCCATGGTCGCGGTATGTGTTGCGCTCGTGCTTTTTAATAATCTGGTCGCCTCATTCTTCTCTCCTTCCACACGCTCCATCGCAGTAGTGTGTTCCTTTCTCAGTCTGTTCAGTTCTGCCTGTAATGCTTGAGCATGAACTGTATTTTTTTCAGAAAGTGCGGCCGCATGAGATGCCTCTAATTCTGTGCGAGTTGCATTGATTCGTTCCTGGATCTCTCCCACACGTGCTTCGGATTGTTTTACTTTCTCTAGAGTTTCTTCCCTCTCTGCCGCATGACGAGCCTCAAGTCTCTCTTTTTCCTCTTTTGCTGCGACGATCGTCTCTTCCAGTTCGCGTGCGGCTTTCGCGACGTTAGCCTCATATGTGGCGGTCTGTTGCTTGAGATCTGACTCTAACAGGCGTATCCTCTCTAGATCTTGCCCCATTTTTTCAGTGGTCTCATTCATTCTATTTGTCAATGTGGCAACAGTTGCATCTGATTTCGCACGCTCTTCCTCGCTCATTCTAGCCCGTGAGGTGGTGTTAGCAAGCGTCTGCTCTAATGATGTGATCGTAGAGGTCGCTTCTACGCGTGCTTGCTCAGCAGCTGCAATCTGTTTCTGGAGTTCTATATTTTTCTCCTGAATATCTTGTTGCTGTTGTAGTAGTTGTGTTTGTTCTGCTTTGACTTCTGCGGCTTCAGCGGCGGCGTCTGCTGCGCGTTGAGCAGCTTCTCTAGCATTCTGTTGTTCTTGCACTGCAGCAGCCCTTGCTCTACTCAATGCCTCAGCAGCTGTTTTCGCCTTCGTCTCTGCCGCTGCTGCACGATCCTCTGCCTCTTGTTGTGCAGCAATTGCTGCATTCTTATTTCTCTGACTGGCTGATAGGGTATTCGTAGACGCTCGATTCGCCGCCTCTAACGCCGCTTGCATCTCAGCAGATGCCGTCGCAGCAGCGGCTTGTATCCTATTCATTTCTTCTTCCGCATCAGACGCTGCCTTAGTAGCTGCATTACGTTCAGCATCCAATGCCTGCCTCTGTGTCTCTATCTTTGCCATCTGAGATGCCCACTCTGCTCTCTGTCTCTCAAACTCAGCGTCCTGCGCTATTTTTTCTGCTGTGGCCCCTGCAGCGGCGGCATCCATCGCCTCTTGCTGAGCTGTCGCTTGAGCTGTCATCGCGGCCACATGTTCCTCTCGCGCCTGTGTGAGTTGCGCAGCAAGATTGGCTGCATACTGCTGCTGGCCTTGTTGAAGGGCCTCCGCATGAGCTCTCTCGAGGGATTGGCGTTGTTCGTTCGCCGCATGAACGAGATCACTCTGCCTTTTTAGTTCTGCGGCGTGCCGTTCATTGCGCTCCGCATTGGCAGCGTTGCGCGCTGCATTGGCAGCGTTGCGAGCCTCTTTTTCTGCTGCCATATGAAGCAGCCTCGCATTCCGCTCAGCTAGAGCCGCCTTCAGCTGATTTCGTTCAACTTCTGCCGCACGTAGAGCCTCCTCCTGAGCGGCCTGCTGAGCGATAGCAGCCTGGGCTACATCGTCAAGACGAGTCATCTCATTCCGATCCTTTTGTCGCGCATTGGCAGTCTCAGCATTTCGTCTCTTCTGATTTTCTGCATTCTGACCTCGCCGAGCTTCTGCGGCATTTGCTCGCGCTTGTGCTGCCGCAGCCCTCTCCTCTGCCAAGTCTGCTCGTGATTGTGCCGCCGCAGCCTTCTGGTCTGCGTCTGTCTTCACACGTTGTTGCTCTATCAGCCGCGCTTCCATCTCTGCGATCTGCGCCTGCTGAGCTACCGTCTGAGTTCCACTTGCTTCTTGGGCTTGTTGGATATGAGCCAATCCCCCCTGTAGTCGTTCGATCTCTGCCTCTGCTGCTGCCGCTCGTGCTGCCGCCTCGTCTGAAAGACGTTTCTGCTCCGCTGCTGCGGCATCTGCTTCCGCCTTCTGAGCCTCTAATTGAGCTTGAAGATCAGCGGCGGCTGCGACCCTCTCAGCCTCTAACTGAGCATTCAGTGTATCGAGTGAAGCCTGCTGATCTGCTAGCTGAGCTGCCAGCTGAGTTGCCATTTCTCGCCGTTTCACTTCCCGTTGTTCCTCCTCCAGACGAGCCGCATCTGCTGCGAGTTGTTGTCTTTCTAGCTCTGCATGTTGTGCTGCGATCTGCGCTGCTTGAGCCTGAAGCTTTCTGACCTGTTCATGTTGAGATGCAGTGAGATTGTTACGATTCCGTGTAAGACTCTGCAACGCACTATCCAATCGTTCGGCCTCCACCTGTGCTGCTTCCAGCTGAGCCGTTAGCTGAGTCGCTTGTTCTGCCGCCTGCTGCGCTGCTATAGTCGCATCTGCCGCCTGCTGATTTAGAGCACCCCTCTGCAGCTCTAGAGACGCCTCAAGCTCTGCGATGTGTTCCGCCTGCTCCGCCGCACGCCGATCAGCTTCTGCGGTGATTGTGGCTGCCTCTTCTCTCGCTCTTTTTGCGGCCGATTCCATGTCCGCTACTTGTTGAGCAGCAGCACGTGCAGATTCATCTGATATTTTTACTTGTGCTGCAGCGGCATCCCGCGCGGTGGTTGCTCGGGAAGCCTCTTCTTGAGCAATGTGCATGTCTCGACGAGCAGCCACCAGCTCTGCATTCGCGGCAGCTATGGCATTCCGAGCAGCTCTATTACGATCGTTTCCTGCCAGATTAGATGCAGCTATCTGCCTAGACATATCTTCCTGAGCCGCAGCGATACGAGCATTTGCCTCTGCCACATTCTGCTGAGCTATCATAGCTGCACGTTCGGCTTCTTCCGCCCGATTCGTCGCGTCTGCTACTAGTGCCTCTGCTGCAACCTTTTCCTCATTCGCTACACGTGCTGCTTCATCCTGTTCTGCTGCTTGCTGAGCAGCGGCTGCCGCCCGCTGATTCGCCCCTTCCAGTTCTCTTTGTCTTTGATCTAGCTGCGTAGTAAGCGTATCGATTAGCGTCGCTTGTTGCGCAGCGGCCTCCGCGGCTTCTCTAGTGGCGGTTTCCAGCCGAGCCTCTAGAGCTGCCGCTGCGGCGGTGGCTACTGCCTGCTGAGCCGCCGCCTGCTGAGTTGCAGCCTGTAGATCTGCTTGTGCGGCGGCAGCTTCCGCTTCCAGTCTACTGCGGTTTGTGCCAAATGTTGCGGCGGCTGCCGCCGCAGCTGCTTCCGCTGCGGCGGTGGCTGCTGCCTGCAAGGCCGCCAGCTGAGCTACTGCTTCGGCATTCGCAGCGGCTTGAGCAGCTCGCTGTTTCGCCAGCTCAGCCTGTAGCTGAGTAGCTGCATCTCTAGCAGCCTCCGCATCCGCCATTGCAGCATTCATCCGTGCCTTCTGAGTCGCCAACTCGGCAGTATGCGCATTTCGATTTGTCTGCCGACCCGTTTTCTCTGCTACTAGATCTGCCTGAGCAGCCGCCAGAGCCTCTGCAGCGGCGGCATGAGTCTCCCGAAGAGCCGTCATCGCAGCAGCATCTGCATCCACTTGATTCTGAAGAGCAGTCACTTGAGCAGCTGCTGCTTCCGCCGCATCAGACGCCTCTCTGGCCCGTTTATTTGCTTCTAGTCGAGCCGTGCCTTGTGTCAAAAGAGCCGCATCATGTGCTGCCCGCTGCTCTTCCAACGCACGTGTTGCCTCCATTCGAGCATCCGCCAGCTCTTGCTTAGCGGCATCTAGCTCCACCTGAGCCCCTTGTAGAGCTGCAGATGTCAACGCTGCGTTTGCTTGAGCATCGACTAGTCGCGCATCAACCGCAGGTGCAGCAACCGCAGGTGCAGCAACAGCAGCTGCTCTTTCTGCCTCCTGAATCGCAGAAAGTCTATTCCGATTTGCTGTGACTTCTGCCAACTGAGCCGTGAGTCTGTCGATTTGTGCTTGTAGCTCCGCACTCGTTACATCTAGAGCTGCACGTGGAGCAGAGGAAGAGGAAGAAAATTGTGTATTTGGTTTATTAGGATCATCACCATTACCGCCATCTCTATCCTCTTCAAAGGCTTTCACTACTGCAGCTGCAGCTTCCGTATATACAGAAGAAGACTCATCGGTATACTGTAGGTTCTCCATGCTCGCCAGATCCGCACAGAGCACACGAGTGGATTCATTGGTCGTAATGAAGATATACCCATCATGTGTATAATAGTAATAAGGAGCGGGAGGAGCAGAACTACCCTGTAGAAGAGAGGCATCGGGAGAACTCAATGAACCCAATAGCTTGTCAGACGCCTCCTTTTCCTGAGCCTTCGCTGCGGCAAGGGTATCACTGTCTGCAGCATTCGTCGCAGCCTGCGCCGCGTTCGCACGCTTGCCTTTCTCTTGAGTGAGAGCCTCTTGAGACCATCGAGCGCCATTCAGCGTATTCAATGTGGTCCGTGTCTCGTCGGGAACAAGTCCGCTCAACCATTTCATCGCAAGAGTTTGAAGAATGGCACGAACAGGTTCACAATGAGCCGACTGGAGAATCGTCTGATGTGTTTGACAGGTGCCATGATACAAGGCGAGCAGCATCTCCTTTCTTTTCTCTACAGTCAATGATTCCATTCCGTAATAGGTTAAAATTTGTGTGTGAACATTTGTTTCCTTTTTGCCCGCTTCACTCTCAGGATGGTGCCACTTAATCACGTCTGGTCCGATCGTCATCTTTTTGGATAGACCTGATGAAGCATTGGCCACTTTTTCGACGGTAGCCTCTGCAGCCTGCGTTGCCTGCGTTGCCTGTGTTGCCTGTGTTGCCTGTGCTCCCGCCTCTGCCGCTTTCGCCTCCGCCGCTTTCGCCTCCGCCGCTTCCGCCTCTTCAAATGCCTTCACTGCGGCGGCGGACATCTCTTCGGCCATGTCTAGCGGAGCTGACATTCTACTCTACCTCTTTATTTTTATGGATAAACCAAACGCCCACCAAAACGATTAAGACTAATGATCACATATTTGTTATCTTTACCAGTCTCAATATGAGTAGTTATAGTAGCTGTTGGACATACTATATCGTTCACTTTATATGTATTAGGGGTCTCAGTTGTATATGCCTGTATGATATCTTTTAATGTTTTATTAGAATTAATTGGAAGGGGTAGTGTCATCAATAATGATCGTTGTGATGTAGAAGATACCTTTGGATCGTCACACTTCTGTATAGAATAGGTATCGATCTGAAAGAGACTACAAAGCGTTTGTCTTTGTGAATGATCTTTATATCCCCCTTTTATCTGTGTATTATCCAAAGAATCAATGACATATAATAGTATACTCCTGATAAACTCCATTGGATCCTGCTGTTGATATAGCGGTGTATTTGGAAATAATGTAGCGTACACATCTTCATATTCCTTTGTACATGTGACGGTAGCATTTGTAGTTGCATACTGTTGAAAGATCCGCTGGATAATCAATGTTTTTTCATTAATATCTGGAGGAAGATGATAGTGTGTAGGATCAAATGATTCGATATATGCACGATACTCAGGAATATGATAGAACATCTGAATCGCTGCATTCATCCAACAGGACTGTCCAAGGTTTTTGATCCCACGATGTCCCGCATCTTCGCCTCCACCACGTTCAAACAAATAGACGTATCCCTCTTTGATCTCTTCAGGACGTTCCTGATGTTGAGGAGGAGCTGAATCATCATATCGGATCCATCGTTTTGTTGGATGTTGTTGATTCAGTGGATCACGATAAAAATAGATATAATGTCCTGATCTATCTGTGGATCCTATGTGTTGGATCATTCCTCGTAGGTCATACTCACCTCCTCCAATCAGTTCTTTATCTTCAACACTTTCTTCATCTGATATTTTATATGACTCAAAACGAACATTACCAGCCTTCACCTTTGCAACAGCATTCGACAGTTCACTAGGATTACTCCCGTTCAAAAGAGGGATCATATGAATCATAGTATCTAACTTGTGCCCAGTGCTATATTGAAGAGCCTTTGTAAGATACTCAATATCCTCTTTCACATTCTGAGAAAGAGAAGTCGCAGCAGATGTAGCAGCAGATGTCGCAGCAGATGTAGCAGCAGATGTAGCAGTAGAAGACGGCTTCACAAGGGCCACAGAAGAGACTAGAGGACCAGTAGGAGGAGGAATAATCTTAACAGACGTAACAGCACCAGAAGGCTTCACAGGAGCACCAGCAGACCCTAATGTAGACGCATTCACAGGAGCACCAGCAGCAGCACCAGTAGCAGCACTAGTAGCAGCACCAGTAGCAGAAACGACAGGAGCATCTGTGGGTTCAAACACAGCAAACCCGTTACGTTTCCACGAATCATCCCATTCTACAGATACTGTAACACTTCCATTTTTATAGAGAGCAAACTTCGTATCCATACGACGCACAGCAGTATCGGGAGACAAGATCAACCCATAGACATTCGTGTTCGCAATGGCGCCTGTCCGATATCCATAGAGTTCCATCGCATATCGCAAGACATCCATGTCCTCCACTTTTTCCTTATGATAAGAGAGAAACCGACGAAACCCTTTTAGAGGCAATACAGGGTTTATCTGATCCATAAATGCGATAAGGTCAAACGTCCCCTCTTCATTCACAGGAGACCCAAGCATCCATGAAAGAAGGCCATGTGTCCCTTTGACTCCACTATTTTTTACTGGAGAGGGTAGGCGATGCATACCCTCGTGGAACTTCGCAAATGTTCCCGTGAGATCACAGCTCAACAGTGTAATTGCCTTTTCATGAAAGGAGATGGTGAGCTGTGTCCCTTTCCGCTCAATCGTTCCACATCCTATATCCATCTTTGTAGGGCCAGAAGGAAAGCGAACGCGTTTCAACAGCGCCTGAACACGGCGATCCACAAAGGGCTGAAGAATGCTACACAGTGGTGTGGCTGTTTCTGTAATGGGTGCACAGGAAGGGTTCTCTGGCACATCTTTATCTGCAGTAAATGTTTTGGTAACGCCAAATGATGAAGCACTGATAGCAGGATAAACACGTCCATGTGGAATAGCATATAGATCAGCACCACCATGCATGCCTGGAATAGAAACATTTGGAGCATCGGGTAACAAACTCGCACCTCCGTGCATGCCCGCAATATGAACAGGAGGGGCAGAAGGTAACAGACTCTCCATGCCGCCACCACTCATACGAAGAATGGGCGCTTCAGCAACAGGCAATAGACTGGCCATACTACTATCCCATGGAAAAGAACGGAACCTAAACCGCACGACATGTTAAGGCACATGGAGCCCTATGTATCGGATCCGCAAACCCGCAGAAAAAAGATGGAATGTAAGCCTGAACTCGTCATCTCGAGTCTTCAGCGTTTCTATGCGCACCAGCCCGACATTGAGAAGGTCCTTCAGTATTTGAATGGCGAGGCGCCGTTGAGTCTTCGTATCATTGACTGGTTTGTCACGAAATACAGTCGGAAGGCCTTTGTTCGGTATACGCTCCACGGCCAGGAGTTCCTCGTCTATCTCAGCTACAAGGGACAGCTCAAGGCGTATTCCAAACAATATTTTGATCCCAACTGTCGTCGGGAACGGATCATGTTCTCCATTCCGAATCATGAGCCTTTCATGACAACGATTGGAAAGCTGAACTTTTTCCGATGGGCACTGGAAACCAAGATGCTCGAGTATATGGAAGCCCATGAGGAGGAGATCCGCACGGGATACAATACGTATCTGAAAGAGACGACTCTGATCCAGAAGCGAAACAAGACGGACACGGAGTCGTCTACGGAGTCTCGCGAGTCAGGCATGAAAACCACGCGGCGACGCACGAAGCCCGCCCCGTCTTCCCTTCATAGCCTTCAGGTGTATACGACGCCTGTGGAGCTGGTTTTCCAGTAAATCTTTTTAGGACCGTTTATCTCCTGTGGAAACCGTGGGCTTAAAGAACGTGCGGATGTCGTCCCGTTGCGGGCGCAGAGATAATGATGCATTGGTCTGTTCCGTTAGATCTACTGGGATAAAACGAGCGTCCAGATTCCTTTGGAGCAGCGCCTGCGATTCCGTGGTATAACCCGTTCGTTTGTCTTCATACACGCTCGCACGAAGTTCTCGTGTGGTATTGCGAGCATCCGCCGCCGTATCATACTTGTCAAAGTAGGCATTTTGTCCGCCCTTAAACGAGTCCGCGTCAAACCGCGGCTGAGAACGGAAACTCTGACCGCTCATTCGGCTGTCATTGGGGGCCATGTCAAAGAGCGGTGGCCGTTTATTGAGATCGGGGCGGTTCATGACACCATACGCCCCACGTGTCTGCCAGTTTTCAAAGTGTCGCGCATTGATGGCGTCTTTTGGGTCCACTTCACGGCGGGTGCGGGTCATAAACTGTGGAAGCGGAAAGGCCTCTACAGCGGACGTCGTATGCGTATCATGATAAACCGGTTGCGTCATTTAAAGTAGACCCAGAACTATTAGAATAAGATGTTTATTCTACCGTATCATTCCTCATCACGCACCTTTCAGGCGATCCATATCACCACGTTTCACTGTTTAACACTTGGTGGGGCACTGTTATGGAAAGAAGACGACTCATTGGATGTGGTTCGTGATATTATAGAGCCAAATGGCATTTATCTTTCCTCTCCCCCTGTAAAGGTGAATGACATCGTATTTTGTCAGGTAGATACGACGCGGACAAATATGGCAGATCAGTATCAATGGGAGGAAATTCCCTTCACGGATCGTCAGACCTTTTGTTGGAGAACCTACTATTTGATGGGGACAGACACAGGCAATACCAATTGGCTCCCTCTTCCTGCAGAGGAACGATTGGAACCCTACTCTCTTCAAGAAGTGATCCACTCGTTTTCAAAGACTCAGAGAGTGGACATCTAAACGCGCGTCACGTGATACCTATAGAATGGATCCACGCCATAAAACACAGAAAAATGCAAGCGCAAGCACTAGTGCCAATCCCGTCATTACGTATCAAGAGGAAAAGAATTCGTCTCTTAAAACGCTATTAGAAGGAGGGGCACGAGAAGCCTATGCACGACCCTGGCACCGATTGGAGCGAGGGCTCCGTTTGAACCGTCTTCGGCTGTTCTTAGAGGACATTGCCCTTACGTATGGGATGACCGAGGAGGAAAAAAGCATGTGCTTTGTGACCCTTCAAAAGGCGCTGGATAAGAAATTATTGAACACCCTCAAGGTGGTCCTCTATGATCAAGAGACACAGCGCATTGTAACCATCAAGGGATTGGACATTCACCGCACACCCGAGGGGAAATTAATATGCGATAGTTCGATGAAAGTGGCCTCGTATGAGGGAACGCGAAAGAAGAAAAAGGTCCCTTCGGTGTCTGCTCCCATTGCGACAGAGGCTGCCGCAGCATCCGTAGCCGCAGGAACATGATCTATAAAATTGAAACACACACCTATCTAGCGAAAACCAATAGACAATGTCACGCCCCTTTCAACAGAGACTCACGGAGTTTCTTCAGGTCCTGGATCAATGGTTGTCCGACCCAGAGGATTCCGTTCAACAAGAGGAGTGGATGGCCTCCGCGGAATGGATCGCCTACGCCTATGAATTCTCTGAAGTAGAGCAGGACTACGTGGACTATTTGTTGGACATGTTTCGGGAGCAACATGAAGCACAATTGGCACAACGGGCACAACGGGCGCCAATCACCCTGCCTAGTCACGCCCAACTCGATGACATTCTCGGACGAAAACAGCTCGAACAGCGAACACCCGAATGGTATGCGCAAATGTCCACGATCATCTCCGCCAGTGAACTAGGGAGTCTCTTTGCTGCACCTCGCCAACGTGCCACACTAGTGGTGTCCAAGACCGTCCCCCCCGTCCCTCGTCAGCAGCCCCTCGCCGTCCCTTCCGATCACATGCGCGCGTTTGATTGGGGGATTCGGTTTGAGCCCGTGGTAAAGCAGATCTACGAATGGAAATACGGGGTGACCATGAAAGAGCTGGGTCGTCTCCATCATCCCACCGATCCTCGATGCACGGCATCACCTGATGGGCTCATCTATGACTGTCCCAAGAATGAGCGACGGGGTCGTCTGATTGAGATCAAATGCCCCGTGACACGAGAGATCAACGGAACAATCCCAAAAGACTATTATGCACAGATGCAGATGCAGCTTCATGTGACGGGATTAGACATCTGTGATTATGTGGAGGCGTCCTTTTCCTCTGCGTATCCGCGCATTGAGCGACAAGAGGGGCCGAGCCAATTTGATGGATACATTGCGCTGGTTCGGTATGCGGAGTCGCGAGGAACACAGGACTTTTACTATGTCTATAGCCCGATCCAGGCGGAAGCCGATTGGCAGCCCGAACACGCAGAAGACGAGGAGATCGTGGAGATCATTCCGTGGCGTTTGATGCGATGGAGTGAGCAACAGGTGGTGCGAAGTGAGGAGTGGTGGCGGTCTCTTCAGCCGTTCATTGAGACGTTTTGGGAGGATGTGGAAAAGGCCAAGCGGGGCGAGTTTACGATCCCTGATTCTACACGAATCTCCAAACGAGTGCGAGATCCGTGCCAGATTGTCTTTCATCGTGAGGGTGCCGAAAACACGATCCTACAAGGAACCTCTGCACAGACGAATGCGCAAGAGGCGACTGCGCAAGAGGCGAATGCCCAAGAGACACCCGTCCAAGAGGCGACAAGTGACATGAAAATTGTCTTTCTTCGGTAGCACCCGATTCCATGATATCATTGTATCCATCCACAGGATTCCATGATGTCTATTTTGATAAATGAAACGGCGTCATTTCATAGAAGTGAAACAGAAGTTCCTTCCACGGGGCCGAGCAGCTGTCAGGGCCTGCACGGCGATAATTGTTCGTCAGCTGACGATGGTTCCCCACCTTAGACAGATGTTGTTCCATATCGGTTGCATAACATCCTGCCGTAGACACCGTGGACAACATCGGCTTTGCGTTGGCCCGTTCGTCTTGTAGGAGGTGATAGGGCTGATTATTTGTGAGGTTCGCATCCGCCTTGTCGTTTGCATTCACACCGATGTCTTCGTGAGGAGAAGGCGCAGCAGGCGCCTGAAAGCCCTCCACGGACCAACCATAGGAACGAGACGCGGGATCATACGAACCGAACCGTGGGAACCGTTTTTGCCGTTCGGCATAGATGGCCGCATAGACGATCACCGCCAGGGCTACAAGAAGAATCACAGGGTTCATCTCTCTATTGGGTAGCCCCTAAAAATTGATCTATCGTGTCGTTTCTATGAGGAGTCAGACTGAAAAAGTGATACGTGCGTGTGTCCTACTCTTCCGGAAACATGGCATCCATTAGTATGCAGGTGATCAAGCGAAACGGAGCCCGCGAGGATGTCTCCTTTGACAAAGTATTGAATCGGATTCAGACGGCCGCCACGGGCCTGGAGGTGAATCCCACGCTGATTGCGCAACGAACGCTGCTTCGTATCCATGACGGGGTGAAAACCTCAGAGCTCGATGAACTCGCCGCGCAGCTCTCCATCTCGCTGATGACAACCCATACTGATTATGGCACGCTCGCCGCTCGACTGGCCATCACGAACCATCACCAGAACACCTCAGACCGCTTCACGGATGTGGTAGATGCTCTCGCCAATCAAGTGATGGAGAAAACAGGAGAGCGCACCAGCACGGTCTCTCAAGAGCTGATTGATCTGTGCCGCCTCCATGGCGATGCTATCAATCAGAAGATCTGCCATGAACGCGACCATCTCTTTGACTATTTCGGGTTCAAGACGCTGGAGAAGCTCCAGTATCTGCTCCGCGACACGAAGGGAAAGACGCTGGAGCGCCCCCAGTATCTTCTCATGCGCGTCTCTCTTGCGCTATGGGGATCGATCAGTCTGGAGAAGGCGTTCGAGACGTATGACTTCCTGAGCCAGAAATATTTTATCCATGCGACCCCCACGAACTTTAATGCGGGGACTCCACGACAACAGCTTTCGAGCTGTTTCCTCCTCGAAATAAAAGCGGACAGCATCAACGGGATCTATGACACCCTCAAAGACTGCGCACTCATCAGTAAATACGCAGGCGGCATCGGACTCCACATCCACAACATCCGCGCGAAAGGATCACTGATCCGCGGAACCAACGGAACCTCCAATGGAATCGTGCCAATGTTGCGCAACTTCAATGACACCGCACGCTATGTGGACCAGTGCTTCACGCCTGATACCCTCGTGACCACGGATCAGGGTCCGCGACCGATTGCCGACATCAAAGCGGGCGATCGTGTTCTGACCCATAAGGGCACCTATGAAACGGTTCAGAAACAGGTCATTCACCAGTATCAGGGACAGATGTTCGCGATCACCCTGGAGGGCCATGATACGCCTGTGCGCGTCACAGAAGAGCATCCGATCCTGTCTCTCTTAGCAAAGGGAGACTCGCTAGACACCGTGCTGGCCCGTGTTCAGATGGGGGTGGACGCTCCTGACTACCTGGAGGTGAAAGAGCTTGCGGTGGGCGATGTGACGGTGTTTCCACAAGGCCACGGAATCATCGCATCCATTGTTCCCGTAGAATACGACGGCTCTGTCTATGATTTCGAGGTAGAGGGTGAACACAATTACACGGTGACGCATCTTGGTATCGCACATAATGGAGGAGGCAAACGAAACGGATCTTTTGCGATCTATCTGGAGCCGTGGCATGCCGACGTGGAGGACTTCCTGAAACTGAAGCTGAACACGGGATCGGAGGAGGAGCGCTGCCGCGATCTCTTCTATGCGCTCTGGATCTCGGACCTGTTCATGGAGCGTGTGGAGGCCAATGTGCCATGGACGCTCTTCTGTCCTTCGGAGGCGCCTGGGTTGGCGGATGTGTATGGTGATGAGTTCCGTGCGCTGTATGAGCGCTACGAGGCGGAAGGACGCGGACGCAAACAGATTGACGCGCAGAAGCTCTGGTTCAAGATCCTGGATGCCCAGATTGAAACGGGCACGCCCTATCTGCTGTTTAAGGATGCCGCCAATCAGAAGTCCAATCAGAAGAATGTGGGGACGATTAAGAGTTCCAACCTTTGTGTGGCGCCCGAGACGTATCTCCTTACGGATCAGGGTCAGCAGCAAATCTCCACGCTAGTGGGACAGACGGTTCGTGTGTGGAATGGAGAGGACTGGTCCGAGACGGTTGTTCACAAAACGGGCGAGAATCAGCGACTGCTCACGGTCTTTCTGAGCAATGGTGCGCAGTTGACATGCACTCCGTATCACAAGTTCCTGATTCGTTCGGGAGAATATGATAAGGCGACTATCAAGGATGCGACTCGTGTGGAGGCAAAAGACTTACAGCCTAATATGAAACTTATAAAATGGAACGCACCCGTCCTGGTCGGTTCTTCAGAGTTTGACTTTAAAGAGCCATACACTCATGGATTCTTCTGTGGAGATGGGAATGAATTTAAAAATGAAAACAAACGTATCATTCTCTGTGGTGAGAAGAAAAAACTTATTCCCTATTTACGATTGAATACGATTGGAAATGAACAGAAGAATGGAACGATTCAGGCAATGATCCCTAAAGATTTAAATAAAAAGTTTGACGTCCCTCTTCTTGCATCAATTGAATGCAGGGTAAAATGGATTGCGGGATTATTGGACGCAGACGCAGGTGTACATCGTTCAAATAAAAATACGGACGTAATTGATCTATGTGGAACTGAAAAAGAGTTCCTAAATAATGTTCGCCTGTTATTATTATCATTAGGTGTTCAATCTAAAGTGATCCTCGCCAAAAAGGCCAGAACAGAGGTATTTCCTGGTGGAAAGGAATACCATTGCAAAGACTTATATCACATTCCAATTGGAGCAGAATCCATATACCAACTTGTCACGTTGGGCATGGTATGTCACCGTTTAGTGTTTCGACATCCAGAACCTGCGCGATCGTGTCAACAATATGTAACTGTGACATCCGTTGTGGATACGGGACGCATGGATGACACCTATTGTGTCAATGAGCCCCACAATCATGCCGCCGTGTTCAATGGTATCCTCACAGGAAACTGCACGGAGATCATGGAATATTCCAGTCCTGAAGAAACAAGTGTCTGTAACTTGGCCTCCCTCGCACTCCCCGCGTATGTGAACACCACCACGAAAACCTTTGATTACGCCATGCTCCGCAATGTCGTCAAGGTCGCCATCCGAAACCTGAATCGTGTCATTGACATCAACTACTATCCGACGCCCGAGACGGAACGATCCAATTTCCGTCACCGTCCCGTTGGTCTCGGTGTTCAGGGCTTGGCCGATGTCTTTGCGCTCCTGCGAGTGTCATGGGAATCAGAGAAGGCCGCCGATCTGAACCAACGCATCTTTGAGCACATCTATTATGCCGCGGTGGAGTCGTCCTGTGAGATCGCGGCGGAAGACGGACCCTATTCCACCTTTGAGGGATCCCCCATGTCGCAGGGCATCTTCCAGTATGACATGTGGGGCGTCACGCCTCTCACGTCCCAGGGCGCAGCGGAAGATCGCCTAGACTGGGCGGGTCTGAAGGAGAAAGTGATGGCCAAGGGCGTCCGCAATTCTCTCCTGGTGGCCCCGATGCCGACAGCGTCCACCTCGCAGATTCTGGGCTTCAACGAGTGTATTGAACCGTTCACGAGCAACCTGTATGCGCGCCGCACCCTTGCGGGAGAGTTTGTGGTGATTAACAAGCACTTGATGAAGGACCTTCAAAAGCTAGACCTGTGGAATGAGATGATGAAACAGCAGATCATTACGCGAAACGGTTCCATTCAGGGTCTGGATCAGATTCCTGAATCCATCCAGCGACTCTACAAGACGTCGTGGGAGATCAAGCAGAAGACGCTGATTGATATGGCGGCAGCGCGTGGAGCCTTCATTTGTCAGTCGCAGAGCATGAACCTGTTCGTGGGTGACCCCAATTATGCGAAACTGACCTCGATGCACTTCTATTCGTGGAAGAAGGGTCTCAAGACGGGTATCTACTATCTTCGCACGCGTGCGCCTGTGATGGCTCAGAAATTTACGGTGGATCCCGAACTTCAACGGGAGGCGCAGCGATCGGAACAAATGCGGCTCCTTCGGAAGTCAGAGACGGAAGAGTGTGTCATGTGCGGATCATAATGATACCGGACTACACGTGTGATACTGTCACTCATAAATAAAACGGAAACAGAGTAGGATGAAGACATACGCACAAAGCATTGAACATGCACGAAAACAGGTGGATCAGTTGTTTCAGAGGAGCGATTTTGCGACCATGCTGTCTCGCTCGACCACAGGGATTCTGGGGATGATCTTTGCCATACAAGGTGAACAAGGTGGGCAACATAGAGAAGGGTGGGCCAAGCGGGCGGTGGACGAAGAGGGGCGACCTCTCTTTACCCCTGCGGAGCAGGAAGTATGGGCGGCGACGATGGAGCCCTATCTCCCTTTTTTTCGTGGATTGCAACGGGGTGGCGCGGATCTACCGACTATTCCTGCTGTTCCCTCTGTAGACCTTGGATCGGAAACTCCCTCGACAACAGAAGCAATAGAAGCAACAGAAACAGACGCAGCAGGGCCCGATGATTTCTTTGAAAGTGCCTTTCATCAATATGAAAAGGCTAACTCCATGATTCATCGGTATGTCTCACAACACGGCCCGATACATATGTCAACCTTTGACAAAGGAGAGGATATCTCCGTCTTTCCGAAGATGATGACAAGTGCTCTCCAAGGGTATCCTGCGACAAAAGCAGTGGGAATGGCACTAGAAAAAGTCAAGTTGCCGCCACGAACCCTCTATATTATCATCTATCTACTTCTTGATATGGCACGGATCAGTGCAAGTGTGGCGGGTGCCGATCAAAACCGAAAGATCCTGAGTGTCATCATAGCCGTGTTGGATCTGCTTCGTGGAGACTGGAAGAAGGCGGTCCTCTCTCTCCTTGGATATGCGGGGTCCTCCCAACTCTACCTAGGGCAACTTCTGAAAGCCTACCTTACCCTGTTTCAAACGATCAATCCGAGGATTCAACGCGATATCATTTTTGGAACATATTCCCTAGGAAAATCCCTGTTGATTGGAGGGCTTCTTTCTGTGTTTCAAGTGACAGCTCCTGCATCAGTTCGTTTGCCATTGATTGAGATGCTGGAGAAGTTGGCAGAACGAAAAGAGGCGATTGATGGAGTATTAATGGAGCAGGGATTGGCCCCACGATCCGATGATCTTGCTGTGTCTTTCGAGGACATTCAGCGAATTCAATCCTTGATGGACGATACTCAATTTATCTGCTCAAAAGAATACGAAGAACTCACAAAGAATGTCCAAAACAATTTTGCTCTTCGCATGGTGTTTCAGCTCGTTGGCATTCCTACCTCGGATACATTTAAGGAGCGACGATGTGGGAAGGGCCCTCGTAAGCCATTGGTGGATAATATTGTAAAGGAGTCCCTGGACCATCCTGAGAGAGGACCTGAGGAGCAAGAGCAAGAGCAAGAGGAACCAGAGATACCCACCACGGAGGCTTCAGAGGAGCAAGTGGAGGCAGCCATTCAGAAGGTGGATGGGTCTTCTGAACCAGAATCTCCTTCTGAACCAGAATCTCCTTCTGAACCAGAGTCACCCTCTGAACCAGAATCTCTCTCTGAACCACAAGCGTCTCTTCCGCCACAAGACCCTACAGAAAAATCACAGGTTCCCTCTGTCATTCAGAAACAATCCTCAATAGAATCTCCCTCTGAACCACAGGCATCTCTTCCCCCAATCCTTCCTCCAAGTCTTCCCCCAAGCCTTCCTCCACAAGAGCCCTCTGTTAAGAAAGTCCCCTCTACCATTACGCGACGAGGCGGCCGATCACTGCGCCGCGCTCTTTAAATCCTTTGTCTCTTCTACAGCTTCCACCTCTACCCCTGCAAGACCATGAAGAAAGACGAGGAATTCCTGGGGAAAGCCCCAGAAGCATGATGGGGCGCCTGCTGGAGGAATGCGACGACCCGATGAGTTACCATGATGGGTAAAGGCCACAATGATCTGCTGGCACTGATGCTCTGTTACCTCATGTTCACGTCCCTCGATCCAACCCTCTCCCTCTGCCAATGAGACCGCAGGGAATGGACGCTCCTTCCACACCGATTTAAAAAAAGTGAAAGTCCCCTCAGAAATACGTTGAGACAAGGGCAGAGAATAGGGAGGCACATTTACCGCACTGACACCCCTTACAAGATCATACAGGGCGATGGTCGTGCAGCAGGCAATCCGCTTTTTGTCGTTACAGAGCAACCACGCCACGCGACGTCGAAGCGAGGTAGACGGATAGTGATCATCGTCATCCATGAAGACAATGATCTCGTTCTTGGAATGCTCCACACCCAGATTTCTCTTCTCTCCAATCGTCATCTTGCCCTCAATGGGGATATACTTGATCGAAAGCTCAGGAACCTGCAACTGAAATGAAATGATCTTCTCGCGGGCGCTTAGCGCAGGATCCGTCCCATCTTCCACAATGACCCACTCCATCTTATCTCGCGGATAATCGGTCGCGAGCATGTTATGAAATGCAATATCCATCAGCTTCTCTCGATGATATGTAGGTGTCACAATAGAAATGGCGGGACAGTCCTTAGGATAAAGCAGCGGTGGGCGATGCGTCTTCACCACGCGACGGTCTCGCGCCATATCAAACAACCGCTCAAAGAGGGAGCGACTCATTTCCACGAGCGTATAAAAGCGTCCCTCCGCACGTCTCTTGCGCAATGGAGAGGTCGCATGGCCCATCCGAAACTGGTCAAATGCCTCCTCCAGTTCTTCACGAACACGAGGGCCAGGACGAGCAAGGTCACAGCGGACGGAGGTGGACGGCGTCGTCTCATTGGAGAGCCACGCGATGCCTCCAAAGGACTCATAATCCGCTTGCCAGATGGGAAGACGATTCATGATCGCAAAGGCACCCATCGTCTCCGCATGGGCCGCCGCATAGCCATATCCCTCCGCCTGGCTCACAATCAAGTGCCCCTCGGCCTCACGGGAGAGCGTTTTACACTCCGCAGGAGTCAGATCCTTGTGAATGATCGTCACAGAGGACGCAAGCTCCGTGATACCCTTTAGACCCTCCGCCACATCCTGTCGCGTCGTATACACGCGAAGCGGCGGATCCTCTGCCTTCCAATGAGGCAAAAGTTGCTTGACATATTCGTATTTGGTCGTGGATCCCGCAAGAAAGCAGACGAAACCTGGCGTCTGTGGGCCCGTCATGGGACGCACATCAGTCTCCCATGAGTCGCACCACGGGAGCGTATACAGATGATCCGACGGAATACCCTTTGCCATGAAATCCTGACGGAACATCTCCGCAGTGAGCGCATCACGAAAGAAGATCGCATCAAACGCGTGAACATACGCATCATACGCGTAGGACCATTGTTCCGGATTCACAAGAAGAATGTTGACGTGTCCCCAGGGAATCGCGCCATACACGGGGATTTCCAGGTGAATCTGTATGTCGGACAGAGAAAGCGGCTCGCGAAGATCCGCAAGAATAGGCGTGGAGAGCGTTCCTCTGGAGGAGAGAGCCGCCAGAAGACGTTGAATCACACCGACGTCGTCACTAAGGCCGTGGGCATTGCCCTTTTGATACAAAATGGTCGTTCGGAGCGCCATATCTATTCTAGAAACGAGAGCGAGGTTTAGGTGCCAGAATGTGCCCCTAGTTAATAGGGTCATGACAGGACAAGAAATACGAGATCTAGGATATCTCTCATGGAAAGATCCATGGGCCTGGATGGAAACGATGAAAGGAAAACGTTGGAAGACCCTGATCCAACAAGAAAAGGCGCACTACCACGAATTGTCCACCCAGCCTCATATTGCACGTATGGCACATCACATGAAAGACGAACTGGATAAGGTGCGACCCTATGTGGAGCGATTGGGATATACGATTGGTGGAGGGGCGGTGGAGATTCTCTTGATGGCAGGTTCCCGCTTTTCATGGCGATGGGTCGGGTCTACTAAAAAAACCCTTGCAGAGGACGTGGATGTGCAAGGGAATATGATATGGTATGTGACCTCCGAAGAAAACACACACTATAAAAATCAACTCCTCTGTGAAGATCATAACGGCAACCTGATCTGGAAAAAATCAGCCGTCTCCTCCCAGATCGCCGTCGTGGAGGATCGCTGTTATTACATTAATATCACGGATCTATTTGTCACGGCTGAATTGCGCATGTGTGATGCAAGAACAGGGAAAAAAGAGAAAACACTCTATCGTGAGAGGGACAAAGAGCGAGACATCGTATTGAGCAAAGGGGCACATCGCACGCTGTATATGTTGTCCTCTGATCCCATGCGAAGCACCCTCTACCGCGTGGAGGGGGAGAACCTCATTCCCCTCTATCGGGATTCTGTGCTTCAGATGCCCCTGGGCCGAAGCATAGAGGGAGAGGACTGTGTCCTGATCCGACGATCCCATCAGGAGGGATGGATCCCCATGGGCGCCCCTCTTGCGTCATGGACTCTTCCGACCGAGGAGATTCAATGGGTGAACCTACAAACGGGGCATGTCCTGACGATCTGGGAGGGATCGCAGACGATCTGGCATTGTCAGCCCCATAAAAAACCCCATATGCTCTATCGGATTGCCGTGGGAACGATTGATGTGAACATCTGGGCCGACTGGGAAAACACTTTCATCCAGTCTTTCGCTGTTCATTCACCCTATTCTACTCCATTTGTCCTTCATGTGGCTCATCACAACGTCTTTCAGAAGCAGGAAACTCCCATCACCCACCCGCTGACGTTTGCCCCTTTGGAGGTTCATCGATATCATGTAACGTCCATGGATGGAACACGTGTCCCGTTTGTCTGTATTCGGCAAAAGGGAGTGACCCCCAAAGCCCAATTCATCTATGTCTACGGTTCGTATGGGTCTACCACGCCTGTGAACTGGCCTTATCAACAATGGTATCCTCTCTTACAGCGCAAGTGGGTCATTGTATTTGCGATGGTTCGTGGTGGCGGTGATATCGACGCGGCATGGGCGGATGCGGCACGGAGAGAGAATCGCCATGTGACGATTGACGATTTTGAGGCGGTCATTCGTGGATCTCAGAAGCGCCATGGACTCGGTCCGGCACAAACGGTCATCTATGGGCGTTCCGCAGGAGGAGTTCCCGTGGGAGCCATCGTGTCCCGTTATCCCCATGGTCAGCTAGTGGGCGCAGCGTTTACAGAGGTCCCTTATGTGGATGTTCTTCGGACCAGTTCCAATCCTGATTTACCTCTTACGGTAGGGGAGTATAAGGAATTTGGAAACCCCCGAGAAAACATTTTGAATGGGAAGGAACTTCTTTCTGTGTCTCCGATCAATACTCTTGAATCAGAGGGAGCGCCTGGGGTCTTTGTCATGAGCCATGTGGGTCTCCTTGATCGACAAGTGTATGCCTACGAATCGTTCAAGTGGATCCAGAGACTCCGAGGGGCGGCCTCTTGGGAAACGCGAGGTTCTGACCCAAAGGGAAAGTATGTGACCTTTGAAAAAAAGGAGGCGCATCAATACCGGCCTCAATCCAGTTCACGATTTCGAGCGATGGATCTGGCAATTTTGGATGCCTGGGCAGAAGGAAGACTACGGTGGGCGGGTGGTGGGGTCTCTCCGTCTCCTCTGTCTCCCCCGTCGCGTATAAAAATGTCAGGCTCTAATATAAAGATGGCCGCTCCGAACATGTCTATGAACCTCTCCAAGCCTATGGGCGGCAGCCGCCGCAACCGCTCTCGTCGCTCTCGCTCGGAGGGCGGCTCGCGCAAGCTGAAGTCCCGCCGCAACCGCTCGGAGGGCGGCAAGCGTCGCGCTCGTAAGAACAAGAAGTCTCGCCGCTCTCACCACGGTGGCAGCCGCAAGAACAAGTCTCGCCGCTCTCGCCGCTCTCGTCGTGGTGGCAGCCGCAAGAACAAGTCTCGTCGCTCTCGCCGCAATGAGTAAACGGATTCTATAGAACCGATCCAGCTCAGAATCGAATGAGGCAACCAGACGCGTTTTGCTTCGTGGTTTGCTTCGTGTTTTGCTTCGCCTCTTTCATAGGTGCATCAGGTAGCCAGTTTTGTATAAATGCCTCTCTATGGTGGACATGCCCCCCATAAAGACGTATCGCTTCGCGATGTTTCGCCGTCCCATATCCTTTGGAAGAGACAAGATGATATCGCTCCTCGCATGCAGGGTTCTCCTCCGCATACACACGGATCCACTGATCATGCTCCTCTTTGGCAAGAATAGATGCCGCCGCAATCGCCAGATATGTCCCATCTCCCTCCACGATCACATGCTGTTCTCCCGCCCAATCATCTATGGCAAGGCTTCCATCAATCAATAGACGATGAGTCTCTCCTCCAACGCTACGAATGGCCCGACGAAACGCCTCACGATTGGCCCAGGTGATCCCCTGTTGATTGATTTCTTCCGCCGATACCATACCGACGGCGCATCGGTCCCCAAGAAGGTCACGAAGTTGTGCAGCGATCACCCCTCGTTTTTTGGGGCTCAGTTTCTTGGAATCTCGGATCGGAAGAAAGACAGCGTGGTGTTCGTTGGTCCATTCGGACAAGGGAGGAAGACACACGGCCCCTGCCGTTAATGGTCCCCAAAACGATCCTCGTCCGGCCTCATCCACACCAATTTCGGGTCGTTCGTCCTCTTGATAGCGTGCCTTCAACATGGTTTGATTTCCATGTTATCATGATTCCATGTCAAATTTTATAGACAATAGAGGATTGTCTTCTGAAGAGAATGCTCTCTATCACGCAGAGGCTACTAGAGCCCCAACTAGTAACCCTTATCAGCGGTCCATACCAGCAGTCCTATTACAACGTCTCATGCCATTCCAGCATCCTAACTCCTCCGGTTCATATAGAGAGAAATGAAATTTCTGGTGGTATGTCTCCTACTGTTGACGTGTATCGTGGCGCTTTCCATTCAACACTCAGAGGGATTTTTTAATGCGCCTGCATCCTCCGTCGTGCCTCAGCGTGTCGCAGTCACGACATGCATCCGAGGAGACATTGTGACCTTCAAGGCGAGAACGACCGACAATAGCACGATCCAGAATGTCTATCTGGTATACCATTCTTCCAAGAAGGCGGTGGCGGCAGAAGAATTTACGGATCGGATCGTGGGGGATGTGGTGACTGTTACACCAACGGAGTCCTTTATCGGCAATCAAATGCTCTCCAGTATGGTGATCGATAAAACATACTATGTGATTCAAGTGATCACGCCCAGTGATCCGAATGCAAAGAAATATCAGGGAAATCAGCCGGCAACGACTGCTCGAAATAAACTTCTGGGCGTCTTTACCTATTCTAGGCCGCCCCCGTGCCCTGTCGACACCGATAGCCGACCCTTTATCCCACCTACGTTCTCGGATCCTGTTCCTAATGCTCGTCCTCTGCCCGCACCTGCTCCTGCTCCTGCTCCTGCTCCTGCACCCGCTCCCGCTCCCGCTCCCGCTAGACCGACACCGCCAAGAACCTTTGATCGCCAAGAGCCCTCTTCTGCCGCCATCAGCGACATGAGCGCCCAAGCGAAAAGTATGAAACAACGAATGGATATTCTCTCCGATGTTCAGACTCTTTTGAAGAAGAAGACGCTAGAGTCGCGCCGCCTTCCTCCACAGAAGCGGTGCAAAAATGAAAATGAATGTGATTGCAATGGCGGATGCAACGGCGGTTGCAATGGTGGTTGTGAGAAGGAAGAGGCTACCTCCTCCGATGCCCTTACGCAAGGACAAGAATACAAGAGGGCCTGTGATCATGATATGACACAGTATATTCGTAAGGATAGCATCCCATGCTGGAAATGTAATCTGGATTATTAGATAGTAGGTAGAATGATAGCGGCGTATACGTTTTTCGCCTTTGTCGTAATCCTCCTTGTCATTTATCAATGGGCCTCTATGTCATCCAGCGAGGGGTTTGATGTCCCTCATGATGTGCGCCTGCCTGCCACTGTCCCTGTATCTCCGGTTCTGACAGGCGAGGTGCAACCCGCCTCTCTTCCTGGACCTCTCCCTGTTGCCCCGTATCAAGAGATCGCTTCTATGAGTCCTCTTCCCTACCAAGACACCACACAGATCAAGGCCAATCGCCAACAACTGACGTCTCTCTTGGAAATGCTAAAGGGGTTCTTGGCGTTTGAGGCACAACAATTGTCTGAACGATCGGATCCAACCATCCAGCTCCCTCTTCAAACCGCTCGAAGTGACTTTCAAGAGCTTCAATCACAGGTCTCTGTGCTCAACCGCAATCCAGGTATTCAGCCCACGATCACCATGAAACATATGAATGATATGTCTGCCAATCTGGCCTTTTTGCAGCAACAGGTGCGATTGATCGGCGCGGCAGGACCTCTTCAGGGGCCCATCAATGAATTCAAAGAGGGATTTACGAATGTTCCTGTTCCCCGAAGTGGTGGCTCAGCAACGGGTTCAGCAACAGGTTCCGCGACGGGTTCCGCGACGGGTTCCGCGACGGGTGTCGCCTCTATCGCCGAACTGAAAGATGCCATGTCTCGCATTCAAGGAGAGATTGTGCGTCTATCTGCCAGTGGGACATCGGATACTCTGATCCAAAAACGTGTCGCGAACCTGACCACGATCAAGAATGATATCAACACGATTGTGGACCAAGTGACCGCAAACACACTCACTGCCTCAGAGATCCCCATCAAATCATCTGATATCAAGAACATGCTCCGCATCATGGGAGACATGAGCCAGCCTATCCCCCAATTGATTCAAGAGAATAAGCTCCCACAAGGGCTCGGTAATCTTCTACCAAACAGTGCACAGCAGAATCCTGAAACAATGCGTCAGATCAATAAGCTCGTGGATCGGTATGCGGATCAAATCGTAAAGGGGGTGAGCGCATCTTTTACGGTCCGTTATGAGCCTCCAAAAGAGTGTGCCTCAAAAGGTGCTCAAGTGCCTAAAGCCCCTCAGGGGCCTAAGGGGCCGAATCGGCCCAAGGGATCTAAAGCCGCCTCCACGGTGGACCGCACAGGTTTCCCCTCTCTCTTTGATCTTGACAATGCCTCTCAACAGAAGTTCATGCCCTACGATTCAGGTGATGTGACGGATCACATGGCTCCCGTGCCTCAAGAGGCAGGACGGGGCCCCTCGCAGTTTGATTGGAAGCAGCGCACGAAAGAGATTGAGGATCAAGTGAAGAAACGCGGGATTCGCCCTGAAGACGTAGGCATGATGCCTCCGAACACCAAGGTCTCCCCCGATTTTTCATGGAAAGGCTATGCTCGTATGATTTGCACCCGTCTCCAGGCCACCATGGACCCCGCCCTCCCCGTGACATGCGGATGCCCTCCGATGGACTGGAAGGGATGGCGCATTGCGGCATAGAAACATCACCTATGAATAGAATCATGGCACAATGGATCATTGAATCAGAAGTGATCATTCGTGCGGTGGACAAGCCGTTTGGGGACCGACAAGTGCTAGGCATGTTCTCTACCTCAGACGACGCCTACCATTTTATTGAAAAGTATATCGCCGATACGAAAGAGCTTCACACCTATTTTTCCAGAAGCATGATTTGCTCCAAAGAGGAATATGAGGATCGCATTCGCCACGGGCGTATCGTCGCGATGAATGTCGTCCTTGGTCAATTTGAAGACATGATTTATGTGCGCACCTCATAGAGAATCCATGGTCATCACCGTTGTTCATGTCATTGGAGCCCTTATCATTGGACTCATCATTGGTATCATGGTTCACAAGTATATCACACACCGAGAGGGGTTTCAGTCTGAGACCAGTTGTGACGCATGTGGACAGTCCTCCCCGTGCCGCTGCCCGAACCCACGCCCCCGTCCTCGCCCGATTCGCCCGGCAGATTCCGAGTGCCGACAGCCCGATATGAACAAGTATGTGCTGAAAACGACCATTCCCCCGTGCCCCGCCCTTCCCGATATGAGCAATTACATTCTCAAGAGCGAGTGCCCTCCCGTCCCTGATCTGAGCAATTACGTATTGAAGTCGTCCATTCCCAAGCAGGGCCCCGTGATTCTAGATTGCTCGAAGTGCCAGAAGCCGTCAGGGGAATGCCCTCCGTGCCCGCGCGCGCGATGCCCCGAGGTCAAGTGCCCTCCTCCCACGAAGTGCCCTGCATGCGCCCCGTGCGCACGACAGTCGTGTCCTCCGGCCACGATCTCTTGTAAGGCAAATAACGAGGTAGAGTCCTCCGTTCGCCCGTATTTGGCACCTCTCAGCTTTTCGGGATTTGGCCTGGCATAACCATCGCGCAAAGCGCATGCGCAAAGCGCAAGACAGTGGAATCATCTGGACGATCCAAATGATTCCAAAAGACGAAGGACCATACAGAGATGGACACGCGATTTTGGGGTCCATCAGGATGGAAATTGCTCCATTTGATTTGCGCAGAGCCCATGTCAGATCGACCCGATCTCGCTGAGTTCTTCGAGACAATCCCCTATATTCTCCCCTGTAAGTTCTGTCGCGCGTCTCTGACAGACTATTATCGCCAGCACCCCTTCCCCGCTCGCGGGCTGCCAAAATGGATGTATACGATTCACAACTGCGTCAGCGCGAAACTAAAAAAGCAGGGGCTCCCCGTGTCTCCCGCCCCGACCTTTGCGGTCGTAAAGGCGACCTATGACCGTCTTCTCCAGTGCCCGTGGCAGGAACAGCTCGCGCCCTGCTGGGATTTTCTCTTTTCGGTGGGGTATCACCATCCAAAAGAGTCCTTTCGTCGCATCGAGCCGATGGAGGGGTGTCCCAAGGAAGTCTATCGCTGCCGAGATGCCTGCGAAAAGAACAAATGGAACGTGCTCCCCCAGCGAGAACGGACCCATTGGTTCCGACGTTTTTGGAAGGTGCTTCCGGATGCCCTACCGTCTACCATCCGCCCCCATTGGAAGTCCCTTCAAGAACAGCATCCGCCGACATTGGACTGCCGTCGGAGCACTCTCGCATGGCTATGGAGGATGCGGTGCGGTCTGGAGAAGGGATTTGCGGACCCCTATACTTCCGTGTGTCAGAGCCTTGCCCGTTATTCCAGCGACTGTGGTCGTAAGAAGGGGGGCATCACGTGTCGTCGTGTTCGCTCACGAAAAACAAAGAAACGAACCACATAGAGAGTGCCATGAAGGGTCATATGGTCATCGTTATATTTACCATTCTCCTCTTGTCTGCGATGGTAACCGTGTGCACATTTGATACATGGCAGACCGCGCTGCTCATCACCCTTCTCATGATCGTCACGAGTTATGTCATGATTTTCTCCATGGATCATCTGACCTCGTGGAACATGGGGTCGATTCATGAGGGGTTTGTGGTGCCCTCGGCCGCCGAGGAATCTAAATATGAATGGCTTTCCAACGACGATCTCTTTGACGATTTTTATGCGTCAGTGTTTACGAAGTTGACCCAAAATGAAAACCTCGTTCAGGCGGAGTCTGCCATGTGTATGGAGGAATTCTCAAAGGATCGGCCGAAAGATCAACTCCGCATTCTGGATGCAGGATGTGGAATTGGAGTGGCGACGTGCTCGTTTGTCAAACAGGGCGCGGGTCATGCGGTGGGCATCGATCGGAGCGAGGCGATGATTCGCTATGCGAAGGGGACGACGCTGAAGAACACGACGTTGACGCCGACGCAGAAGGAGGATGTGGAGTTCCGTCTGTTTGATCTTCTAGGTCCAGGTGCGGCCGCTGCGGGTGAATTTACCGACGCCTGTGTCCTTTATTTTACGCTGTATTACTTCCCTGATCCTGAAGTTCTTTTCCGAAACCTGGCGCTCTGGGTCCAGCCAGGGGGTCACTTGGCGATCGAGGTCGTGAACAAATACAAGTTTGAACCCGTGCTGGACGCGAGCAATCCGTGGGTAGGCATTTCGCCGCAGAATTACGTGAAGGAGCGGATTACCAAATCGAAGGTGGTCTTTGATCAACTGGAATACGACGCCGTGTTTGAATTGGATGATCCAAACGCGGAATTTCGCGAGACATTTCGGTTCAAGGATGGCTCGGTGCGCCGCCAGAAACATAAACTACACATGCCGAATATTCCTGACATCATTAAAATGGCGGAAAACAGCGGGTGGACGTATACGAAGTATGTGGATTTGACGGCGATCTCCTTTTCGTATGGCTATTTACTGTTTTTTACGCGAAATGCGTAATCAACGGCGGCGGAGGGAGCGATGGCGACGGGTTTTCTGACCACTTCGTTTTCCACCTTTAGGTGTGTTTGTTTGTCCATAATGCTTTTTAATAGTTTCATTAGAGACTGCGTTAAATTTATGCTTATTATTTTTTCCACGTAGAAGAAGATTATCCTTACTCGCTTTGATGTTATTATTCGAAAAGGTGAAGACTTTAGGTTTTCTGTTTGAGATGGTGCTAAAGGATCGCTTCTTTGACTTATTCGCAGACTGATTCGCAGACTGATTCGCAGATTCCGCAGACATTCTACTAGATCCTAGAAAAGAGGCCGGATGTTAGCGACGGGACTGCTTGTGCTTGTGCTTTCGTTGCGTCCCTTTTCGTTGTTTACGCTGTTTACGCTTCGTGCGATAGGTGCGTCTCTTCCCTCCTGACCGATTCTTCTTGGAGTTTTTGTTTTTGTGTTGACGTGGACTGGTCTTACTGCTCTCGCTATTTCGTGGAGGGCGGCGGGCCAAAAAGAGATGCGTCGTGCTTGGATTTGACGAGCTTGCTGAAAGATTGAGTGGCGCAGACGGTGCTGGAAGCCTCATTGGACCCAGCCCACGTCTTAGCGGTGGTGTGATAGCAAACCCACGCGATGTTACTCCTGTTAATGCCGAGCTACTTGACGCTCTGTTTGTGGCTGTTGCGGGTGTTACGGATGCGGATGCTGCAGCGGAGAAGGGTGTGTCTAGTGCTCGGTTTCTGGCTTCCGCTTGTCTGGCGTTCGCTTGTCTGGCTTCATCCTCTAAGGCCTGTACACTGAAATCAAATTCTGGAGTGGATGGTTGGGACGAAAATCTGGGAGCGCTAATAGTACCGACCGCATTAATAGCACTTACAGCTCCAACCGCACCGACATCATTTGTGGATGAAGAGGAACTAGAAGAACTGGAAGAACTGATAGCATTAACTGCATCGACAGCACCGACAGCGCCAATACCGTTACGGGACATTCTATTCTAAGAGCACATTTATCCTCTTAGAATACATAGTCGTAGCGAGTTAACGGCGAGAGCGACGAGTGCGACGTTTTCCACCAAGTTTAACAGGATGAGGAAAATCCTTATGGATCTTTTGTAATTGAGGTGCAGGAGGAGGATTGGGATTCACATAAGCGGGATTCACTGGGGGGTTCATATGAACGTAAGGAGCGGGGTTGAGGGGATTCATTGGGAGATTGGGATTCGGCTGAGCAGCAGTAAATGTAAAGAGGGGTTTGGGCTGATCATCACCACCTCCGCGGCGATTGCGATGTGTGCGTCGGGAGCGACGGGAACGAGAAGGACGCATGATCTACTGTGCCCCTCCTAAAAAAACCGCGCACGGTAGATGAAACCCTTTGATGTGTTCCAGCCAGGCCTCCACCGCGGATCCGCTCATCTCCCCCACGATCCAGTGAAAGCCTATGCGTATGTGGAGCATCCAAACGAAGGATGGCGGGTCTATTTGCGATCCTGCCTCTTTCTCCATGACTCGCGTGACACCAAACGGTTCCTCGTCGTCAAACGGCGCGGCGCCCACGCCTCCAGTGCCACATGGGAACCCCCCAAAGGCCAAATGGAGGGCAAGGATCTCCACCCGAACCGTAGTATTCTCCAGAACCTCACCGAAAATGTCCTCCGAGAAACCGAGGAAGAATCCCATATCACAAAGGTTGCCCGTCTCCGACACACGGGTATCGTCTTTCAATCCCAAGAATCCAGTTATCCTCCCAACCACTTCTTTCAATATCACATCTTTCAGGGCATTGCCACACCCGACCAAATCAAACAGTCCTTCGACACCTTTCAGTGGATCAAAGAGCATCCAAAGGGCTTTGCACGATGGAGAAGGGATCGCCGAGAGAAAGACGCCGTAGACTGGTTCCATCCGCGACGCACCCGTCTGAATCCGCGATGGACCCCCAGCATTGCCGTGATGTATCTTCAACATGCCCCACCCGTTCCGCTTGGAAGATAACACGATAGCACATCGGAACCATATAGTGTGTGATCAGGATACTTCCGAATGATCTGTGCCGAGAATACAGTATCCTCTCGTCCCTGGTCTTCTAGAGATTCAGGATAGGCGCACTCGCTAAGAATCCATCGCATCACACTGCAGTGTCCGTTGGCGATCGGCATGTCATGCGCATGACCCTTCACGAGAACAGACCCATAGGGGCACACTTCCAGCTGATTCACATGATAGGAATAGCCATTGTAAGGGACAAACACAGGGCTCTTCTGAAACGAATGAACCATGAAATATGCCCCATACGTGGAAAATCCGTGATGAATCGCAGCGATCCGCTGGGGATGCATGAGATCATCGGCATCAAAAAAGGTAACAATGTCCGTCTGCAGATACGACGCGGCTGTATTCCGATTCTGTGCGGCATTCTTCTTTTCCCGACAGGTGACAATCTGTAAGGAAAAGGAATAGGACCCCATGTCGTAGGGGATGTCTTCAGGAGATGTGGAAGAACAAGAGACGACCACTTGATCGGGGCGGCGTGTTTGAGAGTCAATGGATCGAAACAGGGCGGACAGAGCAGAAAGATGCCCATGATAGCAACAAATGGCCACGCCGACCGTATAGGCCATTCTATGGTAGCCAGACGTTCCCTCTTTTTCCTCTAGACACACTATGTAAACCGGTCACGCGTGTATTCTTCTAGATCCTCCCTCCTCTGCCCTCTGCCCCCTGCTCCCTACCCCCTGCCCTCTCTCTTTTGGCATGTTCTGGGCCGATTCTTTTTCTCATGTGCTCCCCTTTCTTCCCCGTCTTCTCCCCTCTTTTCTCCGTTCCCTCTTGCCTCGCCGCCCCTTTACTTCGCTCTTATGGGAGAAAGAGCGTCTTCCCATGATCGAGGGGACGACGTGTCAGATTCTCCGTGCGCCGTGTGACGCCCTCTCAGAAGTCCGAGCCTATCTTCGAACTCATTTTGGATCGCCTCCACAGACTCCTGTTCTGGACATTCCTGAAGAGCATCTCCTGGGAGCTCGAGATCACATCATGGTCATTCGTGATGCGACAGAGATCATTGCCACCATTCGGTATCATTACATGGGCATCTTAGAGGAAGAGCCGATCTATGAAGTGGACTGCTTCTGCATTCACCCCGCATGGCGAAAGAAGGGTGTGGGCGATGTGCTCTTGACAGAGCTTCATCAGTATGCGAATCGGAGGGGCATTCCTCATTGCCTCTTTTTAAAAGAGGGGGCGCCCCTGTCTATCTTTCTTCGCCCGTGGTATCGTGGGGTCTATGTGTATCGCTCGCTCAAGCCTTCAGAGCCACATCCCTGCGTCCATTCGTGCCCTGTGGAGCAAGCCTATCGGATCATGGACCAGTGCCGAGATCCGAACACAGTCCTTCTTCGGAATCGAGAGACAACCAATCAACAGTGGGTCTATTATAAAAAGGGGATTCATTGGATCATGGCGTGTGCGCAGGATACGTTTCAATGGAAAGACGGGGGGAAAATGGCATGGATCACGGCATGGCTGGAGAGCCCCTCTCTCACTGATGCCTTTCGTGAAGAAGCCTCTCTTGCCATCACGGATACCCTGTTTCCGTTGTTTGATCATGTATGGATGAACAAAGAATGGTGTGGATCTCATCCTGCATGGAAGGTGGATGGGGAATTCCACTGGTATACGTATCAATGGACGACAACACTCTCCATGGATCGCTCTTATTGCCTGATGACGTGACGTTTTCTGGTGCCACCTTTAGAAGCACCCGTCGCCTTGAGAGCACCAGTCGCCCTGGGAGTCGCCCTGGGAGCACCAGTCGCCCTGGGAGCACCAGTCGCCTTGGAAGCACCCGTCGCCTTCGAAGCACTTGAGGCACTTGCATGAAAGGGAATGTGAAAAAGAGGACCCATTGCAGCACGAGAACCCATTGCAGGAGGAGTGATTGCATCACTTGCGGACCGTTGAAGAGGAAGAGCAGGAGGAGCCCCTTCACTCGCAGATCGCTGAAGAGGAATGGTGGGAGCGGGCCTGCTTGCGGCGCGCATGGGACTCACAATCATGTTCACTCCCTGCACATATTTCTGTTCGCACATGGAATAATAGTCAATCAACACCTGTCGCGCAAGACCATTGATCCGACGAAGCTCTTTAAATCCCCCTCGAAGCAGCGTCTTATTCAATGAGATCATCAGCGGAGTTTTTTTCTCGTCATAGGTAATATCGAACAGTAATTTAAAAATTTCACCACACTTTTTCGCATGGTTCGCCTGGATCATAAACAATTCTCGGACGACCCTTGATACCTCATCCACTTTTACGATCGCAGGATTAATCTTGATGACCGCCTCTTTCTTCTTCAATTCCTTCACGCACATCGCTTCATCGCGCTTATTGCTAATCTTTGCCAGACCCTCTGACATTCCCATACTAGGCGTGGCCGTTGGAACATGATCCCAATACAGATGCGCCATCTTCTCCATGAAAGCCTTGTATTCTGTAAAAGCGGTGTCTCCCATGACAATCTGTGGGCTGCCGATATGAATGGTATCATAAAACAACTGAACAAGGGGATGAAACCCTCTGCTGCCTACCGATTTATCCTTTAACAGTGACTCTCCACGCTCAGGAATTCCGCGCAGTCGAGGATTCGCAGACGTTGACACAACCCCCCTATGTGACTTTGCAGTAAAGGTGAAGTTCTCCATACAGATATCGGATTCATAGGATGGAGCGCCATTCGGAATCGTCGACGGAATGGTGCGTAGCAATTGAAGGGCACGCGCGATACAATGACCTGCGGTTCGTCGCTCCTCTAGGGCCCTCTTTATGATGCCAATTTTAAGGGGGTTGGATACACCCTCTTCTATGAAGGTGTCCTCCGTCTCTGATGCCACAGACTTCCCTTTCAACGGAAAGGTCGTGATGAGTTCCTGAAAGACTCCCTCAAAATACTGAGGGACGCTCATGGTTGCAATGCCATTCGCTCTCTTTACGGTAACCACATAGGATGAGATATTATCTGACTTGCGTGTAATGGTGACGGGAACTTTGAGAGAAGAAGGGAGGGAAAGAGTGACAGGAGGAGAATCAGATGTTTTTAGAGATTTATACTCCAGAGAGGTATCATACGTTGATCCTGTCACCCACTTTGACGATACCTCTAGAATCAGGTAGCGATCACGAGTGGCAGGAGGGTAGATGACAAATCTCCCGATGGACGTCACTTCACTTTTTGAAGAAGTGATGGACTCGATTTTGTCAAAATAGACGCGACCTCCGTTGATATTACCCTCATCGTATTTCATTTGCCATCCCTTTTTGAGTTGATAGGTATCTTTATCCTCTTTCTTCTTGAAATACGAACTCAAAAACAAAAAAGAGGACGCCTGGATCTCTGTCATATCTGCGCCTCCTTGCGCTCCTCCCGTGAGTGCTCCTCCCGTGAGTGCTCCTCCCGTGAGACTAGCTGCACTGACCAGTGTAGAGCCTGGTGTCCGATTGATCGTGCGTTCCAAACCCGTAGACAATTGGGACACTGTCTGAGACGAGGAGATGTCGTTCAGAAGTGTGATGGCAAGGGCCCCATAAATCTGAAAAATGCGAACGTAATAATACGACAAAAGGAGACATAAACTTTTCTTTTCCTCTTCCGAATGCGTCTCTGATTTCTTAGAGGGGTCCAGTTCACCATATTTTGTAAACAACAGAACGTCTGACTGTTTCTCACGATAGGGCGTAATCTGGAGATGGCTAAATTGACTCGACATGTGCTCCGCCAAGGAGATCACATACTCTTTACATGTATCGGGTTGAGATAGCTTCATAAAGTCGTTCACATTGATCTGTTTCGCCATATAACGAAAAATAAGATTCATTAGCACCTCCGTATCTTTTACGTCTTTTATCTGTTTGATTCCTTCTTGGGTAAACTCTCCTGTCGATCCGACCTGACCCATACTACCTTCCTACCCTTTTTTTAATTAAGCACACCCTCTAAGACTTCCGCATGAGTTTCCAGTCGTCGTAAACATTTCTGCAGGGTTGCCACGGAGATTTCACTCGCCTCTGCAATGGTCGCCAGGGAGACATGAAGGCCGTCGCACCGTTTGATGATGAAGGCCAGGCATCCCGCCGCCAAACTGGGGGGCATGTTCTCTTGGGACAGTCGCGCCTCTTCGGCCTTCTCCGCAATCCGTTGCGCCAAGGTAAAGAGGTGCTTCATCTGATCTCGCGGAATGGGAAGACGGCTCAGCGGGAGTTGAATGTATTCCACGGCGCGCGTGCTGGATTGGCTCGGCTTGTTGGACGTCGTCATAGGGATCAGCTTCTTCTGACGTGCCATTGACATGATCTCCTGCATTTGTTTGAGGGCCTTGGTAAACGTGGAGGAGGAGAGTCCAAAGATCTCCGCAATCTCCTTGGGCTTACGAGGCGATCCGGATTGCTTGAGGCTCATGTAGAGGCACGCGGAGAGCATGGCGTCGCGACTGAGACCTTGACGTCCACCGATGTCCTGGAGCGTCGTATAGAGATTCTTGGATTCTTCCAAAATGGACTGGTTGATGCCCGAATTCAGACCGATCAGAGAGAGACGCTCACAGGTTTGAATAAAGGATCGTTCCTTATACGGGACAGTGTTCCATGAATGATACTTGCGCACACGATACATTGCCTTCGCGGTGCCGTATCCATTTAGAATCACGGTGCCGAGAGAGGCCTCGGGCAATCGTGGATCTTGCGGAGCCCCTACACGAGTGGGATCCCCTCCGCGGTCTTCTTGGGAGAAGTAGCGATACTCCGCGGTGCTGTCAAAGGGACGTGCCACGATCGCGCCACACTCTCTACAGGTAAGAAGGTCCGTGGAATACAGGCAGTCGGTATGAAAGCAATACGGACAGGTGTCGGCATCCACGACGGGAACGACTTTCTCCTCCTCCCATGATTCCCATTCCACTTCCTCCACGGCAGGGAGAGAGGTGCGAAGGTGAAAGAGTGATTCCATGATGAGTTTCTTGCGTTTATTACTCTTTACACTCCTCATCAAATTTTATAGGGATAAAAAATCCACAAGAGATAGTCATGAGTGATCAGGTTCCTGTTCAGGGATCTGAATACCGAAAACAAATCTTACCTGTGGTGAATGTTTCCCGCACCTCCAACCCGAATATAGACGGATTCGCAGACTCAGGTCTCGGATTCTTTGGATCTCCCTACAAACCCGCCGACGCCATGTTGACGCCCCCTCAAATCGGTGTTCAAGTCGGCGACTCTATGGAGTCCGTTGTGAATGCCATCAAAGGTGTTGGATTTTATACGGACCAGATCGGATTTGGTGCGCCCTCTACCGCATTCACCCGAGGCATGCCTCTGAAGCCACTGGGTGTCAATTATTTTATCAAAACGGGTCAAACGTGCTCCAATGGTGCAGACATGTGGCACTACATGAATGGTATTCCAGAAGGAAATGCGCTGGGAGAGAACATGAAACGCGTGATGGCAGAAATGGGTATGCCTCCACTCCAAGGATTGGCCCCAGGCATGCTAGAAGATGTGGAGAATGCACTGAATCCCAGTCCGCTGATCAATGCGATGTTCGGTTCCGGATACCCTCGGTGCAAACAAGTGACCCTCCCTGTGGGAGATTCCTATGGACGAATTGCCGATGGAAGCACCCAGGAATCATGGATTACGGATCCTAAGACGGCCCGTTGGAATGGAAGTTCTTATGTTCAAACGCGATGGGTTCAAGATACAGATAATAAGGGAAATCCTGTCAACCTAGATCGTGAAACGTGGGCGCGTGGACCGATAACCTTTAACGCGGATGGGACACCGAAACAGCAGGAGGGATTTGATATGCTTACGCGACCAGCTACCATATTGGTCGTGGGAGCACTTTGTGCGATTGCTTTTGCGGTCATGCGAAAACGTTAGTATCCGTTAGTAGCCCTTCGTCAGCCGATACACATAGAACGCGCTGACGCCACCAAGGAGCTGTGCAAGAATATACAGCACAAGATTCACACCTTTCAGTGATCCGCTCATATACATCGCAAGGGACACAGCCGGATTGACGTGGCCGCCACTTCGTTCTCCGATCAAGAAAATGGCAAGCGCCAGGGCACCACCAATGATCAACGGGTTACCGCCGCTGGCAAAGATGGCCAGAATAAAGAAAAAGGCACCCACATATTCGGCAAGATAGGTCAATGGGGTGATGATCATTCTACTAAGGGGTGTTTTTTATAATAGACAAATCAGATCCCTACGTAGATGAGCACGTTTCGAACAATTCCCTCTAGCATCTTACATCATATCAAAACCATGTTGACCTATAGGGATCGGGTCGCATTTTTGTCTCTGTGTAAAGAGACGAGTCAGTTTCCCATCGAAACCTTTAGACCCTTCCGTTTTCGCATTCTTGATTTGCCCATTCATGCCGAAAAAACATATCAGCTATATTTCAATCCGTTTGAATCCCCTGTGTCGAGTCCGATTCCCCATTCTTTTCTTGGGAGTAATTTTGTGAACATCATCATTTATGATAGCCCCACCTCGTATTACAATATCAGGATCTACAAAGAATATGATGCAGGGAGGACCATTGCGGATTACCTAAAAGAATACAAGCCGCATTCGTATTATATTAATAAGATTACGAAATATATTTATCCCTAGGCATAAAAAATAGTGTCTCTTGTTCATGCCTCACACTCCTGAAGGTGAAAATACCATTTTCTGTTTCCAGCAGTTCGGACATCACTTTTACATGACTTCAAAATGCTGCTATTATCCACGCCTGTTTCCTCACATGCGACCCGTGCTGATGGAAATGCAATTTTACTACCATGATCGTCCACATAATACACACCTTTACGATAAATCTTATTATGATTCATCATAACGGAATGCTTCATATTGTCCTGTTGGGTGACGATCTCTAGATTCGCCAATGTATTGTTTCCTTTTTGTCCATCTTTATGATTAATCACAATATGTCTGTCAGATGGAACATACTGTAAATACGTCATGGCCACAAGAACATGAAGATATTGATCATGATAGATCCCATCATTCCCTTTTAGTTTCATTTTGTGATATCCGCTACGAATAACTACGGGACAGCATAGCCGTTTCATAAAGGCGCTATATACATCGCCCTTTGTAGAGATGCGATAACCATCGTATCCAGGAATCACCTGAAAGTCTGATAGATCAAATGTATCCATTCGTTTGGATCGGGTAGAGCTCATGCTATACATTGTATTTTCACGATACGTTACATACTCCAAATTGTCGGCACGATTGTCCTCTTTGTTTTCATTTTTATGATTGACGACATATTGTCCATCTGGTTTTTGATGGAAATGCTCTGCAACAATCGTATGAATATTATAGGTTTTCTTCGTATTCTCTTTACATAGCGTGAGAGATGGATAACCATTACGAAGACAATGACGCAACACGCGATTGGTCTTATTATTTTTGATGGCCCCTGTGTTGGAGACAGAATATAACGGATGTGTATGAATAACAACCCATTGAATATCCATTTTCTATCTATCATGCGAGTGTTATTCTCTATCAAATTTACAACGATAATACTCCACCATAAAAAATAGAGTGTCTCTTGTTCATGGTGCTGTTCATAGTGTCCACGGTGTTCATGGTGTTCACGGCGCCTTCGGCGCATGGCAAATCAGCTTCTGATCCGTGATCAGCCGCGATGCAATGTTCATTGTCTCCAGTTCTTGAAGGAGCAATTTCGTTGCGTAGGGGATGTGAACATGGGAAAATCCCAAGGTGTTCGTGCATCCGCGGCATGACCAGATTCCCTGCTCTGGATTGACCACAGCCAGTAGGCCGCAATCCTTACAGGAGTAGCACGAGAACGAATCCGAGCACTCCATGAGGCGTTCTTTGAGAAACTCTGCTGCTCCATGAGAGATAACAGCATCTCTCTCCATCTCTAGTATCTACCTTACTCTATTACACATTTGTGCGTAATGTCATCGTAATGTATGGCATACCCCGTGGCGACAATCGGTTAGATCGCCACAAGACTTCCCACACACACCCTCGCGGGTGGGCTTGGACTATACCTTAAGCGTATCCTGCGGACACGCCCATTTCCATCTAGTCTCTGCACCTTCTCCCTGCCATCCACGCAGAATGGGGTAGGAGCTTGGCTCAGGATTATCTCTGTTACGATCATTGTTTCTCTACCCACTAGTTTTCCCAGTGGCCACCCCACGCTTTCGCCATGGAGTTTAGAAGATCGTTGTTCGCCCAGCAGGCAGGAGACGTTCCCTGAATTTGAAAATGTTGCCCTTCTAACAAGGACTAGCACGAGCTTTCGTATCGCACTGTTTTCGGCAAAATGGTTACCGAATCGTAATCCTCCTTCGCGCGCCCGCCCCTCCGCAGGCTGTCTCGTGAGCATCACAAGCGGCCCTGACGCACGACTGTGCATCTTGTCCGCCGAGCAGTGACGCAGGCGCTGATAATAGCACGGGCCAATGAAGATCGACGTCTCCATCTGTCGCCCCGTGTATCCGTTATACATGATTTCGTTCCCGTAGGGCTCCATGCCATACGTATCGCGCATCATTGTCGCCAGCCCCTCCACCGTCGTGGGTCCAAAGGGCGATCCATCTCCCAGCGATCCCGCCATGCATCCAATCTTGCTCATGAGCGTCTCCATGAGTTGGGCAATGGTCATGCGCGAGGGAATCGCATGGGGGTTGATAATAATGTCAGGCACGATGCCTGAGGCCGTCTGGGGCATGTCTTCGGGATTCAAGATCATGCCCATTGTTCCTTTCTGCTTTTCTACCTTGCTCAGTGGAGCATTTGCTCTCCACGTCATTGCTATGTCTACCTCACGACACTCATACAGCGGTATGAATACGAATGTCGCTTAGTTGACACACCCTCGCGGGTGGGAATGGACTATACCTTAAGCATTGATACACAGCGGTGTGTCTTTGCCTACTCTCATCTAGTCTCTGCGCCTTCTCCATGCCATTCCGTCTGAATGGTGTAGGAGCTTGGTTCAGGATTGTCTCTGTTTTCATCGTTGTGTCTCTACCTACTGATTTTCCCAGTAGCCGCCCCACGCTTTCGCAATGGGGGTTAGAAGATGAATGTGTGCTCTTTGTAAAGCGCGAGACTTTCCCTGAGTTTGGGAGTATTGCCCCTTCATATGGGACTAGCACGGGTGTTACCCCGCACTTTACGGCTCGAAATGAACCGTGTCTGCTTGAATTTCCTGTCCACACAATGCGCCCATGACGGCGAACAAGGAAGACTTCTGATGGGACACGGAGACAATACACTTTTCCTGTAAAGGGGCGAACTGTTTCCGTTTGTCCATGTTGTTCACGGGCATGACCATGATTCATAGTGGGATAGAGGCGGGTTCGGCGAATGCCAATGTCCCAGCTATCGTGTGTGCTCGTAATGACACGTCCATCCTTCATATGACTCTGATGACCCGCTTCATAGCGTTTCGCATAGTATGATGTCCAACCTGCATGCTGGCATAACACTTGAAGGTCATCACGCAATCCAATAGAGGATGTTGAGTAATGCAAGGATGTCGCTGTTTCATGACCATCGCCTAAGCACATCCCATCAATGAAGATCCGCGTTTGGCGTGCACTCAGGTCAAACGCCCACTGCGGGAGGCGTTTATTCACGGCGCCCACACTAAACGGTGCGAGATAGTGGGTGATATCGTGATGATTGATGAAGAACTTCTGAGTGGACTCTACATAGTTGTATCTCCACTGAAGTGTGTCACAACAGGCATTGAGTTTTTCAAGAACGCGTGGTTTATTTGCAGCAAATTCCACGCGGCATGTGTAATCAGTGGGACGAATCGCAGTCCATCCCTCTGCAAACCAAATGCCCACAATCGCCAACCACGCATCCATGCGTTCTTCCGTAAATCTCTCTTGATGGATTGTGATTTCCAGATCTTCTGATCCCACTGCTCCCACTGACTGATAGCGCACTCGTTTACCCACAATCTTGCTTGCTTCGATCAATTCGTAGGCGGGATGGTCGCGTCTCTGAACCCACATACGATGATTCATCGTCACATGAAGGCTCACACCTTGACTCTCTACCTCATACATGTCTCCATCCTGATCGAAGACAAGTGTCTCAAGAGGTGACACATACTCCATGGTGTTCGTCATGCGATTCAGTTGTGCGACTCGATCTTCCGTGGTGACATCTGTAATCGGCACCCAGCCACGTTCGCGAGTCAGAACATCATGGTCCGCTGTAAGACAGAATTTATCGCCAATCTCTGGGATGCGATCCTGTCGCATCCGAATCTTCACGAAGGAATACCCTTCTCCGTTCCGATTCTTGTAAATTTTGTCCACGTAGCCGCTCTCGTTGTTGCGGGGCATCTTGCTGACATCACGGGACTTCTTGGCCCCCGCAGGCAACACGGCGCCCGTGGGAACGCGAAGGGGCACCACTTTGCCAATGAGGATGTCATCGGGTGTCACATACGTATTGCGGGGAACGAATCCGTCCTCCGCGATTTTATCGTATTTCGCGTTCTTGATATGCTTGGTTTCCGTGGGATCGGGTCGGCAGAATCGCTCTTCTTCGCCAGACGACTGATTCTTCCGCTCTTCGTCCTTGTAGGTGCGATAGAAGATCGAGCGAAAGCGGCCACGGTCCAAGGACGCCCGATTAATCATGTTGGAATCCTCTTGATTGTAACCCGTGTAGGTCATAATGGCCACGACGATGTTCTGTCCCGCAGGAAGTTCCTGTGCGCCATAGTGACGGCTCATGAAGGAGGAGACCATCGGAATTTCAGGGTAACACAACACGTGGCTCATCGCATCAAATCGCTCGCGAAAGTTAAGGGCGTAGATGCCCATGGCCTGCTTTCCCATCGACGAATTGTGAGAACCAATGTGGTGGCTGGTGACAAAGCTGTGATGCTCGTTGTCCACCGTGATGTCAGCAATGCGAACGGTCTCATGCTTCACCACGGATTCCAGAGGGACAAAGATCATGCGACCACGATGCGTCATGCGACCGCATACGACATCACAGAACTCATGTGCCTCCAAGTTTCGCATGGTGGGCACCCGTCCGTTTTTCACGGCCCGTCTGATTCCGCTGATCGCAGGGAAAGACAGGTGACGAGCAAGGGCAATCTGGTGAGGTGTAAGACCCTGCGCAAGATCCGCGCGAACAGCCTCTACCGTGCGAACATACTCTGCGACGAGACGCGCCTTGTATTTGAGATACTCCACGGTCTTGAAGCTCTCCACGATCTTCCGCGTATCATAGCGATATCCGATGGTATCGTAATAATGGATGAGATTGGCCGATCGGTCCGCCAGTTTCACTCCCGCCATCCAGCGATCTTCGCTGAAGAGACGCGACACTAGTTTGGTCTGGACACCGAACGATGTGAACAGTGTCTGAAGCTGTGTCATGAAGGCAATAAGACTGTCCTTGTAGGCCACCGCAATCTGTTGGGTCGTCTCGGCGCACACGAAATTCTGATTGCCTTTTGTGCGATTGTGGCGGATCATGCATCCATCGCCTCCCTGGAATCCGCCGAGGAACTCGCGTTTGACATTGTCGGATCCCTCCATGATCCATGTGGGAATCGGAAGACGCTCTCTCGTTGTATTGCGGCCGAGTGTGGGTCCGAGGCATGCCATCAGAGACGCAAAGGCGCCATTGTGGCACACGTGATAGGCGCTCATAGAATATCCATGAATGATGGCGGTGCGATGCGTGATTCCGCAGGCCGTGAAGCCAAGAGACGTGACATCATTCTCCCACTGGATGGCATCCTCTTCGTCTCCAAAGTCACATGCGACTTGACACATCATGTAGGATTTCTTGTCATAGACGTTTATGGATCCGTCTGTTTGAAGGAAGCCCAGCATGCGCGCCAAGAGAGGGAGGCGCGCGTCATCGGCCCAGAGAGGGCACAGTCCCTGCTCTTCCAGTGCGGCCACGTGACGGTCTACAAGGGACTCCCGAACATCATACTCGCGAAGAACTCTCTCCATGTCCTCTTTGGAGATCGCCACACGATGCTCTTTCTTATCCAGAAAGAGCCAATGGGGCAGAATGCCGATCGCAGGCTCTTCCGCGGCCTCCTCGTTGCCCATAGAATACAGATCACCCACCGTGGTCCATCCGTCCGCGGTGATGAAGGGGTGATTATCCGTCGCCACAATGGTGCGCCCTGAGAGCGTCGTGAGACGATAGATCTGCTTGTCTGTCTCCCGCACATACTGGTGAAGAACGGTCGCCTTTTCCATGACGCCTGTGACAGGATGAAAGCTCATCACGCTCTCACCAATGGCGACGTCCTTGATCGCCTTTCGCTCTCCTGAGGCCATGAGCACTTCCTCGCCCTCCCAGAGACACTGGTAGGCATTACGCGGAGACTGATTGTGATCAGGGAAAGGAATGTAAGACGCCGTGGTGCCGAGCATGACACTCGGATGGATCTCGCAATGGGTCGTCGTCGGATCCGCCACAGCCTTCTCATAGTCCATGGCGAGATAGGCGCAATCCGACTCACCCGCATCCACGTATTCAAACAGGTGGTCTCCCGAGGGCGTCTCCCAGAGAAGCATCTGATTCCAATCCTGAAGGGCCATCACCTGCGCCTTCAAGGCACCCGTCTTGTCCGCGGCAATCTCACGAAGAGCAGGGCCATAATAGAGGGGACGAATGACGCGACCCGCTTCGGTGGTGAGCCAGAGTTCTTTGTAGGCATTCTTCCAGACAATGCCCGTGTAGATGTGGAGCCGACCCGCCCGTTTTGCCTGTCGCAGTGCGTGAACCATGCTCACGGTGTTCTCGTTCAGGACCATGCCGATCCAAGAGCCGTTGAGAAAGACGCGGGTCTCGCTGTGTTTCTGCTCCATCGTGGCCTCTCGCAGAGACACAAGGATCTCCAGTTGCTGGATGAATGCGTAGACGGTGATGGGGCTCGTGAAGATGGTGATGGCGGTCGTGGCGGACATGTTCTTCACGACACCGACACCGTGGCCTTCTGGGGTCTCACATGGGCAATTACGAACGAGGATGCCATTGGCATAGAAGTCGTGATTGTCCGAGCGAGTGGTGAAGTCATAGACATCCTCCACAGGGAGATCGGTGATGCTCTGGATGCTCATGCACACATTCATGTCGTGCTGGGTGACATGCTTTGTGAACTCGTCGATGGTCATCGCATCAGAATCATGAGGATGATTTGTGCGATAGAGGAGGTATTCCACGGGAATCGCCGAGATACGATCCTTCACAGCGCAATAGCGATATCCGATTCGTGTCGCATAACGGGCAAGATTCTCTACTGAGTCATCGATCGCAAGAGCATGAACGGTCCTGATAGGCGTCACCGAGATCACACAGACGGTAGTAGACACTCCAAGAGATTGGAAGAGTCCTGAGAGGTCTGTCAGATAGTCATGGTGCTCTTTCGCATCCTGAGTCGCACAGATCTGTAGAGTGTATTCCATCCGAATGGTTCCACGGGTAGAATGAATCGGGTGTCCATATTTTCCCTGAAAGGCAGACAGGAACTCGCGCTGAACGGCAGATGATCCCCCACGAATCCACTCAGGAAGGTGATAGGCGTCATGCGTGCCGAGCGAGTCCAAAAGCGCGACAAAGGAATCCGATGGGACCATTGTATGATCCGAGGTGCGTTGGCACGGATCACAACCGAGACGCGCCATGTCGGTCTGAATGGCATGTTCATCTTCCACAAAGAAGGAGAAGGGGCCTTGCGTAGGAGCTGCTCCAAAGAGACGCGCCATGATCTGGAGCTTCTCTTCGGACATCTCTGTTCGAAAGGTGCCATTGTCCTCCAGCATCGGAACCGTGTAGTTCCGAACCAGCACACGGTCTCCCACGACCAGATCACGGGCATGAACCCAAACACGCTCTTGGTCTCGCACTACCAGCAAGGGATGATCAGGGCTGCATCCGATGGATCGTCCCGAAAGCGTCGTGATCTGGAGGACACGCTCAGGAGTAATGCGGAAATACGCATGGATCTCAGAGGGAGACGGGTGTAGCGTTTCAGAGTCCACCGTGATGACCTCGTCGCCGTCTTTCATGCGATCGATACGCGTAGCAGTCACACCATCTCCACGAAGAATCTGGGTGTCGCCCAGCACGCACACATATCCCATTTGCGAATTGTGTTGCTTTCGTGGAGCAATCAGCTTACCCGTCTTCTCGATCGGCGTCGTGATGCGCCGCAAGTGAGAGATCGTCGCCGAATAGTTCATGCGATTGAGCACCTGTGACACGCCGATCTTGTTGGGTCCACCGATCTTTCCGCTTCCAAAGTTGCCCGTGGCCAAAGAGGACTTCAGACAGACATCCATGATCGTAGACTTGATGATCTTGTTGATGTTGTTGATGTTGACGATGTCAGGCCAGTTTCCCGTGGCCTTCCACGATCCGCCGTGAATCTCCTTGGACAGTGCGGCCTTCATGTCCTTCACCATGCGGTTGTTGTAGGTCTTGCGAAAGAGATCGGCCAGAAGGAATCCAGGGATGTCCACACGTTTGTTCGGATACGCATCACGGTCGTCAATGGGAATGCGTTTGGTGGAGGTCCACAGCGCCTTGCGTGCCATGTGCGCCAGGAAACACGCCTTTTCGTAATTCATCTCTTTTCCGCCGATGTGAGGGAACAGTTCCTCCGAGAGAATGTCCGCAATGTTGTTGGGCTTGTAGGACTTCGACGACCAGGTGTGAGTGTGCTCACCGATCCACGCCAGCGCCTGCTCGTTCGTCTGAATCGCCCCCGCCTCCATGATGGTCTCCGTCATCACCGAGTCATACGCGGGCTCATCCTCTCCGCCCAGAATGAGCTCGCAGATCTCCTTGTCAGACAGGACGCCCAGCGCGCGAAAGAGGATGACGATGGGGATCTCCGTTTTGATGCGAGGGACCGTCACACGAATCATCGTCAGCAGTTGATTTTTCGGGTGATACACGATCTTGACCGTGTTGGACTTGGGCACCTGATCATTGTCAGGACCGATGCACTTGATCTCCACCACCTCCAGTTCTTTCACGCTTCCACGGCCGTTGCGAAAGACGAAGGGGCGATTTTCCGACATGCGCTCCATGGAGATCATCGCGCGCTCTCCACCTTGGACAATGAAGTAGCCGCCCATGTCTTCGGGACACTCTCCCATTGCAGAGGGATGAACGTGCTTTTGGTCGTGGAGAAGACAGTATTTGGACCCCACCATCACGGGGATCTTTCCCAGATGAACATGGGGAAAGACGCGGACATTGGTTTCACGGATGCCGTTGCGAGTATGGTCAATGAAGACCGTCGTCACTTTCACATCCATGTTGAGCGGAGCCGCATAAGTGAGATTGCGAAGGCGGGCGTCATTGGGCATCATCGGATGAATGGCGCCGTTGTTCTCAAAGATGGTCGGCTTGCGAATGGAGATCTCTTCGAATTCCAGCGTCACCTCGTATTCGTGCTGAACCGTTCTTCCAGCCACCGCGCCGTCTGCCGTGGTGCCCATCAGCGCATGGGCAGCCGTCGTGGAGAGTCCTGTCGCCGTCGCCAGCGCAGAACGAGGTCCCGCCAAGGGAATTTCCGGTGAACCATAGGCGGTGATGGGGTTGGACATGTGAATGATTTCAGGGATGTCCACTTCGATGAATTGATTGAACGACTCGATCTGATGGCTAATGATCTGTTTTCCATCAGATTGAGTAATGAAGGATTTGAGAACATGGCGATAGTGGGGGAGTTGATCCGCCACCGACGATACCGCGGGAGTTGCCATGGAGTGAAGAGAAGAGGGTATGGCTTTTTATTGGAACCCCACCCTCATCAATTTTTAAGCCGCCTCGTTCGTGTCTTCTATGTCTCATTTGGAACCCTTTTGATCTCTTTCTAGAATAGGATGAGTGACCTTAAAACATTTACCATTACAAAAGAAGCGGCCAAGGCCATAGGAGGAACTCGTAAACGAAGAGCAAACTCCAAACAAAAATCTCCCTTGCCAGAAGAGGATTTCTCTATAAAGGGACGTGCCCCTATCCATATTCAGAAGCACGGAGGCTCTGCGATTCCTGTGGCCTCTGTCTCTGCGGCCCTTGCCCCTGCTCCTTCCGCTCCATCTCCTGCGGCACCTGCGGTAACTGCTACGCCATCCACACCCGTTGCATTGGTCAGTCGCCCAGCCCAAGGAGGATCCCATGAACAAGAGAAGAATGTGAAAGTGGAACTCAAGAAAAAGACAGAGGTCAAGAGTGTTCATCTTCGTCCCAAATCGGATGCCCCCAAAAAGGCCCAGACCAAACGCCGATCCAAACTGACACTGGGAATCTCCTCTCTCCGTAAACGGATTACGCGTGCCAAACACATTCACCGAAATGTTAAAAATATGCCTCTGGACAAACTGAAGGAGGAGCTGATCAAGAAGAATCTCATTCGCCCCACGAGTAAGGCGCCTGAATCGGTGCTTCGCCAAATCGCACGAGACAGTCAGATGGTCGCCACCTCCATGTAAAGCCTCTTCTCTCTCTACAGGCATGTCTGCCGATCAGCACACGTTGCACAATCTGATCTCTTCCCAAGCGCCTTTCTTCATTGGGCGGATTGCGGGAATTGAACTCCAGGTGGCCTATGATCTCCATCATAACAGGCGTCTGACACCAACGGCTCTCCATGAAATAGTAAACAACGCGGGAATTCATACGGAGTCCGAGGAGTCTCTTCTAGAGTATACGAAACAGCTGTGTCAGGCCTATGATCACTGCACGGCCATTGCGATATGGGAGAAGGGTCCCGTCTATGCGGCGATCGGGCATGCGCAAGAGTGGATCCTTCAGCGAACGAGGGCCCCCACCATCCAGGCGCGCACCTTAGAACCCTATTATGATTCTGAATCGTGGATGTCAGCTATGAAAGGAAAACGTGTGTTGATCATACACCCTTTTTATCATAGCATTCAGCGACAACTTCCACGGCTGGCCTCCCTGTTTCCGAATCGCCCATGGTTTCCCGAGTGTTCCATCGAGGTGGTTGTTCCCCCCATGACGTGTGCGGGGAATCATGGAGGCAAGGATTGGCAGGTCCATCTTGCCGCGTTCTATGAGACCATCCAACAGAAGGAGTTCGATATCGCCCTTGTGGCAGCGGGCGGATATGGGATGCTCATTGCTGACATGATTCATACACGGCTTCATCGATCCGTGATGTATGTGGGCGGGGCCCTACAGCTCTTCTTTGGCATCATTGGAAAACGGTGGTTTGATCAGAAGGAGATCCTGATGCTCATGAATGATCACTGGATTCGCCCGTTGAAAGAGGACCAGCCTGGAAACTATACGAGAGTGGAGAAGGGATGCTATTGGTAGGCACTTAAACCAGGTGTGTGAGATCATGGGGTAGAATGACGTCCATGTTTGTATGCTATGACTCTGATCTTCTGTTTTACACAGGCCTATCGATTGGTCTATGGATCGCATCCGCGGTAGGAATGGGTTGTGCCATGTTCTCTTTTAGGAAGAAGTCATATGCTGATCAGATTGAGGAGATGATGTTTGAACACATTGTTCAGCAGCTCCGTGGTATCAATATGGCAGAGGCATTTGAGCAAGAGCAAGAAGAGCAGGAGCAGGAGGAGCAAGAAGAGCAGGAACAGGAGGAGCAAGAGCAAGAGCAAGAGGAAGAGCAAGAGCAAGAGGAAGAGCAAGAGGAAAGCGAGGAGTCCAATGATGCTGATAATGAGCAAGAGCAAGACATCGAATGCATAGAGGAACCGCAGACGGAATATGATGATCTTCCCGATCTCGTAGAGGAGCCCGCGCCTGTAGAGTCTCCCTCTGATGACACAGACCTGGCACCACCCAGTAAGAGAGCTCGCCGTGGACGGGGTCGAGGCCGCGGCCGTGCTTAAAAGCATCCCTTCTTATCCACATACAATGCCGTTCACCGAACAAGACAAACAGGATGTCATCGAATACGGAGAGCATCAATACAGCAATGGTCATCTTGCTGGCGTGTATGAAGGATATACCAAAGGATACGCGGAGGCCAAAGACGAGGCCCACGACGATGTAAAAGAGGCTCAGTCATCAGGCTATCGCAGGGGGCTACTTCACGGCTTTCTCCTCGGGTCCATTGGTCTGTTCCTTGGAGCGCTATGGTGCGACTCGACGAGTCGGCCCCTGAAGAGAGCCTAAAGAGCCCCTTTAAAAGTGAGAAAGAGCCTAAAGAATGCCCGCGTATTCATCATAGCACTTCGCGCAACCCCATGACAATGTATAAAGAATACGCAGAACTCTATCAAACCTACACTCAGAAATACGGCCCCAAAACCGCCATCTTTCTGATGGTAGGATCCTTCTACGAACTCTACGACATCCAGAACAATGAAACAGGCCTCACCACCTGTAATGTTCGCGAGATCACCGATTATCTCGGCATCCAACTGTCCGTGAAGAAAGCCGACATCTCTGCACACTGTGATGGCCTTTTCGCTGGATTTCCAGACAGCGCCGTTCACAAATGGGCAGGACGCCTGACCTCCGCAGGATGGACCGTGGTCGTCGTGGATCAAGAGAAGAATGCTAGTGGGAAAGTGAAGGCTCGAAAGGTGGCGCGGATCCTCTCTCCCAGCACACATCTAGAGCACATGTCGTCCACCGACATCCCCTATATCGTCACGCTTTACTTTCATGCCCAGCCAGGACATCCTCCTGCGTGTGGCGCAGGCGCCTTGGACCTCACCACAGGAACGACGCGTACCTATACAGGGCAGGCCACGGGACGACCCGATCTATGGACGGCAGACGATGTGGTTCAATTTATCAGCGTGTTTCCCCCAAAAGAAATATGGATTGGGTGGTATCAGTCCAGTTCTAGTGCGACCCCTGAGGCAATGCCCAGTGAATCTCACTTTCGCCGTTTGCTTGGACAACCCTCCATCCCTCTTCATCTGACTTCGATGGATCATCATGGGGCCTTCTCCTCTGAACTCGCGCGATCCGAATACCTTCAACGGTGTTATGGAATCAAATCCCTTCTTCCTCCCGTCACCTACCTGGGACTGCGAAGCCCCCACGAAGAAATGGCGCTCCTCCAATTGCTCCACTTTGTGGAAGAGCACCATCCCAGTATGCTCCATTCGTTTCATCGGAATGAGCCCTGGATCCCCCATCAGCGTCTGATCTGCGGAAATCACGCACTCACCCAACTCCAGCTAGCAGGCCCCTGTCTGAAAGAGACAGTCATGGGTCTCTTTGACAAATGCATCACTTCCATGGGGAAACGCGCGATTCAAGAACGACTAATGAGTCCCTATTCAGACGCCGCCACCATTCGTATGCGTCTAGAGGAAGTGACCGACTACCACACATGGTCCACTACCACTGTATCCGTTCTAGAACGGCAATTGCGGTTTATGTTCGATCTTCCCCGTCTTCACCGAAAAATCCTGTGTGGAACGATTCTCCCCGTGGAAATCGCGGGACTCTTTCAAACCTACACCGCGATGAATGCCGTCCGCACCCTTACCGCAGACACGCATTTGAAGGCACCTCTCTCGGAAGAGACCTGGACCACCTATCATGCGGTGTGCCACGCGCATTGGGATCAAGAGAAGGCGCAGACTCCCTCGGCCGATGTAACCCCTCTGAATGGCCAACAGTATCCCGAGATCCTCGCGACAGAAAAGAAGATCCAGGACACGTGGACTGCGATCCATGCTATGCGACGAGACATTGCCACCGCCGCGAACCTGTCCGAAGACGCCATCCGTGTGGAAGAACGAGAGAAGGAACCGTTTGGATTCAAGGGGTCCACCATCACGCTTCAACAACTCAAGAAAAATCAGAATAAACTGCCAGATGGCATCACGTTTTCTCAGTTAAAATCGGGAGGATGGATTGATGGCCCCTTGATTCAACAGTGGAACACCGCACTTCAGAAACAGCGTGATGCGCTTGCAAACCTCTATCGGATTCACGCGGTGGAGGCATGTCTTGCGATTTCGGAGGCTGGACGGGATCACTGGACCGCGATGGAGCAATGGATTTGTCATGTGGACGGGACACAGTGTATTGGACGGGTCTCCCACGAAAGAGGGTTCTCTTGTCCTGAGGTGGATACAGACGACCTAAAGAGTGGGTCCGCCGTGGATCTCCAGAATCTTCGTCACCCTCTCGTGGAGGCCACCGCCTCTCGTGCGGCCTATGTGACACACCATGTCAAACTGGGATATTCCGATACGAATGGGTGGCTCATTTACGGAATGAATGCGAGCGGAAAGTCCACCCTGATGAAGGCGACGGGTCTCTGTATTCTGTTGGCGCAAGCGGGCTGTTTTGTCCCTGCGACACGCATGCGACTCCGACCGTTTCGGGCCATCTATACACGCATTCTGAACCAGGATAATCTGTTTGCGGGTCTCTCTTCGTTTGCCGTGGAAATGTCAGAACTCCGTGATATCTTGCGACACGCGGATCCCTATACGCTGGTGCTAGGAGATGAACTCTGTTCGGGGACGGAGTCCATTTCGGCACAGGCCCTTGTCGCCAGTGGCATTCAGTGGCTCGCCGCAAGACACGCAAAGTGTATGTTTGCCACACATCTCCATGGCATTCCCGACCTTCTCTCTATGAAAGAGCACAAGATGGAGGTATGGCACCTTCATGTGGAGTATGATGCCGTGTCGGGCCGACTCCTGTATGATCGCTCTCTTCGTCCAGGAAAGGGGTCCTCGCTGTATGGATTGGAGGTCGCACGGGCCATGGATCTCCCCTTTGAATTCATGGAGCAGGCCGTTCAGAATCGTCATCGGCTCATGGGGACACTCTCTGCCCAAGAGGCACCTACCAGTTCATGGAATCGTCAGATGGTGCGAAAGCAATGTGAGCGATGCATGACACCCATTCAATCGGAGCTGGAAGTTCACCATGTTCAAGAGCGTCATACGGCGCGCCATGGCATCTTGCCGAATGGGATGCCGATGAATGATCCGCGCAATCTCATGGTGTTGTGTGAGACCTGTCATGATGCGGTTCATGCGAATCATGTGGAGATTGGTCCGATTCTACATACTTCGGAGGGGCCTGTGCGAATCATACATGAGACTGCTACATCTCTTTCTGCTCTTTCTGCGCTTTCTGTGCTTTCCACTGCACCTTCTGCTACGCTTACGCCAGGGGCACCACCTATGAAAGGAAAATGGTCAGCCGAAGAGAGACAAACGATCATGGATACGTTGCGAACGTATTCATCAATGTCTTTCAAGTCTCTTCGGGCGATGTTGGATGCCAAATACGACATTCAGATCAGTGAATCGATGTTGGGAAAGATGCGACGTGAAGCGTCTTAGCGACCCAAAGCGTCTTAGCGACCCAAAGCGTCTTAGCGACCCAAAGCGTCTTAGCGCCGAAAGCCACCCCCTTGAACCGTGCCACCACCTGCTTCTCGCCGTGCCTTTGCATCAGAGGAGTGGGCGAGGGACATCAGATCCTTCACGAGCTCCTCGCTTCCCTTCTCGCCCTCCGCCGTCAGCTTCATGAGATGCTTACGATACACCAGATTCTCCTCCGTGAGCTCTTCTACGAGTTTCCGGAGGGAATCCACCTCACGGCGAACAGACACAATCTCCTGACGGACCGGATTGCCCTGTTGATAATTCAGACCACCACTGTATAGACACGACGTCATTTCTGGATCTCTCGTAGAACTTTTATGGATGCGAACGAACGCACCCATAAAAATTGCCATAAAAATTGAGGGATGCCTTTTCCCCGATTCAGATAGAAGCCATGATCATTCCTATTCGTTGTATGAACTGCGGAAATGTCCTTGCGGACAAGTGGCTGTATTATCAGCAACAGATAAAAGCACATCGCAAAAACCAGAACCAGCATGAAATCGAGTATATGGACGGAACCACCGTCCCCAATACCGTGGAATATCAGATCTTGAATGCACTCGGGCTGAAGCGATATTGCTGCCGCAAACACATGTTGACTCATGTGGACCTCCTGGAGAAGATTTAGGAAGGCACCAGTAGAATGGAGTTCTTTGTCCCAGGCCTCCTATTTTTTATCCTCACTCTCATCTTTACCTTTTATATCGCCCCTAAGGCGACACCCATGATCGCCGCGATCCTCTCTCTCGTGTTTCTGACTTATGGGGTCTATGATCATTATCGTATGTTTGCTTCAGAGTATCGCAGTAGTACATGGCAAGAGCCCCTTCTTCTTATGTATTCTCCGGCTGTCATGATTACCGTCCTCATTCTGTATGTTCTTTATGGAATGTCTGCTCTCTTTACGAAGGGCCAAGTTCCCGTTCCCGCGATGCCAGAGATGCCCTCTACTCCCAATATGCAGAATGCTCTGAACAATGTGACGGAATCTCTATCCAATGCAGCAAATTCTGTTGCAAATGCTGCGAACGATATGATGAACAATGTAATGAACAATGGTAACAACGGAACAAATAGCAATCGCCGCAATAATAACAAAAATGCATCCAATATGTCACGCAGTTTTGTTGAATCGGTATAGTAGAATGGCGACACGGAGAGCAAAAAAGCAGGGTGTTCACACGATCCCCGAAATACGGCGCACGTTTGAATACATGGAAACGTATGTGGCGAAAAAGATTGCCTCTCGTCAAACAACTGCACAGATCACAAAGGATCTACAGGGCGAATGGAAGAAGAAGTTTGGTAAGCCGTTGGACGAGCGATCCGCGCAGGCGTTTATTGAGGATGCTCGTGCGCATGCGCCTCGCCTGACAAAAGGAAAACGGACGATCCGACATCGTGGAGGCGCTCTCCATGGAGCGCCCCTCACCGATACGATGCGCGCAGGAATCTCCCTTGCCCCTGCGAGTATCCCCGCAGGAGGCCATCTCCCACTCTCAGGAGGTGCCCCGTCCACATTTGGAAGCTTTGTAGACTACATCAGCGGTGGCTTTCGGGTCCCTGAACCCAGTGGACACATGACAGGAAAATTTGGATGGCCTCAGCCCTATTCTACGACAGGCTCGAATGCTACAGGCTCCAATATGGTAGGTGGCCGACGCACTCACCATGGAACCGCTCGTCGTAAGAAGCGAACCGTTCGCGGCGGAGGTCGCCTAGGAGACCTCTTACCCAACAGCCCTGTTCTGAATCAGGTCATGATGCGCCCCATCCCCTCTCAGCCCGTTCCATCTACACTTCAAACCATACAAAGCGCATGGAAGGGACAAACACCGTAACACTACTCATTCTTTCTTGTGCGATTTGCAGCGAGATTCCATTTCACTTTACCATTCTTATTTATCATTCGGGTATAGCGGGTGTTCTTGTTGGAAGGAAGAACAACGTGATTAAGATACTCTAATCGATTGATCCCTTTCTGATATCCATTGATTTCACTATTAAAATATTCCATATCCTTTTTATATTCATCATTCTGGGATTTATTCTTACCTGATGCTTCATAGTCCTCTATATATTTATTACGCCCTGTAGTAAATCGTGTATGTGTATTACGCATTCTTTTTAATTGTTCTTTCTCATCAGAGAGTTCATTTGCATATTCATCTCTAGCATGTCTTTTTCCAAATAATTCCGCCTCTAAAACAGGGGGCATCGTCCAGTGTTTCGAACCATTATTATTTGTTATTTGAATATAAGGAGATGTATCTTTAGAAAGAGGGGTAAATTGATTGAGATGTTTCCATTCATTGATCTCTTTTTGGTAGCCATTTGCTTCTGTTTGTAAGCGATTTTTATCATGCATAACGTTATTGATCTGACTCTGACTTATAGTCCTACCTGATTTTTTAAAGTCTTCATAATTTTTGTTTATCGTCGCAACATTATTTATAATAGCCTTATGAAACTTACGTGTTTTACGTAATTGTTCTTTTTTGTCAGAGATATCCTTCATGTAAAAACTTTTAAGATGGGGTTTTCTGTGTAATTCTGCTTCTTGTATGCGTGCCTGTAATAGTCTTACAGTCCGATTCTTGACATTATGTGGCTGTGTATTACTATTAGAATAGCGCAATGTATTGCGTATGCTGTGTACCTCCCCCTCTTTATTATGAAAATCGATATTATGTGTTCCTTCGGTATATCTACATACAAAATTATAATAGACTCCTGGAAATTTGTTACAGAGTGCTTGCTGAGTGATGGTTGAGAAATCTTGACGTCTAAGATGACGTAACAGTTCGGTTAATAGTGATTGTTTTTTAAAATTAGAAACAAGCCCGACTTTATGGGAATTAAATGATGCTCTGTGTTTCTGTATATTTTCAGTAATATCAACTTTCTTAGGATAGACACTATACCGATAGAGAAAATATACTAGATCCTCGATATCATCTATATCTGTTCCTTTAAGAGCTTCAGAATGTGTGTAGAATGGATCAAGTTTAATACTTTGATATGAACTCTTACCACGAAATGTATTTGTTCTATAACTACTGTATGTGCCCTTCATCTTAATAACATCCTTTATACCAGATCCAATCTGTCCATCGCATATACTATGTTCAGGATAACACAACTGGGTAGTGTATTCAAAGTTGGAGCATGTACTGCCTGCGGGATAGATGGCAACTGATCCAAGAGCTTTAATGAGTTCCCCTGTATAACCTGTAGGATTGGTAATCACCTTATTTGGCAATGATGTAAGTTTATGAACTGCATTAGAAAATGAAATACCTGTCGCCACTTCATAAGGTCGTTTCTGAACAATAATCGTGCATCCATCCGGAACAACAAATTTGCTAGGGGTTGGCTTTGTGGGGTCATATATCCTTGACGGTTCCTCTGGTATATTACTAGGTGCAGGTTCAGTTCCATGCCCCGCAATCAAATAGGCATTCATTCTACTATAGATAAATAATCACGAACATCCCCTTCTACGGTCCCACTGTGACCATATAAGAGGCTTTTTATCATCCTACAGATAGATGGCACAGACAGGAGACCAATCACGTGATCGCTCGCGGCACCTGCTGGACCGATATTTCCGCACCGTCCCCTATCCCTATACCCGTCATCACATTGACTCCTATGATCAATTCCTTCAACAGGACCTCATTGGCATCATCCGATCACAAAATCCCATTTTGATTCTCAAAGACCTCCTGGATGAAAAAACGAACACCTACAAATACCGCGTAGAGATCTTTGTTGGCGGGGAGGACGGCACGGCGATTGAAATGGGAACTCCGACGGTCAGTCTTCAGAATGCGGAAGAGGTTCGTGTTCTCTACCCTAATGAGGCTCGTCTGCGAAATCTCACCTATGCGGCCACAGTATACGCCACGATCCTTGTGAAGATCACCTATTATGTCAAGGAAGCCGGTCAGACGATCGCCCATGATCTCTCCCCCCCGCCTGACACGTTTACAAAGTGGCCCCTCTGTCGCATCCCCATCATGCTTCACAGTCGCTACTGTATTCTTCACCGAAAGCCAAAAGAGTTCCTTCAAGAAGTGGGAGAATGCCCGTATGACAACGGCGGATACTTCATCGTGGACGGCTCGGAAAAGATCCTCGTCACACGCCAAGAGCAGGCCTTCAATACGCTGTATATCAACCCCCAAAATGATCCCCAGATCGCGATCTATGCCTCCATTGAGTGCCTGTCTGCCACCACTCGCCAAGTGAAGCGCATTTCGTTCTACCTGATGCGCCATGTGGAGAAGCAGGGAATCACGGCCCATCCAACGATTCAGGTTTCCATTCCCTTTGTGCGAAAGCCCATCCCCCTATTTGTTCTCTTTCGCGCCATTGGGTTTCAGTCCGACGAGGAAATCTTACAGATGATCTTCCCCGATTTTGAGAGCTCGGATGCAACCCTACTGATGGATCTTCTGCGCCCCTCCATCATCGAAGCCTTCCCCTTTTTAACCACGTTTACGGCCATCCAGTATATCAAAACGCTGACGAAAGGTTTCGGCGTAGAGCACGTATTGGACATCATCCGAAATCAGCTCTTTCTTCACATGCCCAATGACCCCAGCACTCAAGCGCTCTTCCTGGGAGACTGTGTGCGAAAGATTCTACGCGTCAGCGAGGGATATGATCAGAAAACCGATCGCGACGACACGCGCAATCAGCGATGCCTGACAAGCGGGTTCTTGCTCCAAGAGCTCTTTAGCCATTCCTATAAAGTCTGGATCAAAGCCTTTGTGCTCGCGATCGGAAAGGAATACAACTACAATAAGGGTGTGCTCTATAAAGACGAGCAGTTCAAGAACATCTTTCAGGCAGGGAACGATTCCAAGATTTTCCTATCAGGTCTCCTGGATGGTATGATCATGAAGGGATTTAAAGGAAAGTGGGGCACGGGGCTCGGTGAGGAGAAGTCGGGTGTGCTCCAGGCGCTCTCGCGCCTGTCCTATATGGATTTCATGTCCCATTGTCGCCGTGTGATTTTGAATTTCGACACGAGCATGAAACTGACGGGGCCGCGTAAACTTCATACGTCCCAATATGGCTATTTCTGCACCTCGGAAACCCCCACGGGAGCCTCCATCGGCATTGCGAAAAACCTCAGTATCATGACGGCGATCTCCACGGCCTCACAGACCAAGGAGTTTCTACAGTGGCTCCAGACCACAGGGCGTGTCCATCGTCCTGAAGAGGTCACGCTGGAGCATCGTGTCGTCTTTGTTCCCGTCTATGTCAATGGCGGCACCTTTGGCTACACGGCGACTCCGTTCTTGCTCGTGTCCGTTCTGAAGCACCTGAAACGATCGGGATGCCTCCCGTATTCTACGAGCATTTCGTTTTCCATTCGCGACCGAACCATTTATCTGTATCTGGATGCGGGGCGCCCTCTTCGCCCCCTTGTCTGGCTGGAATCCAAAGGCGCGATCCCCGTGGTTCCTGATCAAAAAATCAAGGAGTTTCGGACATGGCGCGATCTCGTCATGGGGCGGCTCAAGTTGCGCGAGGCCGCGTCCCTGGAGTCCACTGACTTTTTGGATCCGCTCCACGGTCGTGGGGCCAAACTGGAAGATTATCCCGCCCTATTGTCCCCTCACACGGGTGTGATTGAGTATATGGACCCCTATGAGCAGAACGAGTCGTTTATTGTGAATCATTCCGAACACATTACACTGGAAACAACGCACATGGAGGTTCATCCTTCTACGATCATGAGCATGATGACCTCTTTGATCCCTTTTGCGCCCCACAATCAGTCCCCACGTAATCAGCTGTCGTGCTCGCAGTCCAAACAGGGTCTGTCCATTTATGCCACCAATTGGCGCAATCGGTTTGACAACACGGCCCATGTCTTGTGCTATGGAGAGATGCCGCTGACGCGGACGCTCTACCAGCAATATGTGGGAGAGGGAAAGATGGCCTATGGAATGAATTGTATTTTGGCTATTGCGTGCTGGTCAGGATACAATCAAGAAGACGGTATTGTGATGAATGACGACGCCATTCAGCGAGGCATGTTTCGCTCGATGGCCTTTCGCTCCTATGAGGCGTTTGAAGAGGATGATGAGAAGGCGCATACGCAAGTGCGGTTCGGTCACCCTGCAAAGATCGCGGAATGGCGAGAGCTCCGTCCTGGTCTGGATTATTCCAAGCTGGATGACAACGGTATCGTGAAGGAGGGCTCCTATGTGGATGAAACGACGGTGATCGTGGGTGCGTATTTGATGAGTGAGGGAGGAATGAAGGATGCGTCGGTGACGCCCCAGGTGTGGACGAAGGGGCGCGTGGAGCGCGTGGCGATCATGGTGAACAACAAGGGTCTGCGCCTCGTGAAGATTCGTGTGGTCCAGGATCGCATTCCTGAATTGGGCGACAAATTTTGTATGACAGATGATCATGATGTATGGACCACCGCGGGATGGAAGTCGATTGCGTCTGTGACATTGGAAGACAAAGTGGCCCAACGACGTGGTCATCAACATGGTCAGAGCATAGAGTGGGTTCATCCCACTGATACGATCACATTTGATCACACAGGTGACATGTATTTCATTGAAACAGCAACGGCGACTCATTATGTCACTGGGGATCATAACGTCTATGTTCAGGAAAAAGAGGGAATTCCACAAAAAATAAAGGCATCTCTCTTATACAAACACTACATGTGTAAAGATTTCTATGTCGATTCGTTACAGTATAATCTTATTGGTGAGAATGGACAATTGCTTCGTATTACCAATGTCATCCATCATTCTACCAACCAAAGAGGAAATAAGGTGTATTGCCTGACTGTTCCTGAGCACATTTTTCTTGTGCGTCGCAAAGGAGAGACGACGTCCTATTGGACAGGAAACTCAAATCGCCATGGCCAGAAGGGAACCATTGGTGCGCGCCTGAGGGCCCAGGATATGCCCCGCACGGAATCGGGCATTGTCCCTGATATGATCATGAATCCTCATGCGATTCCCTCTCGTATGACGATTGCTCAGAATCTGGAACAGCTACTGGGTAAAACGGCGGCTCTGACGGGCGCCATTGGTGATGGAACCTCTTTTATGAATGATGGTTCTCCCCAAGAGGCGATTGGAGGCATCTTGGAAAAAATGGGATTTGAGAAATATGGAAATGAGGTCATGTATAATGGTGCGACGGGAGAGCAAATTCCCATGGCAATCTTTATTGGACCCGTGTATGGTATGCGATTGAAGCATATGGTGGAGGACAAATGGCAGGCCCGTGGTCAGGGACGGAGAGAGCTGCTGACGCATCAACCGACGGGCGGTCGTGGTGCGCAGGGTGGATTGAAGATCGGTGAGATGGATCGTGATGCAATCATTGCTCATGCGGGAATGTCCTTTGTCAAAGAGTCATTTATGGAGCGATCCGATGGAGCAACCATTCCGCTGTGTGTGGCGTGCGGCATGCTTCCGATTGATAACAAGAAACTGAATTTGTCTCTGTGCCCGATGTGCGATGGACCCGTGAAGTATATGGGTGATACCGTTCACAATTTGGAGCTTCTTCCTCCATTGGGACGACCCAAATCCAAGATCGTCCATGTCCAGATGCCTTATTCTACCAAGCTTCTTACACAAGAACAAGAGGGCTATTTGAATCTCAGTATGCGATACATCACGACCAGTGGTGTTCAGCGGTTGCGTCCCTTGGAGCTATCCGAGAACGCAGAAAAGGCCGTGAAGGAGTTGCCGCGACTGATCTTGCCTGAGACGATGGTCCCTGTCTATCGAGAGGAGGTTCCGAAGGCCACCATCACGCTGGAGCAATTGCGATCCATGGGCGCATCGGTTCAAGAAGTCGAACAGGACGGGATTCAACAAGACGGGATCATTCAAGATGACATTCCGATTCAACTCGACATGGGCCAACCAATGGGACAAATGGGACAAATGGGACAGCCAATGGTTCCACAGGCAATGACCTCCACAGGACAACAAATGGTGCCAATGGTTCCAATGATGCCGATGATCCCACAAATGGCTCCACAGTCAATGGCTCCACAGATGGCTCAACAGATGGGTCCACAAATGGCCTCTATGGGAACTCAGGTGCCAATCGAGACCCAGGTCCCTATAGAGACTCAGGTGCAGATTCAGCCTCAGGTTCAGATTCAGCCTCAGGTTCAGATTCAGCCTCAGGTTCAGATTCAGCCTCAGGTGCAGCAAGTGCAACAACAAATGGGTGGATTCATGCTACCCAGCCCCATTGCGCCAGGAGGGGTCATGTTGGCAGTAGACACGAGTCATAATGCGATGGCTCAAGACGGCCTTGTCATGGAAACAGGTGGCCGTCGTAGACGTTCCTTTGGAGAGTTTGAGCCTCGCATGCCTTCTATGCCTTCTATGCCCTCCATGGCGGGTGGAACGATCAGTGTCACGAAATTAGAATAAAATTGACGGCTTACCATTCAGAGACGAATAGTAAAGCCATGGCGGACAATTTCGTATTCATTGACAATCTCTATCGCAGCCGGCTGACGCTACTGGATCTACTGGATGCACGCGGATATCAAGTGGATGCCTACCGTCGCTTCTCTCCGGCCGAAGCAACCGCCGCCTCCACGAGTCTTCCAGGATTAAACTTTCGCGCCTCCAAGCGGGACGATCCGACGCAGATCTGCGAAGTGCGATACTCCACGACCAACCGTCCGAAACCGACCTATTTTGACGACATTAGCGACGAAGACAGTGAGAAAACAGAGGTAATTGTGATGATGACGGCATCGGTGACGGATGCGAACCATGTGATTGCGCTGAAGCAGTATATGAAGATGAAAGAGGAGCCTTCCGCATCGGGAGAGAAACAGCGTCGCAAACTTCGAGTCTCCTTCTTCAGCATCTACATGCTCGTGATGAATCCACTGAATCATGTGCTGGTCCCGAAACATGAGATTGTCCCTGAAGACCAGCACAAGGAACTGATGACGTCCCTGTTGATTACTTCCAAGTCCAAGTTTCCCGAGATCAAGTTTCATATTGATCCGATCGCTCGCTGCATTGGAGCCATTCCTGGAGACATTGTGAAAATCACTCGCCCGAGCTCTTCTTCGGGAGAGTCGATCATTTACCGCGTGTGCGCTCCGTAGTGGAGACGCAAGCGTCACTAAAGCGTTCGCATCCTGCGGATGCTTTACCCCACACCCCTCTCCATAGGAGAGAACGCACACCCCCCATAAATAAGAGAAGATCTGATAAATATCAATTGATCAGACCCTCTATTTTTTATGACAGAACGCATGTCCATGACAGAACGCATGTCCATGACAGAACGCATTTCCACAAAGATTCCCACGACACTGAGATTCCCAGGGAATCCTAGAGAGAAGGTAGGAGTATGACAGATTGGGTGAATAAAAAGGCAGCCTTTCAAAGCAGATTTGATGCACTCGCACAAGACACTGGATCCTTTACAGAGCAACGTCGGAAATATAAAGTGCTCTACAGTGACATTATGTCGGCTGTATCCGATCAGGCCTCTCAGTATGATGTGACCCAATCTCTACAGGATCATGGAGCTCTTCAGCAGAAAGTCCTCCAACTAGAAAAAATCCAACAGGCCAAAAAAGAGGAGGTAGACACTGCCCTCGCACGGGACACCCTGCTCCGGTCTAGTGACCGTCGCACCACCTCGCATCAACTCTTTCTCTTGGATCGTCCGATTCGTCGTGAGCGAATCCCTTATTTACTGGTATTGTCTGTATTATGCATTGGAATCAGTGTCTATGTCTTTAAAATGGCCCACCCAACCCTTGCAACAGAGGAAGCCGTGGGGTCTCTATGGGGTCTGTCTCAGTCTCTCGCGCAATACGACCCTCTTCCCACCTATGTTGGAATCTTCCTACTTGTCGTTGCTGTAGTCACGATAGCTCTTACAGTAGGAGGGATTTTGTAAAGACTAGTAGAATGTCCTGTCCATCTGTTACTAATCTCACGGATTCTGATTTGACACAAACCTATTATCATGAATCGGGTCATACGATCCTTCCGAGTGTTCCATATGGAACAACGGACCGCACGGTATACGGTCTATTACACCCTTCTGTCCTCTCAGACACGATTGCATCCTTTTCTAAGCCTGCAAAAGGCGCCAAGGGTGCCACAGGCGCCAAGGGTGCCAAACATCCGATCTCTGTGGAAGACATGACCTCCGAATATTGTTTCTATTACGCGAGATACACCTACGCCATTGAAAAACTAGTGGACAGTCTTCGTAAAGAGAGCGCCCCTGATGCCCTGAAGACTCCTCCCCCGCGATCCGTCTTTTATTTGAAACATGCCCAGCACCTTCATCAACAGCTCATGGATTTTATTCAAACCATTCAAGGAATCACACACGCCCTTCAGGATGGTGCCCAGCCCGTGGATCCTGCGATGACAACCTTTTCCAATCATCTCCAGAACCAGCAGGGGAAACTAGAGGAACAACAGAGGGTCATTCGTTCTAACCAGGCCCCCGCCGCTCTTTATAAACAGATGGTGCGCTACTCAGAAGAGAAAACACGCCGTTCCGATAATCTCCTTCATCTCTATACCTTTTTGAATGTTGTTGCACTAGGCCTACTGGTCTATGTGTATAAGGCAGCAGAGTGATAGAATTTCTGCCGATCCTCTAGACATGACGGACCGAATCAATGATGCCGAGACCACCAAACGGATCTATGAAATGAACGAATGGACGGTTCAAAATAAAAAGGATACGCTCTTTGTATTGTCCTCTTTGTTTATTGCACTGTCGACGCTTCTTCTTCTTACTGTTCTATGGAGAATGGGAATCAGCACGGGATATACCGCCGCGATCTATGCAGTGCCCGTGGTGATTATTTTTGCCTTCATCGTCATCAATCGGTCTCAATATACCAATAGCATTCGTGACCAGCGCTATTGGAATCGTGAGAATCGCCCGAAGAATGTCAGCGCTCTTCAGGTAGCACTGTGTCCTAAGATGCCTCCAGCGGAGCAGACCCAACAAACGCCACAACAAACGCAGTAAAACGCGACAAGAAAAGAAGAGACCGTAGTAGGAATGGCGACAGCAGATGATGTGATTCGAGAAGACATTACGACGCTCCGATCACAAATTACAAATGCCCTTCTTCTGGGAGATAACATTGTCCATCAGTCAGGGGGAACAAAGATCTCCTCTTATGTTCAAGGGCAACTGGACGAACTAGAATCAAAAAAGAAAGAGATTTACGATGACATTCTCGAAAAAGAGCGTCTGGTTCACGCGAGCAATCGCGACTTTGCCGACGCCAACCCTGTGGCAGAACCAACATCCGTCCTCCGCGTCATCGAAGACCATACGGTTGCCATTTTGCTCCTCTCTTACCTGTTTATGCTTGTCATGGCCATGTATTGGTATGTCATTCGATCGTCCTCTATCATGAAGGGACTTCTAGAGGCCATTGTTGGTGGATTCTTTTTTTCCATCTTTTCCTTTATGGTGCTCTATTACGTTTGTTAATACCGTGTATCATGCTAAAAAAGAGACATTCTCTGTCCCCTTTTCATCATGTCTCTCTACACGGTGCTACACGGTGCTACACATTGCTACACGCTGCTGAGTCCAAGCCCTGTGATCTCCATTCGCCCCTCTTTTCCTTCTTTGGAGCCTTTGGCCTCCAAGAGATCCTTTTCATACGCATCAATCTCCGCATCGCTTTGAAAGACAATCATTTGTTTGAACGTGCGTTTATCGGATGGCTCGCCATATTTATCCGACAACCGCTTGTAAAGTTCGGTCTGCGTCAATTTACGACCGGCCCCCGCATTTTCTCCGAACCACGATCGGTAGGACAGCCACAGATCGGCCATGATCGCCGTGTGTCCGCCCATCTTGACCTCACGAATACGGGCGTTGATGAACTTCGCCAGGGAATCAAACGACTCCTGGTATTTGTTGGACTCCTGTGTGACGATCGCAGGGACCTTTCCGAGCCCGTGATACAGATACTCGGTGCGGTAGATGTGAACCAGGCGCGACATGAAGAACGTTCGCCACCGCTGTAGTTTGGCGTCCAGCTCATTGTCACGCGCGTAGATGTTCTCGGACGGCTTGATCTCCTCCGTCTCAGGATCCACGAACTTAGACTCAAAGGGAGTGGCGCGGACACGTCGCCAGGTTCCACGATCCATCGTGTGAATTGCAGGAAATGCATTGCATAACATAAAGATCTTGCCCGTGATCTTGAATTTCGTCTGATCCTCAAAGAGACCACGCGCCTCTACGTCATCCTCGCCCGTGAATTGTTTCATACGCGACGTGTTGAGCGGCTCCCGATCGTCGGGTTCCGCCATATATATGAAGCGCTTGTTGCGGATCGCCATGATGTCGGGATTGGCCGCCCCTGAATCAGGGCGTTTGCGGGTCATCGCGGTGGATTGAAGGGAGGAGGCGTAGTCGCCGAGCACCATCGACATGAGATCCACCAACTTGGACTTTCCATTGCCACCCACGCCAATCCATGTATCATAGGTCTGCTCTTTGTTAGATCCCTCCAAGCAAGAGGCCAGTTTTCGCCACATGTATTGTCTCAGTTCCGCTCTCGGAAACACCTTCTCCATGAAGTCATCAATCTCCCGATGAGTTCGTGCCTGCTCTGGATCGCGCGGGTCGTATTCGATATACTCAATCGGATCACAGTTCTTTGTCGCGTAACGTCCCGCCAGGAAGGTCACAAAGTCCGACGGTTCCGCCTTTCGGAATTGAACGTAGAACTCGTTGGCGCCTTCTGCTGCTGCCCCACCTGCTGCGCTTGAACTAGATCCGCCTGCGGCACCCGAGCCCTTCTTGCGCACCGCATGTAAATCCAGGACGCCATTGGTGAATCCGATGAGATACGGATTCGCATTGAGTTTGAGCGCAAAGTCCTCTTCGTAGAAGATGCCCACGCAATCCTTCATGACGGCGTCCTTGAATCCTGATTGATAGAGGGATTGCTCAATCTTGATCATTTTCTTCATCCGACTCTCCACAAACGCATGATCCATGTTGGCCTGAATGAGGCGATCACGAATGGTGCGACGGGCCTCAATGATCACATCCGCCACATCCGACGTCATTTTGTTGCGGAGCTCAATGCCCTGCGGGAGCTTTTTCCAGTAGCATCCCGTGAATTCATACCATTCCACCTTGCGCGAATCCACCGACGCACAGTAAGAGTGTTCATACATCCGTTTCATCAGACGGGCAATGTGCGTGTGGGTCGCATCCACCTCGCTCTCCACAAAGTTCACAAAGCTCGTGTTCATGATCTGACGATAGCGCTTGGGACTGTCCGTTTTCGCCCACATATGAAGGGAGCGAATCGTGAAGCATCTCTCGGAACTGGAGCGGGACCATCCGCGTTTCCAGTCGCGGAGAAGCGCCGACACATTGTTCTCGCCCGCCTTGGGAGACTTCGCACTGACGTCCATCCATACCTGGAACATCTCATCGGACTCGTCAATGTTGTGAAGGCACCATCCGACTTCCATCCAGCCCTGATAGGTGCTCACGCGCTCTCCAGACAGGCACTCCCGTGCCAACTGACGCGCCAACTCCACGCGATCCTGGACGTATTGTTCGGTGCCGCGAGAGGGTGCCGCCACGACTGGCGCAGGTTCGGGTTCTTCTTCCACCGCCGCCACAACTTTGCGCCCGCAGCAGTAGTCCAGGCGTTCCTTCCACTCCTCTTGGGTTTTCTCCTCCATTGTAAGGGGAGCAATGCGCACCTGGTAGCGAATGGACAGCAGTTCCACCAGGGCGCGCGTAGAATACTGAGAGGCGTCCTCTTCCTCAAAGGTCTGTGTGCGCGGGTCATACACATAGACGGAAACGACCGAATACGCAGGGATGTCGGGCTTGGACTCTCCATAGAAGAACCATCCATTCTTCTTGACGATCGCCTCGTCAAAGATGTCCTTTTCAGCGTTGATGTAGCCCGTGTTCTGGAAGGCTGCCGCAAGCTGTTTGCGTTCCAGGCTCCGATGACGAAGCACCTGCTGGTGTTCCGAGGTCAGCACCAGATCGGGGCACTGAATGTGAACACCGTCTTTGATCGCACGCTGAAGAGAACTTTTCTTGTCCTCATAGGGTGCAGGACGCAGCGTGATGAAGAATCGGAGGGGGCGATGTTCAGAAAGATCGTAAAAGTGGGTCAGATTACTGACGTATTCGTGGAGAAACGCATGAACGTGAGAGATTTCAAATTGGCGTTGAATGGCCCGCTCAATCGGGTATTTGAAGTCCAGATCAATCAGAATCGGCGTCTGAAGATCACAACGGCGTTGTTCCACCAGATTGAGGGGACGGCGCTGCTGCGTGAACAGGTATTCGTGGAGGAGGTCAAGGAAGTGGGGATAGTCGTCATCCTTGACCATGAACTTACCGCGCATGGTGCCCATTCCAGTGAAGGAGCAGGGGTCGCCCTTCTCCGTGACGCGGTGGGAGTCGAGAAACAGGCCGAGGCCGCTCTCGAGAAAGCGGTCGGTTGAAAACATGGTTACACCGTTTGCCATCCCTTTTTGGGTCTATCAATTTTTACGGGAGGCCTGAACCGCTCCCCCGTGTCGGACTCTATGGCTGCGTGGCGCTATCTGGTTGTCTCCCGACGGTGTATAAAATTGAAGCGGGATTCAATCTATTAGATAGTAGAACGATGAAGCCTACCGATTTCTGTCCCACGTGCAGGTTCTTCTTGTATTTGAATCAACAAGATGATAAGTTGATGAGACTCTGTAAGAACTGTGGGTATCAGGAGGAGGATACGAAAGGAGGACTCATTCTGGAGATTGATCTCAAGGAGAAGACTTCTGAGGGCTATAAGATCCTTCTTAATCCCTTCACGGTGTTTGACCCTACTCTTCCCCACGTAACAAGCATTAAATGCCCCAATGACGCATGCGAGAGCAATACGGGATCCAAGGAGCGTGATGTCATGTATATCAAACACGACCAGGTGAACCTCAAGTTCATCTACATCTGCACGGTGTGCAAAGAGCAATGGCGCTCTAAGGCATAAAAGGCCCATAAGGTCTTTATTTTTATTACAATCATATTCGATGGCAATGAAACATAAAGCCCCGTCCTACTGTCTATTAAGGCAATGAAGATCACCATTTTCCTGCTCTGTTTCAACGAAGATGCACTGATCGCCCACACGATCGCCCATTATCGCTCCCAGTTTCCCACGTGTTCCATCGTTATCGTAGACAATGGGAGCACCGATCGATCCGTTTCCATTGCCGTTGCAAACCGAGTGGATGTCACCTTCTTCTCCTCAGGAAACCAGCAACAGGAGGCGATCATGAGAGATGTGCGCAACAGCATCTGGAAGAAGGCCGATGGCTGGATCATCATGGCGGACATGGACGAATGGCTCGTCATCACCGAAAAAGAGCTGGAAGAAGAGGACCGCAAAGGGACCACCATCATCACCACACAGGGTTTCCAGATCGTGGGAGACAGTCAGACCGCCACTCTTTCAGACGTCACGTATACCACTCTTTCGGACCTCCGTCACGGATTCCTGGACGAACACTTTTCTAAGCGCGTGCTGTTCAAGACTCCCGAGGTGGACATTCGGTTTGGATGGGGATCGCATACGTGCGACCCTATCGGCACGGTCGTCTATAGCAAGCGCACTTACCTCCTGAAGCATATGAATTACCTTGGCCTCCCCTATTTGCTGGAGAAGCACCGACGAAGATATGCGAGGAACGAGCACAGTCGCTCTCGAGGAATGAATGGTCACTATCTCAATGATCCCGCGGCCGTCCAACGGGAATACGAATCGCTCGCCCGTGATCCAATGCCGAGTCTAAATACCCCTCTCGTCTTATAAAGCACAGCAATAAACATGACAACGGTCCTCGTCGTTGGTGCAGGCCTCTCAGGGGCCACGGTGGCCCGTCAATTGGCTGAACAGGGATACACCGTCCGTGTGATTGATCAGCGAGACCATATCGGTGGAAACTGTTATGATCGTGTGAACGAACATGGGATCCGTGTAAATCAGTATGGCGCCCACCTATTTCATACGTCGTCTGAGCGTGTCTGGGCCTATGTTCAGCGATTCTCAGAATGGACCCCGTGGAAGCATCAAGTCATCGCGGACGTCCAGGGAATCTTTGTCCCCGTTCCCGTAAACCAAGAGACCGTTCGTCGGCTGTGCGATCCCACGGTGACCACGGAGCCCCTGATGAAGGAATGGTTGGCGAAACAAACGGCGCCCTATACCGCTACCCCTCAGAACAGCGAGGAGGTTGCCCTGAGTCGTGTGGGTCCGTTACTCTATCGTCATCTGTTTCAGTCCTATACCATGAAACAATGGGCCAAATACCCGTCGGAATTAGACCCCAGTGTGCTGGAGAGAATTCCCGTGCGAACCGATGACAATCCCTACTATTTCTCTGATCCCTACCAGGCTCTCCCCACCAACGGCTACACGGCCTTTTTCCAGGCGCTATTGAATCATCCGAACATCACAGTTCAACTGAATATCCCCTACACAGAGGACATGCGTGCCGCCTATGACTTTCTGTTTTACACGGGACCGATCGATCTGTATTACCGATCGCGCAACTATCCTCCCCTGGAATATCGCAGCATCCGATTTGAAACGGAGCATCTCCCCATCGACCAGTATCAAGAGAATTCCGTGGTGAACCATCCGATGTTATCGGTTCCGTATACGCGCGTGGTGGAATACAAACATTTTCTGAATCAGGTTGCACCAGGTCGCACGACGATTGTGAAGGAATATACGACCGCGGACGGTGATCCCTATTATCCTGTTCCCACGAAGGCGAATCAAGAGCGCTACCGACAATATCAGGAATGGGCCAAGGAGGACGAAGCACAAGGGGTTTACTTTGTGGGACGGTTGGCACACTACAAATATTATAATATGGATGCGGCGATTGAGGCGGCGTTGAACATCACGGATGCGTTTCTTACTAGGGCGTTGTAAGAGCTGTTGGCTCTGCCAACTACTACTCAGAATGTGTAAAGATCATCTGCCAAAACCGTTCCACACTAAATCCCTCAATCGGGTTCACATCATAATCCAGCAAGCGACACAGATTCTGATAGAAAGAGTAGGGACGAGACTGGATGGCCGCGCGGGACACGACAAATTGGGCGCCTGCTCCAAAGACAAAGGGATGTCCCTCTTGTTTGATTGCGCCAAAGACCTTCTCATAGACAGGCCTCATCTTCAGAGTGATGTCGTAGGGGCACCGTTCCAGATTGGAGAACAGCACTCGCTGAGAGACATACTGAAAGTCGGGTTGGGTGCCCTGTGCGATCCGATCACGAATCTCGCGAAGTTGCGTCTCTAATTGGGGAGAATGATCAAAGGGATAGCCTTGGAGAAAGACCGTGAAATCGTCCAGGGTATCATAATGAGTCAGAATGTGATACGCATACGTATGACCTTCTCGCCCTACATTCGCAAGAGAGACGATAGGATGGGGGGAGACACATGGTGTGTCGGATTTGTGATAAATCACTGCGCCCGTGACTCCATCGGCCCACGAAATGTCCTCTTTGTATCGGGCAATCACAATCTTGAGAGGCACTGTCGTAAGCGCTGTCGTAAGCGCTGTCATTGTATAAGACACACAACGATCCTCTTTAAATTAAAGGCGGCGCTCTTCGTAGCGCCGAACGACCTCCATAATGATCTGTTTGGCCTCCATGAGTTCCCGTGCCGTGGGAATGATAAAATCCTCAGAGCCATCAGGGCCTGGATCCCACTGGTGACAGAAGCGCTCCAAGATCTCCTTTTCAATCAGACTCACATCCTCCACATGGCACTGTAGAATGAGATAGATCTCGGACCCCTTCGTATACTTATGGAGTCGTGTGATACGTGTATCGGGACACTGGGAGGTGCGACCGACCTTGTAGATGGGGCGATTCAACGACTTGAATTCACGAGTTCGGACGAGATACAAATAGCCGTGTTTTTCCTCGATGTCATAGGTCATGCCTTTCATGATGCGCCGTTTTTGGCCCTGTTGGACGGCGATGGAGATCTGCTTCTCATCGGTTGCTTCGCTTATTGCCTCGCTTGCAGCCATCTTGTCCCTCTCCCATAAAAAATGCATGGCTCGTCATACGCATGTTGTTCTGACACCCTCCAAGGGTCACAGAACAGCATCATGGAAATCTCCCTCATGTCCACTCCATTTTACCAACAAACAACAGTAGTGTTTTTATCAAACGGTGACGAATCATCAAAGACATGGCTCGTAGGAGAAGTAGAGGGTATGCACCCTACCGTAGTTCTCTACAGGGCTCTTTAAGCTCCCCACATCGCACACAAATCCCGAAAGACGCGTAGGGGAGTGCACTCCAATCGTTGCAGACGCTCGTCCCCCGTGATAAAATAGATCCATTCTTTCGAGTTCTCAGGATCCTGCCGCATCAAGCGGCACATGGAACCTGCAGGGTCAATCCAGGATTCAAAGAGCGCCCGAAGACGCGCAGGAAGTCGGGCATGATAGTCAATATACAGGAACGCCAAAAAGAGATACATGTCGCGCCCCTCTTTGGGGCAGGGGTCCGTCTGCGGATACACGGAACTCAATGAAATCCCTGATCCCACGCAGGAAAACCCGAAATCAATGAGAATGATCGAATAATGAAAGGTATATTCGAGAAGCTCGTGTTCCACCTGAATGATACGATGATCGATCACTTGACGAATCATGAGATTGCTCGGCTTCACGTCGCGATGGTTCATTCCAAGAGAATGATGTAACTGCCACATCATGCCACATAGTTGAAGGATACACTCTTGGACCACGAGAACAAACTCTTGATCGGGTAGCCCCTCTAAATAGGTGTGTAGCGTCGTTGCATGCTCCATCTCTTCCATGGCGAACCCCACGGACCGATCAGGAAGACGAAAGATCGCCCGCACCGCAGGGACGCGATGAGGCCATCCGTGCCGTGTCAGGAGTTCACCCACTAACTGTTGAACACATGCCTCTAAAAGGAGTTTCGTGCTAGGACGGATGGGTCGTTTGACATAGAGGTCCTTCCCCTCTTCTTCATAACGGGCGCGATCAATGAATCCAAAGGAACCCTGGGCGATCGTCTGAAGAAAGGTAATGGTCCGATGAGGAAGAGATACAAAACAGGTCGCGCTCGGAGAGACAGGGAGTTCAATGGAGCGAATCCACGCGACATCATAGAGACAACCCTGTGTGGGAATCCCCATGGAATGAAGAGAAAGAAACGCGCAACATTTTTGATCTTGAATACACATTCACACAGGCCCTACTAGGGAGAAATAGAAATGTTCCCCATGTCCTGTAGGAGTTGTTGAAAGAGGACAGAATGCTGATGGGTTGTTGGATCCGCAAGAAGATACGCGGCCATTTCACGAGGATGCTCCCATGCGGGCGCGGGAAGATCAGGGGCCAGATGATGGAGCTCTGCTGGAACGTGCTTGATATGGTAGCCGTCTTTCACATTGTAAAACCATACAGTGGTGTCCTTGATACGAGGCTGAGTCAGATGGTCAAACATGGGGACGGGCACCCAGGTATCTTGAAAGACCCATAGAGGCGTATCCACGGTATCGGGATTGTAACGACGCCCCCGCTCCAACAAGGTAGGCAGCTGTCCTGACCATTCTTTCCATTTCATCCGAAAAAAGACGGCGTCCCATTCGGCGTGATAGAGGCGCTGGTGAACATGCCATAGTTCATGGACGAGGGTAGAAAAGGTGGTGAGGGAGCGAAGATGGGGGGCACAGATCAGACTGGTGGGGCGCGTATGGGGCATTCCTCCTTCCGCAGAGGGCATCAAGGAAATGACATGAACCGTGTCAAGATCGGTGCGGAGACGAAGAGGGAGACGAGGAAGAGCCTGATCCAGGTGGTATTGAAAAAAAGAGTGATCGTCGGCAGAGATCGCATTGGGATGATAGGTCCCCTCGGAACGAGCGATCTCGTTTCGTGTATCATTGTAACATGTGGCAAGATATCCGTCGATTTGTTCGGCATTTTGTAGCATGCGTCGAGCCTCGACAGGAGAGTCCACCAACACAAGGCGAAGAGAGGTTACGGGTGTGGTGGAAGCGTTGCCCATTCTATTCATATGTTATTTTCTATTAAGTGCTTACGGTATGCTTTTTGATAGGGGGTGACATCACGAATAGGAGCGATATAAAATAGTGTGCGATAGTAGAATGAGCACAGCATTTAGTGGCAATACGCAAAATGTCGGCGCGTGGAACGTAGAGATGATCGATGAAAAAGAGAAACATCATAACGAATTACGAGCCCTAGAAGAAAGAAAGAAGATTCTTGATGCGCGTATCAATGCTCAAGCCGCTCAAGATGAAGATGCCATGTATGAGCGTGATGAAGTTGAAAAAGAAATAGAAGATCTTAAGGCATATATGAAGAAATATGGCCTAGAAGGAGGCCGTCGAAAGAGCCACCGACGAAAGAGCCACCGACGAAAGAGCCGCCGCTCAAAGAGCTGTGCCAAGAAGAGTCGTCGCTCAAAGAGCCGCCGTTCAAAGAGTCGTCGATCCAAACATTGATCATTTACATATATCCATATCAACATGAACAATGATATCTTTCTAAAAAATAGCATTCCCTACGGCGTGATCGAACCAATGGCCTTATGTGCCACCTGCTACGCTTGCACTAGTGGCCGCTGCGCTAGAAGCCTTCTTCGCCTCTCTGGTTTCTTTTGCCTTTCTGGCACGCTCCTTCTTTTTCATCTCGTCCATCATCATGGTATCCTGTAAATAACTGCTCATTCGCATTTGAATGGCTGGCTTTTTTATGGCCGCTGCGCTTATAGCGCTTGTTTCTGCTGCGCTTGTTTCTGCTGCGCTTGTTGCTGTTGCACTTGTTTCTGATGAGCTTGTTGAAACCCTAGTAATCGGTTCCTTGACAGCCCGCTTGACCACCGTCGCCGTCCCTTTGAACAGATGCGCCATCGCCAACCGCGTGCCATCCATGTCCAGCGTCTTCAGACTCTCCGCAAACAGAAGCTCCGCCGCCTTTGCCTCTCTCATCGCAAGAAACCGATCCAAATCTTCCGCTGCGGTGGGACATCCACGAAGCATATCCCCACGAAAGCCAGGCACGAGCTCCAAGAGAAGACCAAACGCCTGAGAGATCGGGTTCTGAAGTTGGTGCTCGATGTAGTGCTTGTAATCGGGAAGAAGCCCGTGTTCCTTGATAAACAGCGGAGTCTCAATGCGATCTCCTTGTAACGCCGAGGCCAGTTGCCCCGCCTTAGGGCGCACATAGACGTATCCAATGCGATCACCCGCAGCAGGAGCATTTCCAGGATCTCGCAACGTAATACGGTCCGCCAATACTTTGTGCGCAATCCGAGTGGGATCCGCATAATCGGCCCGCAATGATTTGGTCACCATGAGCTGTCCCATACTCACCCTACCCGTCACGAGTTCTGCACACTTCTCTTTCACAAAGTGGAAGGCTCCCACGACATCTCTCTTGTCCAAGAGCATTTTCATGGCGCCTCCAAAGATGGTTTTCACGATCGGTGCATTGTCTCGTCGCTTCAGTGCAATCCCCATATACTTGTGAACATAGTCGTCCGCATTCTCTTCATACATATTACCTGCATAGCGCTTCTTGGAGAACATGAGAAGCGGATCAAAGCACTTGTCAAACTCAAAGTCGTGAGGAGGAGCAAGCACTTTACTGATGAAGTGACCCGCCTCGCCCGTGATGTCAATGGTCGCCTGACGAGCCTCGCGTCCCTCTAGTCGCTCTCCTGTCTCAGGATTGCGAGGGTTAAATTCCACAAAGAGCGAATCTGTATTGTGAACAATGAGTCCTTCGGGTCCTGCCTGGAAGTGATGATTGTCCGTTGTGAGATCATAGACCATTGGCTGGCAATAAGCTTCGTGATAAGCGTCTTGAGAGACAAGAACATCAACGCGCCGAACAACGTCGCCCTCTGGATACATCGTGGAAAGCAGGCGCGTTCCCACATCTACCTCGCGAGGCGTAATCATCTCCCCCGCCGCCGTCAGAAGAGAATGATCACTCGTGACGTCAATCCATCCCACCGTCAAGAAGACACGGTGAATCTGTTTGGTAAGAGGAAGGCGGTGACGGATGACACGATGGATCCGTGTCCAGCCCGTCTCGGTCCAACTCCAGCATCGTTCCAGCTCATAGAATTCTTTGTCTCCTTCTCTGTGCCATCCCTGCCCAGGCTCCAAGGTGTGAAGAGAATCAATGGGAAGCGTCCAGAGCGTAGAATCAGTGGAACCATCGCGAGCGTATTGCTTGATCCGAACAGGCGTATCACCCGTCACAGAATCGCCATACACGACTTTCGCCATACAGCGCGCTGCACAGCGAGGATCCTTTGACTCAGGGCCATAGAAGCGCTCAATGGCCGCCTTGGCGAACAGAATCTGTTTTCGTCCATAGGCCGTGACGGACGCCGCAAGGGCCTGAAGACGAATCTTGAACGTCCCCGATCCCAGCTGACCATAAAGGGAATTGCCCGTCAGCTTGTAGGCCAACTGCTCCGCATCCAAGAGCGCATAGCGTTCAGGGTCTTTCTCCGCCTTCATTTCCTTCTTCTTTGCCGAGCGAGCCGACAGGAGCCATGTCGTAATCTGCGGAAGCGTGGACTTCGTCCCATCCAATGGCTGGGCGAAGCGACAGATGCGCCGACCGCATTTCATTTTCCGCGGCTGTTTCCGTGAATCAGTCGGATCGGATCGCCAGATGTCATATTCAATATCGGTATAGGCATAGCCCGCACAGTCCTCATAGGCATCCGAGCCCCACTGGTGCTTGATCAGAATCCCCTCGTCGGTAAAGTCCTTGATCCACAAGAGGGAGTCGTGGCTGATGTTTTCGCTCACAATCGTGGATGGATACAGCGAGGCAAAATCGCAGACGCCGACGGGACTCGTGTAAAATCCAGGCTGCGGGTCCAGCACAATGGCGCCTTCATAGGAATCATCCGAGCCCGACGTGGGAATGGTCAGCACGGGAATCAGAATGTCACGCTCGCGGCACGCCTTGAACATGAGGGACTCAATCTTAATCCCCTGGCCGCGGGTAAAGATGTAGGTGACGGGGACGGAACAGACATTCGCCATGGACATCGCATTGTTGAACGTCTCCAGTTTCTTGTAGAGTTCAATGACCAGATCGCAATCCTGTAAACAGTATTTTCCAACAATGGCGCGCCCCTCTGCGCTTTCACGATGTAGACGGAAAATGTCCTGAGGGCTCACGTCGTCTTTCACGATCACCCACTTGGTCGCATCCTCCATTTCATCTAACGCCTCTTGCTCTAAGGGAAGAACGCAGGTCAGGACACCTCCCTGGATGGAGTGAACGATGAGTTTGGGGGACACGGTTTCTCCCGTTTCATCCAAGAGGGCAATGGCGCGGCCCACACGAACCTCCTGAAAGGCCCCGCCGACGTGAAGGGTGAGCGTGGAGGTGCTCGGATCGTAATGGTGCGTTTTCAAGGCGCCTGAGAGGAAATGTTTGGCGACCTCGTCCAGTTTGTAAGAGGGGAGCACATGATTTCTCTTCACGGAATGGAACATGTCCACTTGAAGGCGTCCATGCGCCGACCAGATATACATGCGATTGTCTCCCATGGCCGAGGAGCTCAAGAACTTCTCTTCCAGTTTCATCTCTCCTGATAGGTCAAAGAGGCGCGTGAATTCATGGAGGGGAGAGGTGCCTTGGAGGAGTTTCAGTTCTTCGGCACGGTGCCAGAGGTAGGCTTCATCAAACCCAAAGATATTGTATCCTAAGAGGATGTCTGGATTCTTCTGGTTCATCCACTGAAACCACGCATGGATCATCTCTCCCTCCGTGGGATAGGCGTGAACAACAATATCGGCGAGAGGGGCACAATCGGGAAAGACGAAGAGGTGTCGCTCGACTTCGGCTCCTCGTAGGAGAGTGGTTCCAATCTGAATGACAGGGTCTCCTTGAAGCATGACAAGAGGACCGAGGGTGGACTGAAGGAGCTCTTCGACGTGTTCTGTTCGGTCTCCACCGTGAGACCATCGCTCTTGGAAGACGGCGGATGTCAGGGCGCGACGGGCGCGTTCCATACCGCTCGCTCCCCCATCTGCTCCAAGCTTGCCCTTCCATGCCATGTAGATGGGAGTCATGCCTGTAGGGAGGGTAGAGACGGGTGTCTGTCCCACCGACAAACTCGCCAGCACTCGTTCGGCGGCCTCCTCGGCGGAGCAGTGTTCCACCTCTTGTGCCGCCTTCTTCCATGTTCTCTTAGCCAAAGGGAAGTCGCCTGTCATGGAGAAGCACTCAATGTCCCACGATGCGGTGAGAAAGGGAGCAGTGGGTCGCGGCCCTTTTGTGGGACGCACTTGCGTAGAATCACACTCCACAGTGATCATGTCGGCCGATTCGGTAATGGTGCCGTCCTGAATGGCCACCCAGCCACAGGGAGAGATCTCTTGAACATGGAGAAACCGAAGCATGGGATCCAGATTGGCCTCGAAGACCTCGATGGTGACATTGCGCAAGGGTGCCTCGAGCGCCTTCTTGGTGGCGGGACGAAGTTGATCATCCAAGAAGAGCCCTCGAAGAGTGCGAAAGAGGGACAGCGAGGGAACGTCTACTTGGAGAAAAGGGAGAAAGGTGTTTGCCGTGAATCCGTAAAACACTTTTTTCATGACGCGCGTCATTTGGATTTGCCCAATAGGAAGACCCTGCGCAGTTAGATAGGTAGTGATGGAGGTAATCGCCGCGCTCGTTCGTTCTTCGGGAAGACGAAGGTAGAGGGTGGGGCGAAATCCACTGACGTCGCAGCGGACGGGGATACCTGTTTCGGTCGAACCAAAGAGGTGAATGATCATTTCTCGGGCGTGGAAGGGCGTCTTTTTGACGCGTCGTCGTGGATATTCGTCTTCATCCGATACATCTTCATAGGTTACTTCGCGATGCTCGTCGTCTTCGGCTTCGACGTGCATATCACGGCTTTGAAGATCCAGCAGATGAAACACAAGAGGATTCATGGTTTGGATCGTGGACAATGTGCCTTTCTACAGCATGTAGCGGAAGATCAATTTTTATTGCCGATTCTTATGCGTCTGTTTACGAAAGAGACGATAGAGGCCACTTTTGTGATGGTGCGCACCACCCACGACGGGTTCGCGGCGAGGAGGAGAGGCCAGGGGAAGAGAAAGGGGCTCCAAGGACGCTGCTGGATCCTGTTGCATACCTTGGGATTGCATACTTTGGGTACCTTGGGCTTGCATACCTTGCGCAGCCAATCCTTCCTCTGACTCTTGTTCCTGTGGGCGAGAAAACTCCTGCAGCTCCTTTGGTGCCCCCTTTGGTTGCGAAAGCCCCTTCGGTTGCGAAAGCCCCTTCGGTTGCGAAAGCCCCGCCTGTTCGGCCAAGGGACCTGAGCGATTCATCAGTTGGGTCAGCGATTCAGTGTCCTTCTTACCCTGCACATCAGTGATTTTGTTTCCCCTGTTATCTAGCACAAGAACCGTCGGGTATGCCGAGACGTGAACGGAAGATTGATTCTGATTTAGAGACTGCAAGGCAGAATTAAACGACTCGGTATTCTTCTCATTCAACTTCATGGAAGGAACAGTGCGGTTTGGTGAATTCGCAGCAGCATCCCAATGGGGCATAAGATCGTGACAATGTCCGCACCAATCTGCATACACAAGCAGGATGGTAACAGGGCCCTTCATGATCTGCTTGATTGCCTTCGCAATGTCTTCTTTGGAGTGAACATCAAGTGGAGGGAACATCTTTGCGGCAGAAGACTGTTGATGCCCGCGAGCCGTTTTGGGCATACGCCCTACACGACGTTTGGTATGTCTCAGTTTGCCACCGTGTGATACGCGGCTGCGCCGCACTCGATATACGCGCCGCGATTTCATTCTACTTTGATGTGATTTATAAATATAGAGCAAAGATAGGAATATTCATGAAGAGTGTTGCACTTCTTGTTATGATTATGGTAGTCGTCCTTCTTGTAGTGGGGACAGGATTCTATGCACAACAAAAGAGATCTTGTCGCCGTGCCCGTTCTCGTTCTCGGTCTCGTTCTCGTTCTCGTTCTCGTTCTGCCTCTCGCCAACCGGATACTCCCTTTACAACATCTCCGATCATGAACCTAGACGACTATGAGGTCTCCAGTATCTTTCAGAACCGTGGATCACGAGAGGCCTCTAAACAGCAGTTGAGCGACGCCATGACCCGGTACCCACTTGACTGGTCGGTGCAATCTCCCGACTCCCAGGTGTTTCAAGAGGGACAGGCACGCTGGGAAAAGAAGAAGGTGGAGAATTACGAGAATCCGCCGAATACGGCGGCCTATCGAAACATGGATGGTATGGCTCCTGTGGATACGGAAACCCAAGAGGAAGAGGAGAAGAAGATCCTACAGATGTATCAGCCGAAATCAAGCAAGGAACTTCTCCATTATTCAGTGGACGATGTTCAACAATTGATGGATCGGGTCTATAACAAGCGAGGTCTGATTCCTGTGATCCAGAAGTCCAAGCAAGGGGAAAACATGTGGGAGATTACGGAGGTAAAAGAGAAAGATCCCACGATTGTATGGGAGGATGATGTTCAAACGGAACGCGAGGTGCAAATACAGCGAGGAGAACAGAGCATTGAGGTTCCCATCACCGCCTCGGATATGTCATCAGGTCTTGACCCCTTTTTTACGGAGCGTTCCTCCACACGTCATGGGAAAAATGACTATACACAGTGGACACCAGGCCTAGAGCGAATGTTTGCCCCAACGCATCCGGTCAAAGCATGGTTCTAAAGGTCCATCTATCGTAAATAGACAGCACATATGTATCATATGATATTATCGTAATACGATGGTATCATAGGAATCCATCCGGATAAAATAACGGATACATAGAGAGATGGGGAACTATCCGCCAGCCTATCTGTATCGTAAGATATCACGAGTGTCATCTTTTGTAACGTCATTGGTGACACGAAGTGCCCCCACTGGAGACACACTGCCTTCGGCGGCGTGTCCCCATACCCCTGTGGAGGCACTTTGCAGTGGAGACGCAAGCGTGTGCTCCACAAACACACCCCTCTCCAGTGGAGAGGATACACAACCACACAATCCTGTGAAGGTCCAAGAGATCGTAGAAGAAGTCATTCAGACGGTAGAGGAAGTCAAAGAGGTCATAGAGGAAGTAAAGGAGGTCGTAGAAGAGGTTGTGGAGGAAGTCATTCAGACTGTGGAGGAGGTCAAAGAAGTTGTGGAGGTCGTAGAGGAAGTCATTCAGACTGTGGAGGAAGTCAAAGAAGTAGTGGAGGAAGTCACTCACGTTGTAGAGGAAGCCACTCACATTGTAGAGGAAGTCGCACAGGTTGTAGAGGAAGTTCAAGAAGTTGTAGAGGAGGTCACTCACGTTACGGAAGTTCAAGAGGAAATCAAGGAAGATATTGAAAAGGTCCAAGAGGTCCAGGTCCAAGAGGTCCAAGTCCAAGAGGTCCAAGTCCAAGAGGTCCAAGAGGTCCAAGACCAAGAGGTCCAAGAGGTCCAAGTCCAAGAGGTCCAAGACCAAGAGATCCAAGTCCAAGTTCAAGAGGTCCAGGTCCAAGACCAAGAGGTCCAAGAGGTCCAGGTCCAAATCCAAGATGCCATCATGGAGGAGGCACCCCAGGTGGTTCACGAATCCTTTATGCCTGCCTTTCATTTTCCAATCTCCCCGTTTTCCATGTCTCCTGTGCAGACACAGCCAAATCGGCTGCGCTATCGAAAGCGCAGGGGCTAGGTGAGGACGTATAACCTCTCCTACAGAAAAACCGCAAATGGTGTTACGCCTACTCCATGAGAGAGGGGTGTGGGGACACTTCGTGTCCCCACCCGAATGTATTTTCTGTCGTATACGTGACATAGAGCAACTGATCAGGGCTCTTACATGCCTGATAGATCTCGATCAGCGGGCTGTGAATGGACGGATGGGTGTTCCCCACAAACATAAACAGTGCCTGATGAGGAGGGACCGAAATCCATGTGCGGATGATATGAAGCACATGACCCATCGTAAAATGGGACGGCACCAAAAACTTGTGACGACGGATGTCGGGCAGGTCCGCATGACTATTCGGATCACGACGAACATAAATGGGAATGCGATCAGGGTGTTTCTTTAAGACCTTCTCCAGTTCTCCCGAAGAAAGGACGTCCATGGCTCTGATGAGAGAGGAGAGGATAACCCATCTAAACCCATCGCACGATATCTATCATAGAGCAAACGTAGAAATAAACATGTTCGTGGTTGACATGAGAGAATCCGAGCTCATCGCACAACTCGCACAGCTCGCAGTGCGCCGAGCAGAGGAATCCATCGCGCAGCTGGCCGCACACAGCACCTCCGAAGTTCCTCAGATCAAAGCGCTTCCCGTAGCAGACATTTGGATCGGGTGTCAGGACGGAACGCCTTTGGAAGGAGCCGTATTGATCGAGCGTAAATCCATTCGCGACCTAGAGGCGTCCATTCTAGACGGGCGCTATCGGGAGCAACGCGGTCGTCTCTTGGCATTCTGTCATGAAACCAAGGCACAACCCATGTATGTCATTGAAGGGTCTCTTTCGTCTTCCACGGGACGTCTGGCAAAGAGGGCCCTTCTCACCTTCCTCCATCGCCTCACGCTTCACTATCAGATTCCCGTGATGCAGACGGCGTCCATCGAAGAAACGGCGGAACTCATTGATACCCTCGTGGAACAATGGAAAGAGGATCCCACCTCTCTCCAGCGCACGACAGATATGGTTAAAGTGACGGACGGAATTCATGTTCAGAAGAAGGCAAATGCATCCGACCCGACCTACTTTGCAATCTCTTGTCTGGCCCAATGCCCAGGCGTATCCGTGAAGATGGCCGAAACCCTCATCACTGCCTTTCATTCTTTCTCAGGCATCATGAAGGCAACGGTGAAAGAGATGGAGGTCGTGAAAGTGGGCGCACGTAAAGTGGGACCCGTGGTCTCTCAGCGGCTCCATGCTCTTCTTCACGCGGAATAGTATCTTTTTATGCACCCTTTATCATGTGAGCCAAGTTCCCTTCCTGCGCATGATGAATCAAAAAGGAGCCGATACCCAACGTAGTATCCAGCAACAGAATCTTCCACGCAGAAGGATATCCCATCATGGCCGCATATGCAAAGGAGCCCCATAGAAGGCCGTGGAACGGGCGAAGAGACTTCCACCAAATAGGGGCGCCCAAGGTTTCGATTCCTGTGTCACGAGGAGCCACCCACATCGTGAAGAGCCATCCGATGACGGGAAGACATGCGATAAGACCAAGACCAAATAGAGGCCATCCTGATGCATAGTAACTACAGAGGGTAAACAGGAGACGTGTTCCCAGGCATCCAAACAGAAACAAATAGAACCGAATGCGTAACAAAGGGGGTCGCATCTGCAGTCTTCTGCCTGTCTATGTGAAATAATCAGGCACCGATCGTGGCGCATGGACTGTGTTTTGTGGGTTCGTCACGGATTGTAAGAAGCTCGGTGGAGGGACATAATGAGCGGCGGAGGGCGGGGGAGGACCTGCGACAGGGGCAAGGGGGCGATTTAATACCGTATGGATGGCGGATCGTGGT